AGTGAAACGACCCCCATATAAAACTATATCATATATATCATATGTTAAGGAATAAGTGACTGACCAAAAGTTGAGACCCGCATAAAAATGCAATCGTCATGGTAACGAGGTAAATCTCCCGGAAAATTCAAATACTTTTCAGTCAACGTTATTAAGCTGACCACGGGTATTTATCGGGAAGTCAACCTAGTAACCTTGACTGAAAAGTATTTGAATTTTCCGGGAGATTTACCTCGTTACTATGGCGATTGCATTTTTATGCGGGTCTCAACTTTTGGTCAGTCACTTATTCCTTAACATATGATATATATGATATAGTTTTATATGGGGGTCGTTTCACTGCATTGTTATGAAGTGTTTGAATACAACTAATAACACGTTTGGTTACACTTTGGACTTGGAATATATTATGAATTTATATAAGATTATATTATATCAACATTCAAACACACTCTACATTACAGTTTTGCCCTTTTTGCTTGGGTTATCCAGGTCATTGTACAATTCTTGGAGTTGAGTCAGAGCTTGTTTTGGTTTGTCGATGGGCATGAAACGAGGTAAATACAGAGTTCCGATATTGTTGTTGGTAGGTTTGAATGTTACAGTTATTATCATTGATCGTTCCGAAGTTCCACTGCAAGCGAACTGAACATTGGTGATGCGCGGAAAGGTTTTGGTTAGATACTCGATGAATGCGTACGTAACACATTCCATACCACTGAACGTGAGTTTGTAATTACCCAGACGCTTTTCAATATTCATTGATGTCTCAATTCTCGGTAAGTCTTGTTCCATGTTGTACACGGTGTCCATTATGCTAGCCAACAATTGTTTATCAGCTTCCCATGTTGGTATGTCTGCTATGCCATCAAACTTGGTTGTGTCAAGTATCTCTTTCGAGCGTGTTTCACGGTAGTGCTGATGTACGTAACGTGGAACATCCATATCTGTATGACTTACAACAGGCGCATCAGCACTAGCTGACGGTTTGCCATCTACATCTGAAAGAACCCAATGGTGAAATATCTGTATGTTGACATTAACAGATGTGCTTGTTGCGTATGTAGAAGGCCACATGATTGTCATATCCCGAATACTGAATGGGCGCTTTGATACAAGTGACGACAATGTTCTGATATTCAAAAGTGGTAACTCAATAGTGAAACGGATCGTGTAATAGGAGCATCCATGGATAGGTGGGCTCTGTATAGGCTTGTGACTACACTTTGCGTCTGTGTTCAATACAAGAGATTCGATTATGCTGAAGGCAATAGCTCTGTCATTTGGGTTTGTTAAGTCTTTAGCAGCTGTATCCTCAATGTTAACAGTATTCTTTGTTTCGTCAATGTCCTTGTTAGAACGTTTCTTACTCTGCATAGACATCATGGTTTACTGTTTGTATCACAAAAAATATTACAAATGTGCACGCTAAACAAAATAGACATATATGCAAACAACAGCATTTTATTTTGCTAATCTATTCAGCTGACTGGAATGCATAAGGATTTTCGATTGGATCAGGTCCAAATATGGTGGAGTAGCTGAGGTACCGATCAGGTTTGTTGATGACTTGCATGTACAGCAGAAGCATAATCATTAATATACCAAACACAATAGTCCATGTGTCAAACTTATTCCAGCTCTTGTATGTTATCTCAGATTCCTTTTTGTTTAATAGCTGGACAAATGGTATTATGACTTCGTCACAGCTTCCTTTTGTTGTTATTCTCACGCCGCGGGTACTCCAATGATCTTGTATAGATGCACGAAATGACTGATCGATAATGTCTGATGTATAGGTTATCGTGAAACGTATTGACTCGTTTAGCAGTTTAGTTTCTGTTAGTTGCCAGCTCTTGAATTTGAGTTTTGTAATGAAAGTTTGAAACTCGGTGATTATGGCTTCTTGTATTTCCTCTACATATTTCTCTCCTAGTTTGCTTCCAGTTGCTGTTATGTTACCGAGACTATATTCCTTTCCATCTTGATCTGCCATCAGTATGAATTATACACAGACACACATATGAATTGTCCTGTAAACTAAACACGTAATATAGACATTGACAACTGTAAAAAAAATACACAGCATGACATGAATGTTTTTTTATATTGTTTTCAAGTTAGACAGCACTTTTAGCTTTCTTTTGAGGCTGTTGTGATGATTGTCCACCAGGGGCAGCATGTTTGTTACCGGACAAGTAGCCGCCTTGAGGTTTTACAGGATGAGTTTGTGTTTTTTTCTGCACTGGTTGCTTCGGTGCTGGTTGTTGTTTTTGCGTTTGTGTTGGTTCTTCGATTTCATCATTATCATTATTGGCTTCTTCCATTCCCTCGTTTTCATATTGTTCTTGTTCAGGTTCTACCTGTTGTGGTTCGCGCACTTTGAATGCTTTACCAGCAGCATAACCGTCTGAAATGGCAGTTTGGCTTGATTGCTCAGCTTGTCTGACAATGGTTACATTTGGCTTTAACTTGAGCTTTGGTCCGTATCTTCCCTTGGCGTCCTTAAGGGAGCTGACCCAGATGCCCCAAGTGATCTGTATGTAGTCACCAACATCGACCACACGAAAGCTGAGCTTGTTCTGGTATTTGCCAAGTTGAACTTTGGCACCGGTGTGATCATAGAATGTGGGTCTGCAAATATGGAAGCCCTTCTTCATCATTCCTGCAACGAATCTCAGACAGTCTTCTTCTGACATGTCTCCAAAGCGTTGTGATGTACCAGATGATTCAATCGCTGCTCTAGCCATTTCCAAATCTTCTTGTGAGATATCAGCATCCATTTCGATAGCTGATTCGTCTTCTTCTCCAGCTTGAGGTTCATTGCTTTGTTCTTCATTGTCATCAATTTCTGTTTTCGACTCCTTTGCAGGTGCAGGTTTAGTTTGTTTCTTTTGTCCTGTTCTAGCAGCTGAAGACTTGGAAGCGCTTGATTTGTCATTGTCCTGAGACTCGTCTTTACCACCTTTCTTTTCCTTTTTCTTGTCAGGATAGAAGACTGTCATCTTGGCACGGATGATAACGTTCTCTCCATCAGGTTCGCGTCCCTCTGCTTCGTTACCAAGGTATTCCCATGAGCTCATATCATTCAAATATGACTTGAAGGCTTCGTCGATTACTTCTGGACGATTGAACACATTTTGCTCTTTGTAGATTTGCTGTTGTTTCTTTTTGTCATAACTGTCAAACTTTTCATGTCTTGGTTCTGCTTGAAATCTGAGGTAAATGCTAGCAGCATTTTCCAGGAAGAGTGTCTTCTTGACTTGTTTAACGCCTACATCCCAGCACATTCTTGCAACTCTTTCCTTGACCTTTGGCATGAGTGCCTTGTACTTGTCAACTCTTTGTGCCATAACTGGATCAGCTTCAGCAATCTCAGGATCGACATAGCAAAGCAACCTGACACTATACTCGCGTTTGCCCTTTGAGCCATCTTCAGAATCACCCTGGACTACACCCACACCATGAAGGTTTGCGCCAAGAACTTTAAGTGGTGGTGTTGTTACTAACACAGGCTTCTTAGTTCTTCCATCTAGAACATTGGCACCAAAATCAAGGAACTTGGAGTTTTGTACACTGTTATCAAAAATCCAATTGTCCATTGATTCCTGACTCAGAGTCTTCTCGAAATCAAAAGGTGATCTCTTGACGACAACAGGTCTCACTTTGGGCTCTGCCACTTTAAATGTTGGCTTCTGGCCACTGGTAGAAGCGGGCTTGGGTTCAGTTGCGCTTGGCTGTCCTTGTTTAGCTTCATGAGAAGCATTGTCATCATGTGCATCATGTTGAGCATCTGCGTTTGTACCATCCTAATGGTATGACTTAGGACAAAATATGTGTGAATAATGCTTACTGTCGGCTTATCTGTTTTTGCTGCGGACTTGCTAGCAGCATCGTCATCCTTTTTGTGCGCAGTTTGTGTTGTCTTCTTCTTTGGCTTTGGAGGTTCATCAGTTGGTGCAGGTGTCTGTGCTTGACTATTGTCGGCCACAGGTTCAGCTGTTGATTCATCAGATGATAGATTTTGTTCTTTTTTCTTTTGAGGTTTTTGTTTGGTAGACATATCTATATGATTAGATTATCATCATATAGAAATTTAAATCATATATTGTGGACATCGCATGTGTGACATGTGCATGTGAAATGATGTGTGGTGAAATGATGTTTGTGAAATACAGTGTGTATAATGTATTGGTGACATTGTGTGTAGAAAACTTACTTTTCTTGAATGAATGTACGTATGTATTTTTTGTTTTGTTTTGCTTTATGTATTGTATTGTATAGCAAATTGATTTAGTGTCCCCACAGGTTGTTCCTATTTAAGAAGGGTAACACTTTTAAAAAAACGAATGGGTACATTGGTTATACCAGGGGGGGCGATGACTTTGCACAAATTTTTTATTTACATCATTTCTTGGTCTTGGTTGTGTTTTTTGTCGAAATGGAACATGATCGTGTACATGAAGGCAATGTTTCGTCTCCCTTTTTTCGTCTCTTGTTGTCTTGATTTTGTGACTGTTCTGCATACATTGCCAGTGCTTTGCTAGTCATCTCTTTCAGGAAATTTTCTGGCAGACCCGGTGTTCCTTTAATCAAGGAATATAAGTAGTCTGGGTCAATTTGGTCCCAGTTGATAATTTTTATGAAGCCATTTACGTCCATGCGAAAATTCTGTGGCTCGATGTCATCACTGCCTGGCGATTCTTCTGGCGTGCCAGAGTTTGCTTTTTGCTTTTTATCATGCATAAACTGTAGGTAGCTTGCAATCTTGAACATTAGCACTAAAAGCGCGGGTTCGTTTCGGTTCTTTTTGTATACCATCACATGAGCACAAATGTTAGGCCTGTTCATGATAAATCTGCATATGGAATCAACGGCGATCCACTGGGTGATACTATTGACAATAAATTCAAGGGCCTTGTTAAAAGCCTTTGTCGTAATATCAACGCATTCCTGGGAGGATATTTCTTTCGTCATGTATATCGACAGCTTGTCGATTGTGTTGATGCATATCTTGATATGCTTCTTGTTTACATCCATATTCGTTTTGCTCCAAGAACTCTCATTCAAAGTTGCAAGTATGAGAGCTACACATGTCTTGTACATCACAGGAACGTCGTATGCATGTGACAATGCGAGTATGTCGAACAAACTGCCTTGGTCGATAAAGTCGTAAGGTATTTGAGGGAGGTAATACATAGCATGGAGAAACGTTTCTGCAGATTTTTTCCTGTATTCTTTCAAGTTCAGTGTTGGCTCAGCCTTGGTACCGACATCAGAGAAGAAGTGCGCGTATCTAAACACGTTGCTCCATAAGCACAAAATCATATGATGCGCTCCCATGGTAGTTCCATCTTCAAATAACACAGTCGTGTCAGTCTTTGTTTGTGATTTCAACAAATCAATAAATGTGTGTCCAATCATAAGCGTTTTGTCTACAGGTGCCGAGTGACACGTGCTCATCGTTTCGGTTGTATTACCGCAGTTGCACATAAACTTTTCCATATTCATATTGGATATAATTATAATGTAAGATATTATATTGTCTGTCTAAAATGGATATCTGTTTGTTCTGTCGGATTTTTAGTAGATTGCATTTTGGAAAAACGATACAAAATAATTTGATTAATACGCAAATGAAATGACTTCGCTCCGCGTTACCAGGAAACTTTTGACGGGTGAAATAAAATGACTTTTTGACTATGCGACACGTGTGCTCCTTGCGAATTTTTTACATGCAAAAAAACATCAAATATAGAACATACATATGTCCTCAAATCAGGTTTGTGTAGCTGGACGGACCGAGATATCGAATGAATCAATATGTTGAGAGCTAAAGAACTTTATTAAAATTGTTGATTTAACGCAGTGATGGATATATTCACGGTGATCGTTTCCGAAAGATTATATCAGCACAGCTTAAAAAGATAAATGATATAAAACCTTACGAGATTTTTTTTTGCATGTCTGATTCTTCCATAAACGTTGTGTTGTCAATATCTGTTGTACAAAAGAAGCATATCGAATTCGTTGCTGCAGAGTCACAACCCTATCTATGCGTGTTTTTGTCAGGGCAGATTGACAAATGCGCTACCGTCAAACAGGTGCAACTTGTTGACACAATCGAGTCCAAGTTCAAGCCAAGCACTGTCGAGTTATCATGTAACAACTGCAGAAAAGAATGTGATGGCAGATTTGCATGCATTGGTATACAGCTTATGTGTCATTTGAGTATTGCCGAGGAGTCATCTTCTGGTAGCGAGCCGCGTATGCTTGGTTATTCCGGTTATGAACCAATTGGTGGGGGAGCAATCTACATCAGTGAAATCTTAAAGGCACCTCAAAGGACGTTCACAATTGAAATCAGAGACAGATCACTGGATGATGAAATAAAAGGGAGCTTGCCAAGAATGGTTTTGGCTATAGATATACTCCATATAGATATAAAGAATCTAAGAATTAACGGAGAATGGACACCCAAACAGCACACTAAACATGCCAAGAGGATGCATAAGCTGACAGAATCATTCATAGACACATACAGATATTCACTCAAACCAACCGTATCAGATGCCAACTCCATGCATGTTCCGAAATACCTTACGTCAATATCTGGTTTAAAGTTGCCTGCCAGTGCATTCGTACTTGCAACACCTAACACAAGATGTACAAGCGATATGGCAATAGATTTTATGATGAACTGCATATCTGCTGTATGCAGCATGAACGGCTGGTTAGAAAACAGTTTCTACAATGTGATAGAAGATCAACTAACAGGGAATCATAAAGTATGCACTGACAAGTTCATCATTGCATGCAGACTTATGTGCGAGGCTTATTGCCTGTTCCCTAACTGCTGTGATTATGTGTTTGATAAAGCCGGGTCAAGTGATGTAGAACGATTTATTGACATTGTTTGGTCACTATGTGGGGACTGCGATGATCTGGCAAGATTCCCTGTTATTGTGCAGCAGTTTATATACTTATCAAAGTACAAGTTCACATCTGGCATGTCCTCGAAAATTGACGCATACACGAAGCGTGCTTCACTCATTGCCTCATGGAGTAGATTATACGTGTTTGTTATAGGAACCGGTATCGCTACGTTACCAGCAGTCGGAAAAGGAGAAAATGCTGAAGATGTACCTATCTGCCACATATATTCCATAGGTGTGCCACGCGTTTCGTTCTTCAAGTGGTTGCTGGCTGACATATCTTCATCTGCTCAGAAACACTCAGAAAATGATGAACCACTTCGCAAATTTGAATCAAGCCAAACTGTACCAGGACTTATATTTGAGGGTACAAACTTTTCTGAAGGTTTGCAAATGCCACTCGGAACATACATGAGAGAAAAGAAAAACATACTCGAAGCAACAAAGGGAATGGAAGAAAGCAATAGCAAAAGGAACAAACTTGAAAGAAAATACAATGCAATACGCCAGTTTTCTATCATGTCAAAGCAGGATAATGTGAATGTAACGGACGTGTACAGGTCACTCACAGAGTCATCGTTCTCTCCATTTTACAGACGAACAGTAGATGCATGGACATGGAACTTGGACTATTGGGGTATCAACATTACAGATCTATCGTTTGGTTATGGAACACAGACGGAAGGAACAAAACGATCAGGATATGCTGTTGACTTTAGGGACTTGGTTACATCAAGTGATAAAATAACCCTGATTCCAACTTTTACATACAGCGACAAGGATATGGACATTGTGAAGAACACATTAATGCAGGAGCCACCGTTCTACATGGACTGGGCAATTATGCATACAGAAGACTATGAGGCGTTTCGCTCAGCGCTGCATGAATCATTAATGAAACAGAGTGCCAACCTGGTCAAGTTATCACAGTTCGCTGTTTATGGATCTTCGTTGGTTGGAGATGAAACCACACCTATTGTGCCCCGTTTTATATCATACAGACTGAACCATGTAAACAAACTTACATTTGACATGGTGAAAGCCTTGGATAATGCCTTGAATAACCATGATGTAACTCACATAGCATGGAACGTCCATCCAATAACGCGTGATTTTGACCTATACATAATTGATATCAAGGTTTATGTTTGATATCAAAACACAGAGATGAATAAACAATGTAAAAAAGAATGGATTTTTTATTGCTGCATGTAACATGACCACTTAACGCCCATGGTTGCTAACGTGGGTTTTTGGTATAGCCAAGTAGTGCGTCGTGTAATTTTAGCAAGACCATATTTCAAACATGCCTATTTGTCAATTAGCAGTTTTAAGTTTTGACAATCAAAATAAGGGATATGGGTAAAACAAAAGAAGTAGAAAAACAACAAACTGCTGTACAAGTTGTTGAGTCATCAGAGTCTGACAATGAAACAAATGTCAATGCGACACCTGTTCAGGCAACACAGAACGGTGCACCAGAATCAAATGAACAAGACCAAGACATTGCTGAATCTGGGTCTGACGATGACGAAGATGACTCTGATAATGACTCTGATGAAGAAAACAAGTCCGAAACCGATAAGGCGATAGTTAACGATGAATCAGAAAGTGAATACGTTCAACAGCACATCTCGCAGATCCAAGCCCAGACACAAATTCAACCAAATGAGCAAGAGCAAGAACAAGACGAAGAAGAAGACATGACAGAAGATGAACACTCCAAAGTAGAGCAAAAACCGCCTGTGCAACAGACAAATAACACTGGGAAAAAGAAGAGCAGCAAAAGGAAACATAAAGAAGAAGAGGAAGAAGACAAATCACCAGAGTCTGAGGCTTTCAAGAAAGATCAAAGAAAGAAGCTCCTTCATATCACAAAACGAAACAAACTGGAAGCTGACCGATACAAGGAGCTTGAGAAGAAGGATAAAAAATCCAAGAAGGAAAAGAAACACAAGAAGGATAAAAAGCATAAAAAGAGCAAATCTGATAACAGTGAATCTGACAAGAACAGTTCCAGCGAATCTGAGAGTGATAGCAGCTCAAAGAAAAGTAAGAAAAATAAAAAGGCTGGCAAGAAGAATAAGCGTGACACATTCACAACAACAACAAAGATTGACACTTCTGATGAGGAACAAAACAAAAGTGATAAGAAGAAAAAGAAAAGTGGTAAAAGAAAACATGTACAAGAGACATAGCTTACAAACTGATTTGTTTTTCAGACTGAGGATGATGCACCAGTTCAAATAAATGGCAATTCAAAACGACAAACCAAAGTACAAGCTCGACCAGTGCAAGCACATGTAGATGTACAACCGCAACTCAATGGTACACCAAACCACATGGTTAACAGTATTGGTGACACGGATATTGTTGTCAAGTTCAAATCCAACATGGTTCGTGTTGCACCAGGTGTGCTGACAGAACACAACTATGACGAGTCTGGATACACAAAGGAACTGTATGAAGTATCTGTCAGCCCAGACGGGAAATACATAATGATTGGAGACCGCATATCAACACCATTGATGCAAGAGTGGTTTTTTAGAAAGTTCCTGACAACGCCAATATCGGATGACCGTGATACAGGAAGGAGAAATCCTCAGTATGGTTTTCTTGCAGCAAAGTGGTACAAGGACACAAGAAAACGCAACTCTGGAAAGAAAGGAACAACCGGTGACGCAGACGGTGGTGATAATGTGATCGGTGGTGAGTTTAAAAAGGGGACATTCGCTGATATCCCACTTTGGTTGCAGCAAGTTATTTCAACCAGGAATCCACCTGAGCGGTTTGACAAGGTGAATAACACACTCATGGAACCGCAAGCGCCTCCAAAGAAGAAATCAAAAAGTGAGAAAAAGAAACAATCAGATAAACATGGTTCTGATGATCAACAAAATGGCACAACTACAGTAGAATCAAATGACGACAGTGAAGACAGCACACCAAAACAATCACCCGGACGTGCAAATGAAGAACAAACTAGTCAAAGCTCACAAAATGGTGCAACGGTGATAGCCCCATTTGTATTGTAATGAGAAAAACAAAAAAACTTTGTTTCAGAGATGTTGTATTTTGTTTCTGTCTTTCTTTTACAGCATGACCTGTGGATAAAGTCTTCGCATCAGTTTAAGGTGATACTCTTCTGGGTTATCACTGCTAACATTGTAGGCCATTGTAGATGTGAAACACGACCTGCAGATGGGGAGGTATCCGGCACGTCCGCCAACTTTGACTTGTGATTTGTTCATTTTATCATCAGATAAAAGCCCATCAAGCATGAGATTGTACTCGTCTCTTATTATTGTTCTCTTGGCTTTCTTCTTGTTACAAATCTCACAAACAGCAGATATTGGGATGTGCTTATCTGCATAAGCTAACATTTGAGTTAATGGTGATGGTAAGCCACTGGCCCACAGGTTTATTCCCGCAAATATCAGGTCCATGCCCCATACATCAACAACGTGATAAAGGAATGCAATCATCTCTCTGACTATGACACTGGTGTTAACCATATATTCCGTAGCATCATTTGGTATCTTGCATTGCTTTATGGACTTCCAAAAGTGCACTTCGTCTATTGCTATAATATCAGCACCACCAATCTGGAGTTTCTTCTGATTGTCAAGGAACTTTGATATAGCATCACTCTCTATTCCACACACGGTAATGTTCTCGTGTGATTTGTCATGAAGAATGTGTCCATTATGAGTTTTTATCCCAGCTTCAACACCATATCGTGTATCCATCTTGAAACTCAACAAGAGAACCTGTCTTCCAGCAACGGCGTTTGTCACCATAAGCGACTCTGAGGTTGATGATTTTCCACCAAACATAGGTCCATCAATGACAATGAATTTGCCTTTATGGTCCTTTGTAAGTTTGTTGGTACGCGATGCTTTGATTTCATCCGTTTGATTTATTGCAAACTCCTTTGCTAAATTCTTCCTAAGTCCAGGAGACGCTTTGAGTATAAATCTCTCGTCAATAGTTTCTTTAACTGTGTCTTTAGATATATCTCCAGCCATGTCTACAGTTGTATCGTTCGCATTGATGTTTTCTGTGTCCATGATTATATATAATTCTTATATGACATTAATATTAAATTCATATAACATTTACCTATTTGCTATACTGAACGTTTGATTAGTGAGTGATTTCAAGACTCAATTGCGGGATATATTGGAATGTTAAATGTGCAGTAAAAATTGTAAATAAATTTAAAAGTGACGCGCATGTCACTTTTGAAAAAACATGGCTTGAAAATATGTTAACTTGTTTTTTATTACAGTTGTTATGGTTGACGCATAGCAAGCTCTCCTATATCATTGGCGTCATCCCAATACTGAAAGTTTCGTGTCTCACTCTTGTGTGCATGTGTGTCTATAACCCATACTTGAACTGTTTGACTTGGTATGCCTTTTGGTGCCATGACATAAATTGTCTAAGCAAAGATCAGTATCACATAATTTACCCCAAAAGGTTACCTTTGACGGGTCCAATGTGTATGTTGTTAAAAACTCTTCATTCCAGATCACGCAGCATTTACCTGCTGTAAAAGTGCCATCAAACCGAACAGGAAATCCGCCTTGCGAAGGTCCTTGAATTGGATTCAAGCTGTTAAGTGATATTTGCCATTGTTCTGGATTTGTATTGGTATTGATTTTTGTACCGATATTGATCTCTGTCTTGGGCGTAAGACCAGTTTCGGTCTTGACTGATTTGATTGACATGTTCGTTTTAGTGTCATATTCTTCATCCGAGCTGTATCTACGTTTTCTTCCAGGTTTGTCTGGATATCGCGCTTCGCAGTAGTTACTTATATGTCTGCTCTTTGACGTGATCAACATTGACATTTTGCATTTACAACAAAACCATTTCAGCGTTTCGTTACAGCATTTGTGAGTCTTGTTGGTACGCTCTTTTACTTGTTTGCATCCACAACAGAAAATGAAGTTATGTTCACCATCGTCAAGATCAGCGAGTATTAACTTTGCACACTCGGCGAGTTTTAGTTTGCCTTGGGTTCGATTAAGACTTTGTTCAACTTTAGATGACTTGAGAATATTAAATCATAATATATTATATACAAACCATATTTGTATGTAGTTGCTTTGATGCTTGATCGCAATGTAAGTGTAATTAAAATGAATAAAATAATGGCGACACAATAAGTTGTTCATTGACTAGTGTATCCCTACGTCGCAGACACAAAAAATTACTACACGAAATAATTGATTTTGTTTTGATGGCGATGTACATCGGCTGAAGTAATCTGGTTTTGAGATTTAGTCGACGTATCCTCTGGCGAATTACTTCGAGGGATGTACATCGGTGAGGTACTACGTGTTTGTACATAGTAGGTTACATAGCAGATATTTATTTCATGTTATCAAGCATGTGGTGGGGGAAACATCAGCGCTTGAAGCCTGTATCCTGTTCCAACCCAACCATCTTGCATAACAAGTTCACTATTTCTTTGTGTGATTGCGTCAAAATAGCTTATGTAGAGTTTCCTTGCGACTTGTACTGTTTTTGTGTCTCCAATAACAGGTACAGTTTCGGTTAGCATTGCTGTTCCGCCGCCATAGCTGTCTATATGGAAGTTGAATCCGGATATTACACCAGTTTGAGTAAATGCAGAACACGAACAAGGCATTGATATGTTATCATGAGGCGGGAACATAGAGGCACATACAACATCTGTCCAGTCCCGTTTTTCAACAAGGAACTCTTTTTGTATGTTTAACATATCGTTTATGTCGATGAACACAAGATGCGTCTTGTTACTGTTGAGTGTAATCTTGCCACGCACAAAGTCCGTTGTGTTGACAGGCCTACAACTTGTATTGATGTCTTTGTATGCACGCAACTGTTGTACAGTAGGCTTGTACTTGATGTATTCAATCTGTTGTTCCTTTGGTGTAAATATATACCATATGATCATGAATGCAATAATGATCATTATGAATTTCTTGCATATATTATAAAATATGGTATCAGCACGCTTGGCAAATTTGAACGCACTGCTAGGTCCACTCTGTTCGTTACTGAACACAATATTGGCTAGTAGCGGAGCCTTGAACAGTATGTTAACTGCTTTGTTTCTGATACCAGTTGTGTTTTTCTTCAGGAAATCGTAAACCCAGTCTGTCTTTGTGTTTAGGTAAGCAAAGAAAGCATCTGATTTCTTCTTTGACTTGGTAATAACCGGCTCAACAGGTTTTGGGTTTGGTTTCAGTATTGGTTCCAATGGTTCTGTTGGTATTTCAACAACTTTAATCTCTGCAGCCTCTACATCATGCGTGTCAACGATTCTACCATCCTCTGCTATCCCTTTCCCAGTAAGAAACGGTACAGCTATGGTGCCTGATTCAGAGTTTATACCTCTACGTCTCAAACCATTTTGTGTTGGGAATGTAACGTCGCTTTCCATTTCTTCTTGCTGATATCAAATGTTGTACTAGTGTTCTCACAATCACAAAAGAATTATACACAAAAACAACACAATAAATTTTACTTGATCTGCACAACCTCAGTCATTTATTTTTTGTATGTTATCAGTTTGGACAGTGTCAATTGTTGGTTTATTGCATGTCTCTGACGTTGTTGCAGGTTTCGGTTCAAGCTGATCAACATGGGGCATGATATAGTCTATGATAACTTTGATTTCGTCAGGTAAATCCAACGGTAGGTCATGGGATGAGTGTTTCTTCTCGTCTAACATGCACATAATGACCTTCTTCATGCTAAAAGCAAACAGTGTTGGTACTTTTGCAATTACAGGTAATATGTTACGGTAGAATTTCTGTGCCAAGGCTCCAATCAGATGTTGTTTGGTACAGCCATGTAAGAATTGATATTCAAAGTATTTATTCCCCTCGATATCCCATCTGCTCATAAACTCCATATTCTCCCCAATATTACGGAAACAGAAACTGCAGTAAAACGTGTATACACAGCCCTCAGGTATGTTTATGACAAATCCATTCTCACTGATCTTGCGCTGTGTTAAGACAAGCTTGTATCGTTTTTGTTCTTTTGGTAGTTCACATGGCACCATTGTCGAAAGGGCAATAGCCCACTCGCTATCCGGAGTATCATTTGTATCAGTTTCTGTGTTTGTTTCAGTTTCTGTTTCTGTGTTTGCTTCAGTTTCTGTTACTGTGTTTGTTTCTGCCTCTGCGGTTATCTCTGTTTCTATGTTTCTATCAGGTATGTTTGCCATGTTATCTAATAGAAGAGTTTAGTGCGTCATTAGTTAGTATCGAAACTTGAACGTACTTGTTAGTTATTCGTAAAAAATAAAAATAAAGTTTTAGTTTTCGGAAATACAAAATAACGTCACGTGACAGGTGTCGGTCACCCGCTAGCAAAAGTACCAATTACTCGGAGATTTGATACACAATTTGACGTGTCATTTGTGTTACTGAGCTTAGCAAATTATACCACATTTCGTGTACATGTGACTTACCTTAGCGCTTGAAAAAAGTTACATTTGGCCATTGAACATTTATATAGTTTTTATAGCGCATAACAGAATATTACCTTGTTGTACAACAACACGCGTATTTTTTGCCGACATAAATTAAAGCACAATGTCAACATCTAGCGCCTCGTATACAGTGGTGCGTAAGGATGCAATTTCAGTTGATCCGGCTTTAGCTAAGGCCATTTTCACAAAGGTTGCGGAACATAAAGATGCACTGGCGCATGGCTATGGATCTACATTAGTTACACTAACGCTTGCTGGAAGAAGAAATGACTTTGTTGTCTTGTCATTTGAAGAGCCAAACGAAGCTCTGGCTGAGATGATTGAAAAAGGTGGGCTTATCAGCAAAGGTGACCTTCGCTCATCTGGTGATGCCTCTCTTCAAGGTTTTGCGCTGCTCGCAATATTGTATGTTGGACTTCACTATGTGCAGATACCATACAGATCATCACCTGCCGAAACCGTAACAAGGGCAGTAACAAGCTCAGTCCTAAATAGTGCAGTTATGTTTGGGGTTGACGTAGTCAAGTGGTTTGAAGTTCTCCGCGAGACAAATGTCACAGTTGTGTATACCGCACCAGCTGGGCCTCTTAACATGTTCAGCTTCAGCGGTGTTTTCGAAAAAGTGAAACCTACATGGAAAGTTACTTTCCCCCCGTTGGCAGTCAAGACACTCAGGATTATGGCATCGATCAATGCTAGTTTGCAACGCAAACCTGATCCGCGCATCCAGTTCGCCGACATATATGGCCGCGTAAAGGCTGAGAGTAACCCGAAAGTGGTTTCATCTGGACCTACAAGTCTTCTGTCAACTTCAACCGGTTCATTGTCAAGCTCATCTGGCTCGGTTAGCGAGAGTCCACTGATGATAAAGTCATCCAGCTTACTTACAAAACAGATCGAAGCACTCGAAATTGAGAAAAATAATATTAAGGCACAATTAGACACTGCTTTAGTGGATCTTGCTGAACAAGACAGCGAATATAAAAAAGAAATTGCCAAGCTAGAAAGCAGAATTGATGAGCAAAGCAACAATTTAACTAATATGGTCAGTAACTTGGAAAAATCAAGAGTGGCGTTGGAGTCAAAAGATAGAGATATCAGTAGACTTACATATGAAAACAACATACTAAAGAGCACCACGTCTGCCTCTGATAAAGATGCTGCATATAAAAAACAATTAAAGGCTTTGGAAGATGATATCGCAAAGAGGGACATTCAGATACTGGAGAATTTAAAGACGATCACAGAAAGGGAGACTCAAATTTCGCAATTACGTACTCAATTCCAAAACACAGAAAAAACACTTATTGAAGCACAGAAGGAAACAAACAAAGCAACGGATGAAAAAGAAAAACTCCAAAAAAGCCTCGAAGGACTTAGAAGCATTTTGAAAGAGTCAGACGCTCTCGCTGAAGAAAGGACGACCAAACTGGATCAGCTCAACGATGAGCTCATCAAAGCCAAATCTGACTTGGCCGCTTCAAGCACCAAACTCGAAGAACAAAAGTTTCTCAATGAGAAGCTCAAGTTAAAATCTGATGAAACAGAAAGACTATTGCGCGAAGCACAAGAAAAACTCTTCGAAAAAGCGTTCAATGCGGAAACACCATCACCATCACCAAAAAAATCACCAACTGATGTTGCTGCAGAATTATCAGAAGAAGAAGAAGAACCAGAAAAAGAAGAAGAAAAACCAGAACAAACCCCAAATGGACCTGGATCCACCAAAGGACAACAACCATCAAATGAACCATCAGCAGAAGAAGCAGAAGCAGAATCAGAAGAAGAAGAAGAAGAAGAACAAACGCAACCAAAAACAACAACAACAAGCAGCGAAAGAGATGAAATAGAAGCAGCCAAAAAACTATGGAACAAATACAAAAACGGATTTGTAGCAAAAGTTATAGATGTGCTTGGACAAAGATCTGTTAAGGCTGTCAAACCGAAGGGCAAATCAAAGGCTGTTCTTCCTGACAGTGCACGTAATAAAGCAGCTGAACTCCTACAAAACGGATCTGGGCCAGGCGGTGTGGATGCAAATGCGTTATGGGAAGGACTGAAAAATATACGTGGTGATGGTACCGTATCTGGTCCGCTTGCTATTTGGCTGTTCGAATCTACATACGAATCGCTTGACGCAGTTACCAAAGAATCGAATAACAACGAGGCAGTAACTAAAGCAACCAAAGCAAAAGCAAACACAACACACAACCCCCATCCGCTTGAAGAAGTCTTTATATACGTACTCACAGATGGCGACCCTGAAGGAAATGTAAATCCTGAAAGGAGAAACCGAGAAGGGAGCTTATCGCAATATGGTGGAACAAGCCTAGCAGATGTTAACGCTGTTTCACAAATCCTTGGTGGTGTTAAGTCACAGGCACATATTCACACACCACGAGACACATATGAACTCAGTGTTGATAGCCTGAGAGACACCATTGACACTACAATTGAATCTTTGCGCGATGCTGTTAACAAGAGAATCAGTCCACTTGCATTAATAAACGCTCAGGAATTGCATAATTTGATGACCAAACTACAAGAAGCAAACTTTAGTGCATACAGCGAATATGACGAAGTGATGGACGAACTAACAAAAGATGTCAGAAACAGTGTATTACCTAACCGTGAAGAAATCATTCGAATCATCAACCAATCATGAAAGAAAAAAAATGACGCAAACATGTAATAAAACAAAATAATCTATTCAGTTTGTACTACATTATAGGTATTGGGCTCAACAGCATTCTGGTATAGGTATTGGGTGTAACAATGTTCCGTTATAAGTCAGTTTCCATTCGTCCTTTTTAACTTGCGTCATTGTGTAGAGCTCCCCAGCGTCGCTTGTACAGAAACCCAGCATATAGTCTTCCCCAACTGTGTATTTACTGTTTTGGAATTTGTATTTACGTCCAATAACAGATCCTCTTGAGCATTTCTTGACGTATGGATGTCCAAGACAATAATTCTCACCACATACAATATCTTCATCGTGAATTTGTGCCATCGTAGTTCCTCTACATAGCGAGTGTTTTCCATAAGCGTAAACGTAGACCATATCCATCGCGGCATGGCTGCAAACATGAAAGTTTGCTACCGGATTCCAGAACAATGACATAATATATAATATAATATAAAACCAAACGTGTTTGTCTGCCATATTCAATAGTTTAACAAATATTTTTGCGATGTGAAAAATAATGAATTATGTAGAAAATAAAGTGGAACACAAATTACTGGGTCAGAAACAAAAAAATGTGTCTCGAACTTCGAAGGTCTTGGGTGGTCAAAAAGACGTATTTGGCTATGTTTCATGTCTGTATCATTTTTATGTAACAATCCGAATATTAGAAATATAGCGACTTAAAACCACCATACACTAATTTCAAATGTCTGCTGAAAACAAGACACCGCCGAGGCTTTGGCGGGATTATTATGTAGTACATAAACAAGCTCAATTTGATGAACGCGAATCATTTCATGGTCCTTTTATGAAAAGAGAAGATGCAGAAAAATATTGTGATAAAATGAGATTCTGTGGTGGAGAATGGCGTTCAAGCGGGATTGTAAAGATCCGCATTATTAATGTATATCCATACCCAGCTGAATACGAAGGGATTACAATAGAAGACAAACTTGGACTATCATATGGTTTTCTGTATAACGGAGTGTATTACGGACCTTTTAAAGACAAATACAACGCGACGAAAGCAATTATGGATGGAGAAAATGCTGTGCACATTTGCAATACGGCAACTATGTTTGAGATGGTATTGCAACAACCATGAGTTGTAATCAATAAATCGTAACACAAATCTATTCGTCTACCCCCATATAAAAGTATATCTTATATGCCATATGTTAAGGAACAACTGTCTACCCAAAAGTTGAGACCCGCATAAAAATGCAGTTGCTATGGTAATTTGGAAAATTCTTTGAAAGATAAGTCTACCAACGTTGACCGAAATTTATAAGAATTTTCCTAGTAACCTTGACAACTGCATTTTTATGCGGGTCTCAACTTTTGGTCAGTCACTTATTCCTTAACATATCATATATAAGATATACTTTTATATGAGGGTAAGGTATGTGTTTTACCAAAGCCTAGTTCTGTTTGTTCTACACACTTGTTGGTAACCCCCATATAACAACATAACTTATATATGATATGTTAAGGAATAAGTGACTGACCAAAAGTTGAGACCCGCATAAAAATGCAGTTGCTATGGTTACTAGGAAAATTCATAGAACTTTCAGTCAATGTTACCAAGGACCGCGTCAAAGTCAACTATAAGAAATTTCTATGAATTTTCCTAGTAACCTTGACAACTGCATTTTTATGCGGGTCTCAACTTTTGGGTAGACAGTTGTTCCTTAACATATGATATATAAGATATACTTTTATATGGGGATAACTTAGACGAGTTTACAAATTACATACATACGCTAATGCAATACTTTTGACAAAACTTGGTTTTTGAATACAATATATAATATGCATTAATGATTTAAACATCTGTAATTGGTTTCTTTGTCGGTACAGATGTGTATGCTTGTCCATTTTGTTTCTTCTGTTTGGGTTGTGCTGTAGTGTGGTTTTGTGTTTTTTTCTTTTGAGGTTCAACAGTGGTATAAGTCTGTGTTTCGTCGATTTCATCAGAGACATCCAGTTCTGCAAGCTCTCGTTCAATATCTTCTTCAATGGAAGCGCTTTTGTTTTCAAGTACGGTTGTCATCTTGGCGAATTGTTCAATAAACTCTTTCATGTCTGTCTGTGCATCAGACACGTTGTTTGTCAGCTCGCTAATTCCGTCTATTTGCTTGTTCGTTGCAATCTTCCTAATTGTATCAACATAGACACGGCTTGACTCTGTTGAAACAACGTTATCAGCAAGTATCTCCAGTTGGTGTCTTTTGGTCATACAGCCAAGTAGGTCATTGTTCAGCTTTTCGATACGCTTTGTGACCATATGCCTTTCTACAAGTTTACGTTTGGCAGATGAAACGTCTCCATCTTTTTTGTGTTTTATTGCTTCCCTTTGTAATTGTCTCGCTCTGTTCTCCAATATGCCTATTTGATCAGCCTTGGCAGACTCTTCTTCTGCTTGCATGTGAACAGAGTTTTGTATCAGCGCCATATCACTATCCTCTTGATCTTCTTTACCCCTGCACCAAGGTAGCAACAAACAGCTCCATTTGCCTTTACTCATTTGTTTTTGTTAAAAATATTTACAAATATGATATCCTTGAACCTATTTAGCAGACTATTAACAGTTCACTCTTATTTATGGTGGATTATATGAATTACATCGACTAAAGTTCTTTGAGCTGCATAAAAAATACATCATGGATGATTTTATCGACGAAAGTGATCCAAACAACAACAATACAACAAATCCATTTGTGGATGAGGATGACGAACGATTTAGAGCACGCCTTGAGGGTGTTGATCTTGGAGCGGATGCAACTGTTTCGCCTGCAAATGGACCAACTGAAGAACTTGTACATGTTGAGCTTCACCCCGGCTTTGACCCAAAAAGCATCATTACAATAAGTTTTGCATACAACAAGGACTTTACCTTGGATGGTCTAAAGATGATGATTAGACAACGGATCAAAATGGATGGAGAAAAACTTGGCATTCAAGACATACCTGAACAGTACCAAGTTGTACAGTTCTTTGGATCGTTTTTTGACAACGAAGCCAATACGGGTGAAATGACATTTGATGCTCTGGATATACACCCTGGTGATACCATAAGAGTATATGATTACAGACACGCTATTGCGTTTGTACCTGTGTTGTTTGTGTATCAAAAGCGTCGTGTATATGCAGATGATGATGACGAGCATTTCAGCGGCGATACAGATTCATGTCTGAATAGCATTACGATGGATACCGCATCTCTGCCGATCAGAGACAAGACACTGGGTGCTTTCATCGCTGAAAAGGTTGCTGAACGTAAAGAGCTCAAGTTCAAGTTTGAAGGTGCCACACGTGTCGTTGCCGTGGAAGGAACAAGTAGATATCACGGCACGGTACTCAATATGAGCCAAACCGGTATGGCTAACATGCTGCTGCCAAACTCGACAATCCATTTGATACGGTCCAATGACGTTGACGTACTGGAAGCACTTAATGCAAAACCCAAGAGTAAGGGTTTTCATACAGAAGAGGAAAGTGAATCAGAACCGGCACCCGTTTTGCAGGAAACAGTGTTGGAATACCTTACAGATTCTTCATCAGTTCAAGGAAGATACTATGCACTGCATATACAAGATGGAGTTGCAAAGGCATCATCAAAGCATAAACATAACGAATATGCAGCCCAGATGCCGATGATTATGGGCAACATTAGTGTCAAAGAGAAAATCGTACGGGACAGGTTTAGTGGAAATAATGACGTATACACATCAATGTCAAGCGCTCATAGAGGATACAGAAATGGTTACTATAATCCATATTACTATTATCCATATGGGCCATATTATCCATATGGTCCATATCCACCTTACTACCCACTTGATCCTTTGTTCGCCCCTGTGTATGCGACTGGTGCAGTAGCAACCGATGCTGTACTGGCTGCCGATAACGTTCTTACTGGTGGATTAGCGTCCGGTAAACGTGGAACATCAAGAACATACAACGGAAAGCCACCTCCACTAATGCGTGTGCATGCTGTAGATGACAAGGAGTTTACCTCCAAGCCAAAGAAGCCTGATCCAAGACAACCAACACAATCAGTTTCATATCCGGGTCATACAAAAGAACACTCTACAAAGTCATCGGCTAAGCATGAAGTTCGTATTGATACTACGAATGCCACTTGTCCATTTGTTCCAAGTAATGCACGTGTGAACAAAACTGCAAACGTTGAGGAACTAATGAGAAAATCGAAACGGACAACAGATATTGCATCGTGTCCGCAGGTACCTAGAAATGCACGCGTTGAAAAGACAGCAGATGTAGAGGCCATACTTAAAGCTGCAAAGGAACGACCAAAGAAATAGACACTGTACAAAAAAAAATGAAAATAACACAAAACTTGGAGTAAAACCTTTTTGTTAAGTTTGTTTTTCAATTACTTTGATGAAGTTGTCTTTGTGTTGATTTTTACTTTCTTTGTTGATTTTGATTTCTTGGCCTTTTTGTCTTTTGGCTTGGTTGCAGCGTAACGCGCAATTGCATCCATTGCATACTGATTGCATTCTTCACGAAGTCTGGGAGATTTGATCAGCATTCTGAGTGCGGCTTGAAGATCTCTCACTGTTAACGTTTTTCTTTCTCGTTCCTTTACCAAGTCACTTGCGACGTTTGACAGTTTAGTTGACCATGAAGTGTTGAGGTTATTGAATGTTGTGATTGCACCGCTGCTGACAGTGGTCTGAATACCCTTATCCTTAAGGAGAGATGTAACCACCTTGTAAATGTATCCGTTAATTTTGTCTTGTTTGGGGATGGTACCGGAGCGCTTGTTTTTTCTCTTCTTTGTTCCCTTGTTCTTTTTTTCATTTGCAATTGATATATCAATGGCATCTTGCACAGTTGCCTTTTGTGTTTGCGGCCCCGCGTCAGTTTTCTTTACCATGTTGTCTTCTTGTTCAGATTCAATCCTTTGATTTTCAGTAGACAGAAATGTAATCTGATCAAGGTCTTCATTATGTACAGCTTGTATTATTGGAAGAGTCTCATTACTGGAACTAGTGATGGTGGGTGAAGGTGACATTTGTGTATCTGTTACATCTTCCATAAAGTCTATAGACCGTATATCAATATTATGATTATCATCATTATGCATATCCAATGTAGTCGATTGAACATACATATCATTATTCGGTCTGGGACTGCGTGACCTATTTTCATAGCGACGCCGTGTATTGTGATCATGTGGTGTGAGCAAATCGGGGTTATCAGGTGCTATGTCTGGTACACCAAGTCTTGTCCGTTGTCTGCCCCGCTTCATTTTTGCAACTGTACAAAAAACGGTGAAAGTGAAATGTCAATTAGATGTACACGTCATCGTATATACCGTATGGCCCAAAAAAACGTTATCAGTACGCCAATTGTGACATACAATTTTCTAAGTTTATGTTTTTCTACATAAAAACTTTTTTGTCCTTCGAAACACATACAAAGTCGTGTCTTTCGTTACACCAAAGGAAATATAGGTTTGTACATAAAATCAAATATGTACAACATCTAACTCTTTAGAATACTACAAATGACAGCTCACATTGATAAAACCGTTAAGCGTGACGTACATCGATACTTTCTCGAAGCTGCAGCATTAGGTGAATTCGAAATCGTTAGACAAATTATCGAAAACTACAAAAACCTAAACATAAACACTGTGACGGACAACATGGAAACAGCCTTACATTGCGCCGTGCTAAGTCAAAGCGCAAACGTTGTTAGACTTTTGGCAAATATGGAGTCAGTTGACAAGAACCTAAAAGACAACCTGGGTAATACAGCATTACATTACGCTGCAATGACACCAAACTTTGCACTTGGTTGCATCATGATAGCTCACATACTACGCATGGATGACCCTAGAAAGGGTGTATTTCAGCCGGATGTAGATGCTACTATAATCAATAACCGTGGTCTTCAACCTCTTCAGATACTCGCACAAAGGTTCTTGAGTATAGTTGGGGAAACAGAGCCTGCATTTGAAAAAATGTATGAACGAACAAAACGGCTGTTATCAATATGCATATTCAGAAACATGAAAATGAAGAAAACACTAAAGGGCAACCAAACACTGGTGGTGTCTATCGAAGGTGTTCCACACGTGTTCAACACAAGGAGTGAAGCAGCTGCATTTCGATATGATGATTTTGTTAATCATTACAGGAATGCATTCTAACACAACACAATAAAGAACATGTAATTTAAATGCATTTTTAATAAGAGTTCCAGAATATGTAACTTTTTGTTGGGTTTTGCTTGGCTGTTGCCCACAACATCTCCCATGCTTTTGATTCATGGTAGACAGCACTCTGAAACGGCGGAGATGTTTTCGCAGGCTGCAGGACATCTTCCTTTATCAGCAGGCATTGATGTGCTTTAACAGAATCCGGTATTACCCCATGTACACATACACATATATACTTGTTAGCAATGTCAGCATTTATGAGTGCCTCTGCCAACACACCACTACCAACAACAACCCAACATTCATCGAATTTGCCTTCAGATATCCGAGTGTTTGATTTGGCGAATTTTGCTAACTCTGTTATTTGATCACTTAGGCCAGGCAAGTTCAATCCAGAAGGTATTAAATACCGTTTCTTCTTATCTTCCTAGCATCATCATGTTAACACAAACAAAAAAATGGTATGTGATACTTACATTTACATAATCTGATGCAGCCTTTGCAACGTTAGCATGGGACTCGTACAGTTTGTGTAAAGCACCATAATCTTTTGATATTGTATAGTATGGTAGAGTGTCCTTGTTAACTTTCTTGTATTCTTTGGTGAATATTGTCACATTTTTGTTCGTTCCAGTCTTTTCACATAACAGCTTAACGGTAGCAGCAACGGTAACCTGATCAGATCCGAATATGTCACATACACACACGTATTCTTCATATGTATTTGGTAGCATCTCAAATAAGTATCTGCCCTTTGTGCCACCAACATGCTCGTTGTCGAGTATAACCGTCACATTTTTGAGTTCCTTAAAGTTTAATCTCTGATCGCGCTCGCTAAACTTTTCCCATTTCTTTTTCTTTGATGCAAGTCTAGCAGAAACTTCTGCACTTTCATATACACCCCAAGACATTATAACATACACAAACAAGGAAATACTATGATGCCAAGTTATAATCGTTCAATACTAATATTATTTGCTCCAAGTACAATGAACTAAACATCTATCTTTCTATGTTTCTCATCCACATGATATGTTTTCTCAATTTTCTGCATGATACGTTTTCTCTTGCCAAACATAATGTTTGAAATATCGATTTCTTTGACATCCAATTTTCGTGATCTGGGATATCGCTTAATTGTCTTTTGTTTCACTTCGTTTAACTCGTCCTCATCACAGAGCACTTGAATGACATCATCTAAACTCAGGTTCTTGAACTTGAACTCTTCAAAGTTTGGTCCTGTCTTAGAGCCAATCAAGTGAGTATGCCAGTGGAATACGCTGTTGAATGGGTATGGATGTACAACCAGTGCAATTGGTTCAACTTCACATTCTTCCATGTAACCAAGTCCCATTTCCTTCATCTCTCTGAGCATGGCAATGACATCTTTGTTGTCATTGTCCAACATACCCAATGTTGCACAGTTGAAGTACGTCCAGTGGAACTTTCTGATGAGCATAAACTGATGAAAGGCAGCCATACTAGCTCGTTTGATGTACTTGGGGTCTTTGCATTCCCAGTTTTCGTCATATTCTTCCTTGTTCTTTGCTACAAAGAAATCACAAATATTGAATCCGTGAATGTTCAACAAATTGCCATATGGCGGCAGTGTGCGGCTTTTCAGCATCTTGACAAATGGGTTTACAGCACCATTTGTGTTTGTTTCAGTGAGTTGTCTGTCTTTAACCCATCCAAGTTTCTCCAAATCTTTACGAATGTTTTCTAATCCGTAGTTTCTAACGTGTTCCCTTAATTTCTTAAAGTCGTCTGCAGAGTTGCATTTTGTAAACTTGCGTTCTTTCAGATAGCTTTCGAATGTTTTTGCGTCGTTTTGTGTATCAGACATACTAAGTAACGTATTAGCGAATCATAAATGTTTGTGCTAATTACATTGTACTTTGTTCAGTTGAGTAGTTTTTGTGTGTTTTGTATTGTTTGTTTGATTGTAACTTTTGTCGTACAGTGGTCGTTCTCTAATTAAAAAATAAGAGGGGATAAACTCAAAGTGACGTAAACACGATGTACGAGAAAACGTACCCCCATATAAATTGATATCATATATGCCATATGTTAAGGAATAAGTGACTGACCAAAAGTTGAGACCCGCATAAAAATGCAGTTGCTATGGTAATTTGGAAAATTCAAAAACTTTTCAGTCAACGTTGTCATATGACCTCGGATATTAACCGGATAAGTCAACCTAACAACGTTGACTGAAAGTTCATAGAATTTTCCAAATTACCATAGCAACTGCATTTTTATGCGGGTCTCAACTTTTGGTCAGTCACTTATTCCTTAACATATGGTATATATGATATCAATTTATATGGGGGTGGGTAGTTGTACAACTTGTGAATCAGGTACGCGACACATGTTTTAACAAACATTACATAGACAATGTGAAATAACGCTTTTAACTGATATGACGCTCCCATCAGTTATACTCACCGTAGCTGTGTGTTTTTCGTTTAACAAAAAGACAATATGGGTAACCTACAAATGAATCCGTCACCTCCACCAACAGGGTGTTTCCCAGATGACAATCCTGCACTTACGCCGTGGCTGTGTGAAGACAAATACTGGCCTGCTGTTCACACAGTGTTCCCGTTCCTGGTTTACACATACTTTCATGATGCACTGATTACTGCTATACTGATGTATGCATGGGAGTCAATAGAGGCCTTTGCAGTTTGTTTTGCAAACTCGATCGTGCTTGATAAGGGAACTGAGAACATCGGAGACAGTCTTCTGTCAGACATAACAATGGGTCTTATGGGAATAAGTATCGGAGTCCTTGCTGTGCGACTTGGTGACTTCAACTACGGCAAAGTTCCACCTGTATTTGATGGATATGAAGCATTTTGGTTCAAGTACCTGTTTCAAATACTTGCACTTGGATTGCCTACACTGTTCCTGTATCAGTATGCATCATATTTCGCGAATGGACTTGTATCAATTGCATTCCTCGCAATGATGGTGTACATACCGCTGGCTTATGGACTTTTCATGTACTGGAACCGACGAGACACCGTTTGGTACACAGTTACACAATCCTCGACAACACACAGGCATGGAATCAGAGCCAAACTTGACAGCTACAACAAATTCCATACTGGTGTTGGAATTGCAATTTTTGTTTATTTTGGGTTCTTCATTTACCGATGGGCGAGCGTGTTCTACATGGCTTTTTTCTTTAACATTGCGATAATAGTGACACTGGGTTCGCTCTATATGTTTAAAGGTGTTTGTGTATAGTAAAAGTATTTTGATAACAAAAAATGTGTTTCTGGTTTGATTATTGTATTGTTTTTGATTACACTGACGATTAGTCAACTTCTTCCATTAAAGAAGCTGAAATGTCTTCAGTATCTTCAGTTTCATCTCCGTTATTCATTACAGATAAATTCCCAAATCCACATCCTATGTGTTTGCAATCTTCGTCGTGGTAGTCAGGTTTTGGTATGTCTTCATCAGAGGAAGTGGGTATGTCCGTCGCGCTTGTGGAAGGCAGCTGATAGTTAAACCTCGACAAATCATAGACTGAAGTATAGATCGGTATGGTGTATACATGGTGGGCTAGTCTGTTTCGGGTATGTGTGTTATCACCTTCATCTTTCTTAGTCTCTGTTATACCTTCGTCATTCTTGTTATCATCCACTCGTGTATTCTGCTCGTTTGAATTTACGTAGAGCTCATAATTCTCTACCAGGTCTTCTTCAGGACCATCGTCATAACTGTCAGTTGCTCTTTGAATATGATTAACTTGTATTCTGTTGGACGCTAGCAAAGCCTTGAATGCCTTTTCCTTATCCTGTTCTGAAGGAGCTGATGCTGGAGGTGCAGGGGGCGTACCAACTGTGCGTTTTCTCATACTTTCGTGGGTAGCCATAGTTCTCAAACCGCTTGACATGTTAGCATAACCCAACGGTAATGGCCTTGCTGGTTGTTCTTCATTATGAGATTCATATGGTTCTTCTTCATCAGTCTCACGCTCAGTGATTTGTTCATGTTTAACTTGTGTTTTGTTGTCAGCAAGCATAGACTCGAATGCATTCTCTTCATCCTGTTCTGGTGTTGGTGAATCAATTTCGTATTTCTTCCGATATTGTTTCATGACGTTTCTTGCGCCGTCTAAGTCTAGCTTTGAGTCCATAAGGATATCTATTTCAGTAGACAGTTTTATCGGGCTATCCCCATCGTCATTGTTACGTGACAGAAGGCACATGTCCCGATTGGGTCTGGTGAATCTGAAGTCAGATGTTATAGCAGCTCCGATTGGTCTAAAGTGTGTTGTACTGGATGCCACGGGGGGCGCTGGATCCTTCTCTTCATTCCCCATCTTATTCAATAAGCGTTCCTCGGCTAACTTAATTTTTGCGAAATGGTCTTGATAGGCAAATCGTATCATCTTTCTCTCCGTTTCATCTAGCATATCCCACTGACTATCGCTTATTCCGAGTATGACATCGAGACTATCTAATGCTTGGTGTGTTAATCGACTCTGATCGATAGTTCCTTTTGGTGTGTCTTCGGTTTTCTCAAGTTCTGGTAGATCATCGTCATCGAAAACTTTTCCAGTCTCAATCATTTCTGGTACATAGTCATCATGACTCTCTTCTTTTTCCCGTCCTTTGTTATGCGAAACGTCATCATCATTAGAATCATTGTCAATATCTGACTCTGGCTGAGTGTGTGCACCAAGAACACGTTTAAGGCCATAACAACGTGACACATTTGTATGGCGTTTCCTTGGGTGTGACATCACTTCATATCGAAGTGTTCCATCCCTATTCATTTCAACATCAATGCTGGGAATGAGGCTCCATGAGTATGACTTTGGGCCAGCAGTGGCACTTGCTTGAATTTGATTTCTGATTGGTTCGATAGGTCTTGCAAGTTCATGTGCTTTATTGTCGTTAAAAAACAAAACTAGCAAAAGACTTACATTCAACAGAACCCAAATTATCAAGTATCTCGTCTTCATCGCGGTGTAACAAGGCGTTAACAGATTCAACAATCTTTTCACTTTGTCTAAGTGAGTCTCTGAGCCAAGAATCGTCATCTGCACTGTCCTGTGATTCTTCTACTGATTTTACACATTCATCCCAACGTTTTTTGCGTCGTTCATTGTACATGTCATTTTCTTCTTCTGATTCGAAACGCTGTCCTTGATCAGAAGCAGAAATAGTAGCTTTTAAAGCCCCATACCAACGGTTTTTGCGTCTGTATATGCCATTTTCTACTTCTGATTCCAAACGTTGTCCTTGAGCACTGTCTGCTAGAGGTAGCCCCGCATTTAAAGCTATTATTTCTGCTTCTGATATGATCCGGAAACGATGTTTGCTTGCATCCTTTTTTGGGTGAGTTCAACGGTCTCTAATGCCGAATCTTCCTACCTCGTTCATCATTTTATGATATACATGATCCGCGTCACTTTCAAGTTCCTCATCATCACTGTCTTCATCAGATTTGTCTTTCTCAAGTTCAGCTTTTGCGTTTTGTTTACACCATTGTTCATAAAACTCCAATTCGCTTTTATCTATATTGGTGTCTGGATTGTTTGAACTTGACATTTTTATATATGAATTTTATATATTATATATTGATAGATAAATTTATAGAAGAGTTGCTTGTATAGCGAAAGTATAGATATGTTCAAACTTACAAAAAATAAAAATGTGAAATAAATTTTACGTACAAGAGACGACACGAAATGACACTTGATGTTCGAAATTCAATATCTGTGAGATGGTGACAAATCGTTGTGACAATATATTTTATTACATTCTGTCCGCTGGTATTTGAAAAACAAGATAATCACCTATGTAGCATGATCCTTTTCCATCATAGCGGAATGCGTTCCCGAGCTGCATGGTAGAAGTAAAACTTAGTGAGGTTCCTTGGCACATGGGCGACTTGTCACCAATGCTTATCAGTTTTTTATCATAATCAACTGTGATAGTCCATCCTTTGTATTCATATTTTGATGACATAACTAGTCCCTTAACTGTGTTCACTTGTCCTGTTGTGTTGTCTTTAACTGTCCAACCCTCAAGTTGTCTGTACATAATGACGTAAGGTATGTAATAATTTGTAAGATTTTATTCCCTGTATCGTTTTTGTTTTTACATTCTAACTTTTACTTCGTGATTGTCCAATGTTAGTGTGTACTCTTTCATTGCTTCTACTGACTTGGATTCAATGCTGTAAAGAAAGTTGTTATCAGCGGCACTACATGCTTCCGAGCAATAATTGTACACAACAGGGTGCCGAGAAACAGAGTGTACATATGCCATACATATGTCTTGGTTGAGTTCACCAGGGCCTGTCGCAAAAGCTATATGTTTGTTTGGACACTCTCCCGAATAGCATGATTTGAATGGTGGACATGATCTGTGTTTGTATAACCGTAATGCAACATCTTCTTGTTTTGCGTCAAGTAGCCTCAAGTATTGTCCGTCTTTTTCACTGTCAACAACCTTGCCGCAGACATCACATGTGGGTTTCGTCACTGTTTCTTTTTCTTTCACTTCGGTAGCCATTTAAAAAAAGTTTTACGAATCACAACCGAGTACAATTTGTGGATAGAACTTAAAAATAAAAGATGTTGGATTAGAAAAATGGTATGCTTATCCAAGTGTACATATCTGTTAACATTTGTATTTTGTAGAACGGAATAAACACAAGATGGATAACGATCAAGACCCAAAAAAGAGAAAGACTGACGACAAGACAGATGTAGTTGGCGAAATCAAGGGATTTATTGGCTGGGACTACATGTTCCCAACTAAATATCAACCATCCCAACAAACTGTATTGCTAAGAGGAGACTCTGTTGATATTGTGCTTGAAGGCAGAAAACTAGCATTGGACCTGACTAGCATAGACAAAAGACTGTATATCGGCGCGTTTATTCCCCGTGTTGTTATTGAAGCTATGCAAGGATTTGTCGAGATACAATTCAGTGCTTCCGATATCGTTTACATGCGAATTTCCAACATGACTGTTGTTTCCAAGCCTCATCTGAAGAGAGACCGCTATGATGCATTTGGCATAACCAAACCTGTAGACCCATTTTACTAAAATGAAGTTTAGTTACCCCCATATAAAAGTATATCTTATATATCATATGTTAAGGAATAAGTGACTGACCAAAAGTTGAGACCCGCATAAAAATGCAGTTGTCATGGTAATTTGGAAAATTCATAGAAGTTTCAGTCAACGTTACTAGGTTGACTTCCCGGTAAATATCCGTGGTCAACGTAACTATGGAAGAATTTTCTTAAAGAATTTTCCAAATTACCATGACAACTGCATTTTTATGCGGGTCTCAACTTTTGGGTAGACAGTTGTTCCTTAACATATGGTATATAAGTTATGTTGTTATATGGGGGTTACCGACAAGTGTGTAGAACAAACAGAACTAGGCTTTTGTAAAACACATACCTTACCCCCATATAAAAGTATATCTTATATACCATATGTTAAGGAACAACTGTCTACCCAAAAGTTGAGACCCGCATAAAAATGCATCACCACTAGCAACCAAAGTCTCAAAGTTTAAAGTCAAACTATAGTCAAATAGTCGGGGGTATTTTTAATTATCGGTATCGTCACAGTTATTTGTATTTAAACGCAAATCGTAATACTGAATAATTTCCCCATCGTAATTAGGTATATCGTAAAGTGTAACTTTGTCATGATTAATATATATAATAGATAATATAATGGATTTTGCACCAAGAAAACATAGACTCGACGGCAAAACAATAGACGATGAACGTAAAGAAGAACGTAGAAAGAGAGAGGAAACGATAATCTTTCAGTCATGTCACACTATGGCTGAAGCGGTTAAATACTCACAAATGTATGGAAACCTTCCAATATTCCCTTACGACAAGCCAGTACCAAAAGACAGTAATGCGACTGGAAAGAAAAAGTTCTTCGTTGGAAGCTACCAATCTATATGGAGTTTCTACAATCAAATGAAGAAGGAGCAACGTGCAATGTACGAAACGATCATGTCGGACATACCTTGCCACATTCACATCGACGCTGAGTACATAAAAGAGTTCAACTCTGAATCAGATCCGGAATGGCTCAACATAACGCTGAAGAAAGAGCTTATAGACTTCACAGTAAAGACGTTTCCAGAACTCAAACATGAAGACATTCAATTGGTCACATTGGACGCAAGCAGTGCAAAAAAGTTCTCCAAACATTACATGCTGTACATCAAGGGACACATGCTCAAGAACAACTACCATTGCGGTGCACTCATCAGGCGATTCAGATTGTATATCATTGACAAATACGGTGCTGATTTGGAGAAGAATCCATTCTTTATCATTGCACAAAAGAAAGACAGAAAAGAGAAAGGAAAAACGTACAAGTCCCGTGATTTTCTTGTTGATCTAGCCATTTACACATTGCGAAGAGCATGGAGAGTGTACGGATCAACGAAACGTGATACATACAGGCCACTGTTCTTTGAAGGTGAAGACAAGGAAACTGCTGCTGTTACACAAGAAAAGTTTTTTGGAACTCTCTCACAAAGACCACGTGATGAAGATTTCCATCTTTTGGAATGCTTGGAACATGATGGAACTGAACCCAGATCAACAAACGACACAAAGCTCTACAAACCAAACATAAACTTGTCTGAGACAAGCAATCTTGCAATGCCTAATGTTGGCTTGCGTGCTGACTCATTCAAGAACCGCAATAAGGATAAGACATTCAGACCAAGTGATCCTATACCACCTATTGCAACTAGCATAGCCAACGCAATACAACGCCTGCATACTGGTGCTGGATCACTTACTCCTAGCTATTACAATGCAGAGTACAAATCAATACGCTATGATTCAAATAGTCATGTGTGTTCAGTAAAGGGAAGCGCTCATGGTGGGAATCATATCTGGTTCAAGGCCTTTCTGAGAAGAGGAACATTTATTCAGGGTTGTTACAGTGACAAGGAGCCATGCTTAAGATCGACACGCGAAAGGGTTACAACAGAGGAGATTGCATTACCTGCAAATGTCATCGCTGAGATTGACAAAATGTTATCAAAGGATGATAACGCAAAATCTGAAGGGGATAAGTGGTCAACGATCCTTCCCATGTTTGTTGCACAATTCTTTCCTCGTGACCTGTAAATGCACACAAGAAATGCACCGTTTTACAAGATAAGAAAATCAAATAAATTATATGTATTTCTACACGTCGCTTGAACAGAATTATGCACAAAATTTGACTTGACCTATTTTTGTTTTTTGTTTGACAAGGCTTGACATACAAACCTCCCTAGTTTTACTTCTCTTTGTTTCATTTCGTTTTTGGTGATACGTTTCATGATCAGGTTAGTTGTTTGTCATACAAATGTTTACCTTTAGTTAGTCCCTTATGTGCTAATCACTATAGCATATATTATATAATCAACATTACGCTTAATTTGTTTTTACGTATCTCTTTTATCGGGTATTATTTAAATCAGTGACGAACGTGCATATAGTTCTTTCACATGGAAAAATATCCATAATCATAGAAAACTAATATTATTTTTTATTTTTTAAAATCCTAATAAGAACAAACCCCGTTATGCTTACTCACCATAGACCGTCCACCAGTCTGGGTTACGCTTAACTAAAAACCAAAACATGGAAACGACACAAAAACATGATATCAAACCTTTTCGGATATCACGAAATACCAAAGAAAATGCAGATTCATTAATGCAACGAGTATTCCCTAGATCTCCAATTAGTACACTGACGCTAACAGTCAGTGACGTGGTTAAAGTTTTTGAGCGTGTAAAAGAACGTAAATCACCGATACCGGGCGACGAAAGCAAATGCATCATTTGGAACGGAACTGAGAAGATATGGGTGTCATGCGAAGGACATGTGCGATGCAGGATTACAAGGCTGATATTTGAATACTGTCGCGGACCGCTTGGCGAGAACGAAGCAGTGTTTCAGAAATGCAAAGCCAAAGGCAGTAAAGACATTTGCATACAGCCTATGCATCTGTTTAAGAAAATACTGTCAATGAAACGTACAACACCGTGTACCACATCCGCGCCACCCACACCTAACATAACTGATATACTTCCCGAGATACCGACTCCGATACGAACAAGTGATGAACTTTCCATAAGTGAACAGGATGACAGCGAAACTGATACAGCATCTGTGCTTTGCTCACCGATAGACACAACGTACTCTGATGTTTCTGATATCGAAGGATCGTCATGTGAAGACTCTGTTACAAAAAGCGATACTGAAGTGTTTGTGACACCACACAAAAGACGGAAACTGGTACAACAAACAGGCTACACAGAAAATGATGAGAGACTTGTAATTTGTGGCTCAGACGATGAAGGAGAATCAGAACGCTTTCCCGGTCTGATATGCAGCACAGAACTTGACAGCGATGCGGCAGATAACTATCAAATGCTCAGTAAGGACATACCAAACATTGACGAGGATGTAACACGCGATTGCGCACAAGAGCGAGAATGCTTGATATCTTCTAATGAAAGAAACAACAGTGCCGACGTGGTATCACGGAAGTGTCCCATAAGTAAAAACATAACCCAAGATTTTTTTCCAGTTGAGGAAGCCAGAACTGTAACCTGTAATTACAACACATACAAATTTGTAACATGAATGTGATTCACGCTGACGGTATGCCTGATGCGCATATTGTTAATGTAGTTGCCACATACCGTCTTGGTCTTCGTTTGAATCTGAAAAAGATTTCGTATTACCTTCGTGAGATTGTCCCTGTGAAATTCAATCCAAAGAGGTTTGCGGCAATGACAATAAACCTTGAAGCTGAGGGTATTGATGACACAACTGCTTTGGTATTTGGAAGTGGTAACGTAGTGCAGACAGGTGCCAAGACAGAGGAAGACTCAAGACTTTCAGCGCACTACAATGTACGCTTTTTCAATGAGGTACTCGGCATACCTGCGCGTCTGGAGAATTTCACCATAACGAACATGGTGTGTGATATGAAGGTTGGATTCGAAGTTGACCTCGACATGTTAAAGAATGATCTCGGATCACGTGCGAGATACATACCGAAGAACTTTCCAGCATGCCGTATACGGAGTGACGAAGATAACAAGCGTGTGGCATTAGTTTACTGGTCAGGCGGTGTTGTGCTTACAGGATGCAAGAAACGGGAAGACATCTGTACTATGCACAGAGAGACATTCAAGCTTTGTAAAGATCACAGATACAGATTCACAGGTTCTGTTTCCAAGGGTGAATATCGGTTGATAAACAGGAAAAAGGCAACGAACCAGAAGAACCTCAACAAGATCAACCGAAACATTAACATCATCGGCAGTGTTGGTGCATCTGCAAAGCAAACTGTGACACTTGGTGGACCACAAATAAACGAAGACAGCATGGATGGGCTCACAGGCGATGTGGACGAAAATATTGTCGACGAAGCAATGAAGATAACAAACAAGAAAATGGACAAAATGTTCAGTTCAGGAAGGATTCGTGGATCAGCAAAGAATGGTGTTTTGTATTCCAGAAGTATTGACCCATCCATTAATGATGATGATGAATATATGCCAATGTTCATCCCTTCGGTATACACTAACGTAAACAATGAACGTGATTAAGTTTCTGTTAACTTTTTTCTTTTAGTTGTTATTCAAATTCAAATATAATGTTGAATGCCATATGTATATATTATATATTTATTTTGTAAAAGTCAGAGTTTAAGCGTCGTCTTCTTCATCGTCCATGCGTCTGTGATGTCTCTTTTCTCTGCTTCGTGAGCGCTTTCTTGCGAGAGAACTGGTTGTTCCAGCACCAGCAGCTGCTCCGCCAGACATGGCAATTCCGACTGCGACACCGATAATGATAACCAAAGCAATCGATGCTGGTACAGCGATAACCAAAGCGATTTGAGAATTGGAAAGGCTTGATCCGGCAGGTGTAACACCAGTGGTGGATCCAGTTGTTGTGGTTGATTCAGGTGATGTTACACAGTCGACTACATGAACTGTATCCGAGATAAGTGTCATGGCTCCTGCGTTTGTATACAGACGGGAGTTTGCAACTACTCCAGAAGCGAGATCAATGTCTCCTGTTGTTAACACCCATCCACTGAATGTTGCATTGGTACCAATAGCGACATCACCGGTACTAACAAAGAAGATATTTCCTGGCTGCGTTCCGTTAGTCAGCACCACTCTTGATTTTGGATCAACAGTGAACGTTCCGTTAATGATAATAACAAAGATTGAGCTGATGTTTCCAGCACCGTCAAAGGTAACGTTTCCTTGCAATGTAGTTGTGTCGTTGAATGTATACACACCAGGTGTCAATGTAACATTCTTGAGCAATGTGCCAGACAGATCATCGGTTACGGTGAGGTTTGTCAGAACGTCTCTAACGCACTCGGATGTGTTCAGTGCGGCAGCAGCATCTGAATCATTGACGTGTCCTTCTCCGATAATGGTGCCTGGTGGGAATCCTTCAACTACAGGACCAGGTATCAGCGCAACGTTTCCGGTAATGTTCGTGTGTCCAGTATTAGATATTGAGTCTGTCACAACAATCACAAAGTTCTTGATATCGCAGTCTTTAAAGATCGCACATGTTGGTCCGTCGTCAGCACATAACACTGGGAACAAAAAAAGTTAGTATCTGATACAAGATTAGATCTGTAGTTTACCTTGTGTGAACAAAGCTGAAAAGAAAAGCAGGGTTGTTATGAATGCTCGCATCTTGCTAATGTTTTGTTTGATTTAAGATGTTGTCTATGGTTTGCTACTTTACAGCGCTTTATACTCTCACTTTGGGGTTAGTGCTATTAATTTATGCTCTTTTGTTGAGCTAGTAATGAATGCATAGACCGATGTAAGCCATATGTATCAAAAAAACTATGAGATTGCACGTAAAAAAACAAACATAAAAAATTTGTTCTTGACACCAAAATACACGATCTAGATATGACTTTTTTACTGTTTAATCTCAATGTTACACTTTTTGTGTTTTTTTCTAGTTTGTTATCATCCTCCATTGTTAATGTATCGTCAGATTTTCAAGTTCCACTGGGTCATAGGATTTCTTATTTACGTGCCGCCTCTTTTTCGATTTCATGTTTGCTGAACTAAGACTCGTTGCGGCAGCACCAGCACCAGCAGCCGATGCGGAACCACCACCAGCAATTCCAATGGCAATACCAACTCCAGCTATAACAACCACCAATATTGCAACAGGTACAGTTACGATTGTTGCAATCTGAGAATTAGTCAAACTTGACACACTAGTTGTTGATCCAGTTGTAGCTGCAGCTGAAGCGGCAGCGGCTGTAGCAGTTGCACTCGCTGCAGCGGCAGTAGTTGTTGCAGCGGCAGCTGCTGTTGTTGTTGCAGCGGCACTTGTAGCAGTAGCAGCAGTGGCTGCCGCAGTGCTTGCAGCAGCAGTCGATGCACGTCCTGTTGTGGCGGCAGCTGTGCTTGCTGCAGCTGTTGAAGCATGTCCTGTTGATGCAGCGGCTGTACTAGTTGCTGCGGTTGTAGCAGCGACAGTTGATGCAGCGGCTGTGCTTGCTGCAGCTGTAGTAGCAGCGGCTGAGCTAGCGGCAGCGGTTGACGCTGCAGCAGTCGTTCCTGTAGTTATTGGTTGTGAATCTGTACATGCGGCAAAAGCCAACGTTGTGAATATTGGTGTACAGCAATCAGCACAGCACCCAGTTTGGTTGAAGCAACTTTGGTCATTCATATTGAACGAGCCAATGTACGCAACTCTGTTTAGACCACTGCAGCCATTGTTATTGAACCATACAGACAACACTCCGATTGAGTCACCGGTATACGAAGGTGCGTAGTGTCCCCATTGGCTCGTTGTACACACATCCCATCCAGTGGGGAATGTTGATGGTTGCCATCCACCATATGCAACACGATTTGCACATATGACCATATTGTTATTAACAACTACGGAAGTTCCACCATAATGTTCACAAACATCTCCAGGTGGAGAAGGAGGGTTTGTGTTATTGGTTATTGATCTCGGTTTTCCTTTGCAAACGGCAAACTTCATAGAAGTTGTTTTGTCTGTACAACATTTACTTCCTGCATAGCATGACGCGTTGTTCATCGCAAAGGTTTGATTAAGAAAATGTGCCCGTGAGGTGTTTGAACATTCTGTACTGTCTATCCAAAACGAACTCAAACTGAGCTGGGCAGGTGTACTGTTTGTAGCATATTCCTGCCATAGATTGACATCGCAAATTGACCAGTTTCCAATGATTAGACTGTTATCCCAACCATCAAACGCAAGACTTGAATTGCATATCTTGATGTTTGATGTTACGTTTGCAAATGTTCCTCCATAGTTTGAGCATGGATCACAGGTGTCATTACCACCGCAGACACCGCATCCGTCAGGTAAAGCATTGATGCAATAGTATTCAGCATATGTCTCGTTATACGTGGCAACTAGACAATCTTTAATACCGATGGAAACGGTTCTGCCAAACAGAGCCACACTGGCGTTCGGTAACAGTACGTTTAAAGCTTGGAACTGTCCTGAAACAGCATTCAACCCGTACGTGAGAACCTCATCAGCTCCAGATCCGATAACCAGAAATGAATCCCACATTGACAATGAATATGGTATAGCTGGTGCAGGAGTCAACCCTGTGATAGTTTGTGATATGATCCACTGATGGTGCCCGGTACTATTTGTGCTTCTCTTGAATATGTAAACAGTGTCATTGTTCTGCGTGGCAATGGCAACACGGGTATTGAATATGGCAATGGCTGTACCAGCTTCTTGTCCGTCAATTTCAGGTGCATATACAGTTTGCACAAATGTCCATGTCAGGTTATATTTCTGATAGAAGTAAAAGCCTCCAGAGTTGGTATTGCTTATGTTTGCTTCGATTATAGTGCTTGCAACAACAACCATATCTTCGTATAGTCCAAGTACATAACCATAGTCGGTTCTTTGCAGATTGCTCGGGTCTCTAAAGTTCGCCGTTTGTAGCCATGTCCCATTGTTCGACAGCTCGTAGATGTAAACATCGTTTTTACCATCTGCTGTAGAGTTATAGGCACCGATTGCGATTGTGCCTTTGTATAGTTGAAGCCCAACGCCAAAAGCCGAATGATATGGAAACGTATCAAATATCTGGTTCGACGAACCATCTCTTATGTCGACTGAGTTATCAGAACGAAATGACAATGCAAACACATCCTCATACGCCGAAATTTGGTTGGAAGGTGAATTTGTTGTGTAGACGAATGTCAACATGGGCTCCCATGTGCCGTTATTCAGTGTGTACTCTCTCCCGAACCCTTGTTGGTCGTATGCATTTGAGAATAGTAACGTCGTATCGGAAACTGACACACCGGTAGGTTGGTCAGGTCCAAATGGCTCAAGTGTTAGGTTGGTCATAATTTGTTCCCGCCATTCAAATGCACAATTCAGGTTCTGTGCCAACATGCACCCAAAACAGGATATAAGTACAACTAGCTTTAGGGTGATCATCGAATTTGATATTTGTATCCAAGTCGAAATACAGTAAAAAGGTAGATGTGTCCTTGGCTTTGTTGTGGTCAGTAAAGCTGATATATGTGTTTACTGAGGTAAATCGGATTTATATTGACACAATAGTTTATAAAGCATTTTACATGATCTTAAACAGGTTTGCAGACCACAAACTTAATAAAGAGTCCAAATAACATCTGTTTTGTTTTAGCTTTTTATTTTTCTTTCCTTTTCCCACGATGCTTAGCCGATGCCCGTATTTGTATAAGTTCTGAACCAGAGTCTTCGTATCCTTCCTCTACTATAGCTGTAGACACGGCAGGTGCATTTGTTGCAACACCTATACCAACTCCAATAGAGGCCAATACCACAACAAATATGCCTACTGGTATGGAAATCAACAACGCCAACTGACTTGATGTTAATGAAGATGTTGATGGTGCACCACTGGTAGCTGTTGAGGTTGATATTGAAGAAGATGTTGTAATTGATAATGTTGTAGCAGCGACAGTTGAAGCTGCTAATGTCGAAGCTGCAGCTGTGCTTGCTGCGGCTGTAGATGCATGTCCTGTTGATGCTGCTAATGTTGATGCTGCAGCAGTTGATGCATGCCCGGTACTAGCTGCGTTTGTAGAAGCAGCAGCTGTGGAAGCAGCCAATGTTGATGCAGCAGCAGTTGTTGCATGTCCTGTAGAAGCAGCCAATGTTGATGCAGCGTTTGTACTTGCAGCAGAAGTTGATGCGGCCAATGTCGAAGCTGCAGCTGTACTTGCCAAAGCTGTAGAAGCAGCCAACGTTGATGCAGAAGCGGTTGTGGCATGTCCTGTACTAGCTGCGTTTGTAGAAGCAGCAGCTGTGGAAGCGGCGTTTGTAGAAGCTGCAGCAGTTGTTGCTGCATTTGTACTTGCAGATGCGGTCATTGCGGCTGATGCAGAAGCTGAGTTTGTACTTGCAGCAGCTGTTGATGCTGCATTTGTAGAAGCAGCAGCTGTCATTGCAGCGGATGCTGAAGCAGCGTTTGTAGAAGCAGCCGCTGTTGATGCAGCGTTTGTGGTTGCAGCCAAAGTTGATCCAGCAGCAGTAGAGGCTGCCATAGTTGATGCTGCAGCAGTTGTCGCAGCACCCGTTGAAGCAGCAGCTGTACTTGCAGCAGCTGTTGAAGCGGCACCAGTCGAGGCTGCTAATGTTGATGCAGCACCCGTTGAAGCAGCAGCTGTACTTGCAGCAGCGGTAGAGGCTGCACCAGTAGAAGCTGCAAGTGTTGATGCAGCGCCAGTTGATGCTGCCAGAGTTGAGGCTGCCGCTGTTGAGGCTGCAGCTGTAGAAGCAGCAGCAGTTGTAGCTGCATTTACAGCAGCTAATGCTCCTGTTGAAGCGGCCAAAGTTGAAGCGGCAGCTGTACTTGCAGCAGCTGTTGAAGCTGCTAAAGTTGAAGCAGCACCAGTTGTTGCAGCTAAAGTTGAAGCCGCAGCAGTTGAAGCGGCACCAGTTGAAGCGGCTGCTGTACTAGCAGCAGCAGTGGTTGCAGCTAAAGTTGATCCAGCAGCAGTTGAGGCTGCCATAGTTGATGCTGCAGCGGTTGTTGCTGCACCAGTTGAAGCTGCAACAGTTGAGGCCGCGGCAGTAGAAGCTGCTGCTGTTGAAGCTGCACCTGTGCTTGCAGCAGCAGTCGAAGCAGCACCCGTTGAAGCTGCTGCAGTGGTTGCTGCAGCGGTTGAAGCTGCGTTTGTACTTGCAGCAGCAGTTGAAGCTGCACCAGTTGAGGCAGCGGCTGTTGACGCAGCAGCGGTTGATGCTACAGAAGTAGTTGCTGCGGCTGTTGAGGCGGCACCAGTTGAAGCAGCAGCTGTACTCGCGGCGGCTGTAGATGCAGCAGCGGTTGTAGCGGCACCTGTGCTTGCTGCGGCTGTTGTAGCAGCGGCCGTACTCGCTGCAGCAGTGGTTGCAGCAGAGGTTGAGGCGGCAGCAGTTGAAGCAGCGGCTGTTGTTGCTGCATTAGTTGAAGCCGCAGCAGTTGTTGCAGCAGAAGTCGATGCAGCAGCTGTACTTGCCGCTGCAGTCGTAGCAGCATTTGTCGAAGCTGCAGCTGTTGTTGCAGCATTAGTCGATGCAGCTGCTGTGCTTGCGGCTGCTGTAGTTGCTGCAGAAGTTGAAGCTGCAGCGGTGGATGCTGCTGCTGTTGTAGCAGCTGCAGTTGAAGCTGCAGCAGTGGTTGCTGCAGATGTCGAAGCGGCTGCAGTAGACGCTGCAGCGGTTGTAGCAGCTGCAGTTGATGCAGCACCCGTTGAAGCTGCTGCAGTGGTTGCTGCAGCGGTTGAAGCGGCTGCAGTAGATGCTGCAGCAGTCGAAGCAGCAGCCGTAGTTATACTGCATGATGAACCTGTTCCACCACAAACACCACAAAAGTCCTGTGGTAAGTGACAGTAAATGTCTCCATATAATTGGGCTTGTGATGATATGAAACAATCACCTTGTCCAAATGCCACAACGTTTCCAACACCATTAGGAAAAGGTGCACCGTTAAACACTTCTTTAAAGTTGTATAGTCCAGTTGTTGCATTTCGTATGTAGGAGTATAACAGGCCTTGGTTAGATGAAGCAGAAGGATCCGATGCAATCAAAAAATCACCGTTAATTCCAAACGAGAATGGATAGCTAACAGAACCAGCTTCCGATATGTTCTGCAAAATGGTCCATTGGTTAAAGCCGCTTGTTCCATTGAAAAACTTTTTGTATATGATCAAGTTGTTTACCTCACTTGTTACTATGTGACTGTCATCGAGTGCAACTAAGATCGTGTACTGACTGCCCTGTAGTAGTATGGTGTCTATTCTAGTCCATGTTCCACCAATATTCTGTAATATTGCAACTTGCTGACTTGCAGAAATTACTGCTGTGTCGTTGTTCAGCGCAAGGACAAAATAAAAGACAAGTTCAATAGTGTTGTAAGTTGCCGTCAAAGTCCATACATCGTTGGACTGCCTCGTGTAGAAGAAAACGGTAGTGTTTGTAGGAAATACAGTCCCATCAGCGATGTACAGAATAGCAAGTGTGTCATTCCACATCGACAAAGCAAATCCATATAGACTGTTAACGGTAGACGGTTGAGTGTTGGTTATCGTGAATGAGAGAAACCACTGCCCAGACGTAGTGTTGTATTTGTATATGAACACGCTGTTGTTGCCTGTGAAAGCGTTGTAACCACCGTACATTGAAACGGACATAAATGCGGGGCTATTGCTGGCTTGTCCTCTGTACAGAGGTTGTTGTGTTTGTTGTGTAGCAGACCACGTTGTTGCATTGTTCGCCTGGTAGTATCCTGCTCTGCTTGTTGTACTAATGCCGATATCGCGTACTGCGGATGCTTTACCGTTATCTATCGTCAGACCAGGGGGCGTGCCGTCGGTTGTATTGAATATAACTGCATCACTGAATTCACCAGCCAGGAAATATGTGCAGTTAACAGCCTGTGGTAGTGCATATGCTACATTATGTAAAAAAAGTCCGTAAAATATTATCAGTAACGCAAAAGGTGTCATGTCAAAATACAGTGCTTAGATGACCCGGATAAAACGTCTTTATATCCCCCTGTTTAAAGATTTTCAATAAAGCGCAGATCAATGAAAAACATCAAAGAAACATCAATTGATCGAGATATCGGAGATTACAGGTTCAATTTGTATTAATCTAACATGTTTTTTATTTTCCCTTTCTTTTTCCACGCATCCTTGCATTTGCTAGTTCTGTCTCGCCCTCTTCGGATGCAGAAGCAGCAGCGGCAGAACCTGCAGCTCCTCCAGCACCAGAAACGCCAATTGCAATTCCGATGGCAATCACAATGACAACAAACACAACAACAGGTGCAGTAACCAAAGCAGCCACTTGACCGTTACTTAGTGTAGACGGAGATGGTGCTAGTGTTGTGGCGGCTGCGGCTGCAGCGGTGGCAGTGGCGGCTGCGGCTGTCGCGGTAGCAGCTGCAGCGGTAGCAGTGGCAGCGGCGGCTGTGGCGGTTGCAGCAGCAGCAGTTGCAGAAGTCAATGTTGCAGTTGCACCTGTGGCAGCAGCAGTTGAAGCAGCCGCTGTTGTTGCTGCTGCTGTACTAGCAGCAGCAGTAGACGCTGCAGCAGTAGAAGCAGCAGCTGTAGTTAAAATACACGATGAGCCTGTTCCACCACATACACCACAAAAGTCCTGGGGAAGATGACAGTACATGTCACCAAATACTTGAGCTTGTGATGATATGAAACAATCTCCATAGGCGTATGCGATAGAAGATCCGGCCCCGTTTGATGTGTAAGGTGCAAGATTGAACGACTCTGAAAACTCAAACAGGCCAGAGGTTACATTATAGATATATGAATATAATAACCCACGGTCGGAATCTGCACTAGCATCAGATGCGATAATGAAGTCACCGTTTACGGCGTAGCTGTTAGGGAATGTAACAGCTCCGAGCTCAGTTATGTTCTGTAGAATGTTCCATTCGTTAAGTTGTGTTGTGTCGTTGTATGTTTTCTCGTACACAATTAGGTTATTTGGCTCGCTTACTAGTAGATGATTAAAGTCCAAGCCCACTTGCACGCTGTATCCATTGGATACTATTAGTCTCTGTGTTTCTGTCCAATTACCTCCAACATTCTGCAATATGATTTTGTCTGTTACATCTAGCACAACTGTATCATTGAATATGATAAGCCAGTTAACGGAGTTCTCACTGGATAGGTCATACGTTGTGTCTAATAACCATGAATCGTTTGTTTGCCTTTTGTAGAAGAACAGTATCTGATTGGTTTGGTTTGCGTCTGCACTATAAACAACAAGCGTTTTATCCCACAGCGACAAGTAAAAGCCAAATATTTTACCAATAACAAACGGATCGGTGTCATGTATGACGAAAGAAAGTGCCCACGCTTGTGATGTGCTGTTGTACTTGTAGATATCTACTGTGTTGTTTCCGGTAACTGCGTTGTACCCGTTGTACATGGAATTTACAACAAACTGTTGTACGTTTGCATCGTGAACATAAGACGGTTGTTGTATTATCTGTCCCTCAGACCATGTGGTTTTGTTATCAGCATGGTAGTATCTTGATCTACTTGTCAATGTGTTGCCTATATTTCTGGTGGCAGCAGCAAGTCCGCTGTATATCGTCACGCTGACTAGTGTATTGGTTGTGTTAAATACCAGTGCATCTTCAAATTCTGCAGCCAAAAAATATGTGCAATTGACTGCTTGCTGGTGCACAGCATCTGTGCTGTAAATGAATACACCTATCAATATCACAGCACACGTAAGTAACTGCATCTTATATTATTTTGCAATTTATACTATTTCGCAAAGGTATGTGGTACCTTTTACTAAAGTTCTATCATCTGTGTGATCACTTGACTCATATAACGTCAACAAGGCTTTTTATTTGTTTTTCGTACATGCCAATAATTAACAGTGACAATCCTATGTAATAAACACAGAAAGCGCAGGCTCAAATATGGCACCGTGAAACAGCTTTCTATCAATTGATGTTAGATTTCTGAAGGCGTCGATATGTTTTTCTGACCACTTGTTCGGCAGTTTTACAAAGTCTATAATGGTCTGTACTATTTTAAATCCGTCCACTGGTATTACAGTCAGCTCCTTGGAGTTCTTTTCGTCTGTATCTGTATATGCATCAATCATATAATAATGATCATCTGCATATATCATGCTGATATAATGATCATATGTGAGACTCAGCGACATTATGTTTACATCGCATGTGTCTGTGATCCCCACAATAAAATTTCTGTGCATGTTCACAGCTATACTGAGTCGTTTATATGCTGCCTCATTTTGCTCTTTGTTCCAGCCTTTGACAGTTAAGCACCGTGTCAAATCGAATCGCATTTGCAAGAATCTCTGAAATGTATCATGTGACACAAAGTATGTAAGCACAACACATGGACATATAACATTTTCATTATACTGGCGTGATCCTGCCTCTTGTTGTATCTGTTTAATACACAGCTGTCCTATGGCATCTTGTTTTTCTGGAGCTAGTTGATTAAGACACAAGTTTGTGTTCTGTACACTTACCCAGTTCATTTATCATTATGTCAACCCGTTCACGATCAGCCCGCCTCATGGATGCACTAACGTCTTTGCTCAGCTGTGCATACGCGGTTTTAAAGCCATCAATGGTAATGCGCTTGTTCATGTCTTTCATATCTTTCATGTTGGTGACGTGTCGAAATTGGTGTTCTGCAATGTCTTATAAAAAATTTGGGTGATTGGCCTAAAATAAAAATTTACAGTTTTTGTGATTCGAACTTTATAGAAACTTTACAACAAAACGAAAATAACGAAACTATCCACAAATGGACACACAACCAACACACAGCGTTGATGCTATCAGTGATGAAGATTTCAAATGCAGCATTTGTATGTGTTTGTTCTACGAACCAGTGTGCTTACAATTCTGTCAACATACGTTCTGCAGACAGTGCATATCCAAAACTACAAACCCTACCTGTCCACTATGCAGAACAGTTACCATAGGCCTACAAGATGCTGCAACGGCAATGCAACCAAATCCGTTACTTGTGTCGATAATTAAGCATCGGTTTCCTGGAGAGTATGGATCTGAACAAACTAAAACCAAGCCAAAAAAATCTAAAACCAGTAAGCCTAAAGAACCAAAAGAAGATGCTGTACAGCCTTCAACATTACTGACAGTAAGACGAGATAGATCCATGAACTGGTCATATACAAGAGAAGAACGAGATAAGCTCATATTTGTCTTTGGAGCCATTTGCTTTCAGTTTACTCTCTGTTGTGCAATATTGTTATACAATAGTCTACGTGATGCAGGCGACGCACTTCCGGCAAATATTATATACTATTACGAAATCGTAGTGTGGCTCCTATCATTCCTACAGACGATATGCGCAGTTGTCATATGTTATACACTGATCAAGCATGAATCATATCTATTCATGTTTTTGATTGTTACAAAGGCGCTCACAACCGTGCTCATTATATTCATATGGATTTCGATGGTTGTGGATCATTATCACGCGATTGCAAAAGCATCACTGTCGTGGTCATTATTAGCTATGACAGCGGCTATGCAACTGGGGATGCTTGGAATTGAGGTGGTATCACCACTTGAAGCACTCAAAGTTTTTATACCTTTCCATGCTCACGAAACCGAAATAAACTAAGATTCAACTTAATATAGACAATGTAACAGTTTCTTCTTTTCTGTAGTTTGTTCACAAGATGGACAACCAAAACGACATGTCAGAAACACGTAACGTGGAGCATTGTGAATCACCTAAAACTCAACAACGGAAGGTCTACACGCGAGATCAGCTATGTGCTATAATGGAACTTATGTCGAAAATCAAAGATGATAACTTGGTCAAGTTCTTGCATATTCGCAATATGGTTGTACAAAACGCTTAACGCGGAAAAGAATGACCTTGTAACAATAAACGAAAACAAAAAACAAACTTAGTGCTGTAGTTTTATCTAATCAATGTTAGTGTTGCTTTTTGGTTTTGCCCTTGTTCTTTTTCTTTGGTTCGGGGTTGTCGAGATCAACATGTTGCTTTTCAATTTGCGTTGCCAAATCAGTGATTTGTAATGCTTGTCTCTGTAAGACATGTCTAACAAGGCCCTTTGTTGAAAATTCCTTGGCTTGGGTTTCCTTGATATAACTTTCCGATATAGTGTCCATGGTTATTGGATCGCGTATGAGCAAAAGTGCAACAACATACGAGCGATATGACAGAGTTGTTCCTTCGAGCCTGAACGTGTGGTACTTGTGCATCAAGTTATGCACCTTAGTACAGAGATTATTGATGGCCAATGGGTCATTATTTTCAAAGCGAAGTGTCTCAACAAGGTTGTCAGCAAGGTTCTTGTTCGATGGTGTCTCGCGTTTAAAAAATACATCCATAATCGCAACGATCTCCTCGGTTCTGAGCTGTTCGTCGAGTTTGCCTTGGCAGTGCATGATAAACTTGTGTACTCTGTCACTGTCTATCACCATATCTTGATTGACAAACTTGTATAGCTTTTCCAGATCAGCTCCATAATAGTTGTTGGTTGCAAGCCAAGTGCCAATCTCGATAACTCCAAGTACACTCTTTTCTTGTTCAATTGGATTTGATTTATCCGAAGGTCTGAAATAACTGCAAACGGCTGTAATGAGTTTGTCTGGAAATCCATTCGTTCCGCCCAATCGAAGTTTTCTGAGATTCTCAATGTACTTGGTTTTGTTTGTGTTAAACTCTTCTTGTTTGCTTAATTTGATGCATTTGTCGTTTATGTTGAGTTCTTCCTTGGTAAAGTATGGTTTAACGTTTGCTGCATCCTTTTCGTCGATTTTTTTGTATTTGTTTTCGATATTGGAAATAAACTTGGTACGTGCTTCAGAGTCTAAAACAAATATTAGATGATTTTATAATATTCATATATTACCCATTAGCGATTTTGTAATTTTTTGATAGTTCGTAACGGCGGTTATGTATGGGTCGGTATATAGTGTGAAATAAAAAACAAATTGAAAGAAATCTTTTTGTTTAGCATATGACACAATTTGACATGGCTTCGTGTAGAACTTCAACAAAAGCTTCGTAACCAAAGAGACATGAAAATGAATAGTCCGTGTCAAGAATGTGCTAAGCATGAATGCAGTATTTTTGGGATGCACCAAATAAAAGCAGTGTGTACTAATAAACCATTTTTGCCTGTGTATTGACTATCATTAAAGATGGACATAAGCTGTATTGAATCGTTGTTGCTTGCAAGGGTACTAAACATTATAAAGATGTACCATAGCAATATAGAGCTCCGTCGTGCAGCACCACCGATATCATCTGCATATAGCAATGATGACATGATCGAAACACCGGATCGCATGTACATTTCACATGCAAGTGACCAAAACGCTATATGGTGGACACGTGATAAAACTGTATACCAGGGTCATGGTGATTGGTGATATATCAGATATTACAAATATCTTAAATGTGGATATTGTTAACAGATGCACTAATGCTATAACTATAACACGATGCGAGCCAACACTCGCAGACCAGTTTGTATACGTATTAGATGCATGTGCAAAAGCAATGGGCAAGAAATTACAGGCCGAAAAGATTACACGCAAAGTTTTACTGGACTACAAGTTTGTTAGTGGAGGACACGGCATGTACGATGAGGTTTTCATTGTTGTAATAGACAAGGACAGACAATTGCATGCGAACGATAAGTTAGGATCAAGCGTTTTATTTGACAGTAAAATGCATTAAATATAATATTTCATTGTTGAGCTTTGTTAATCATCAGCTTTGCGTAGGCTTGTTATTGCTTCAGCTATCGATTCTAGCAGGTTATTATCAACAATGTTTTCCATGTTGGCGAGGTCTCGTGTGTTGGCTTCAATCGAGTTCAGGGTGCTGTCAATGGATCCCAAGGTGTCGGACATGTTCATAAGCGCATTTGTGATAGAGGAACCATGTTTGGATTGATCTTGACGACGCTTGAATTCATATTGTCTCCAGAGCTTTCTAGCGAGTAACTTATAATCAAACTTTGAAGGGAGATCAGTGAGGTGAACGATGTTATCATTGAAGCACTTGGGGCATATCCAATAGCAAACCGGAATGTGCTCTTGTTTAGCGATCAAAAAGTTCCTCATGCTGGAGAAGCTGGGGCGTGTGTAAGGATGAGGTTTCACTCTCCGCATGAGTCCTGTAGAGCCGTTGGCTGGAACATATCTTTGGTGGGTGCCGTTCAATGTCTTGAATTCTTGTGTTCTATCGTATACCGTATTAACTTGTGTTTCATCTACCCTATGTAGATTCCCGTCATGCGATTTTCTGAATATGCGCCCATCCATCCCGTGTTGATCGTGTAGCTCTAGAGTATAATTTGTTCCTTCAGGCAAAGCTTGTGGTACATGAGAGACGTTGAGATCAGTTTCGTCAATCTCGGTTTCAAACTTGCAGTCCATACAAATTACATGCACTGATAAATCTCGATAGAGCCGTTGATCATGTATGGCCATCACCTTCTCAAATGAGTTTCTGGCTTCTTCAGCGATATGGACATTTCCAATGTGGGGATTGTCAATTTTGTTAGCGGTATTTGGAGTATCAAATGTGTTGTTGTCATCCTCGTATGTGAATCCGATAATAGGTGAAGATGTTTCTGAGTCCATATTTGATTATTGAATTGATAATATAACTATGATTATATAAGTATATTAAATACCAAAAATTTTATCAAAGTACGTACCAAAGTATGTTTCCGGCTATGCAAATGTTTGAATTTGTGAATAAAAAAAATAAACTTTTTTACGTACGACATGGTTTGACATAATGAACTTCGAAACACCAAGTATCGTAAGTTGTCATGAAAACATACATCTGCACTGTTGCCGCTGAGAATCAAGGATAAAGCCTGACGAATACAGGGCTAAGCAAAAAATGTTATCCTCGTGGTAATAAAATATTCGACTACTTTATCCTGAATACGAGTTTAATTGGTGCACACAAAACGTGACTTATGTAATCACTTCGACTACCCCCATATAAAAGTATATCTTATATATCATATGTTAAGGAATAAGTGACTGACCAAAAGTTGAGACCCGCATAAAAATGCAGTTGTCAAGGTTACTAGAAAATTCATAGAAGTTTCAGTCAACGTTACTAGGTTGACTCCGGATATTTACCGGGAAGTCAACCTAGTAACGTTGACTGAAAAGTTTTTGAAATTTCCAAATTACCATGACAACTGCATTTTTATGCGGGTCTCAACTTTTGGTCAGTCACTTATTCCTTAACATATGGTATATATGATATACTTTTATATGGGGGTCTCGAACACGTACAAGAATAAATATTGGTTATACCAAGAGAAACACTTGGGCGTAAAACGAAACTATATGCTCATATAATATAATTTATATATGATTTTACATTCCTGTTTGCGTTTGTTTTTGAGTTTGTAATGTTTGAACCCAGCGTAAGTCACATGTGCCACAAGTCCAAAGTCTATAACCGCAGTTAGCTCCTTCATCGTCCCAAATGTGATCGCATTTCTTGAATATGTTACGAAGATCTTTAGCCTGATTGTGAGCTTTTGGATCAGTAATACCAGCAGAACACTCATAACAGTTGGAGCAGAAAATAAAGACATTGTTCCAGTAACCGAGGGTGCACATCGTTGGTGGTATTGCACTGTCAACTTGCCAATCTTCGTATTCACAGACGCCACATACTGGAATTTGTAATGTTGTCTTGCAGTCGCCCATATTCGTTGAGTTTGATCAGGAAAGATAATAATAATTGACATTGAAATAATGAAAATGACCGCGGCACAAAAAATTTGTTCAGCACAATTTTTTTGTCCCGAGTAAATTTCCGATAAAATTCCCGGAGATTTAAATCTTTTTTTGTTTCATGTTTTATTTCACGCGCGCACAAAAACATTAACTAAAATATTGATATGCAGACCCTCTTGTGTATGCGCCAGTGATCAGATTGGCATTGTGATCCACAATAGTACACATTCTTGCAGACGGAGCAAGTGTAGATTCCACTTTCTTTTCCACAAAAGCTGCACATGACATCTTTGTGTACGATCATGTAACCTCTTGAGTGAGATGACAAAGCCTTGTATCCAACAATGTCCATTTTCACATTGTCCATATCATGTGGGTTACGTATGTATTTTGCATGGCACCTGGCTGTGTAATGATCAACAGGTGCAAGCCTTCCTGTTGCCTTTGCAATATTATTTGATAGACCCGTATATTTTGCATACATGTCCATGATACCACTTAAACGGTCGTCTATGCCTTCTTTACTCAGTTTAGAGGTGAACTCTTCTGTTGAAATGACGGCATTTTGTAGGGGTCCAAGCAAATTCGGGTTTTTCCTCAGCTCTTCTACGAAAGCCTGAAGCTGGTTCATGTTCCATGTCACGTGATATTGGTTTAAAACCACTTTGCGGATGTCATCATTAAGTTTTTTGAGTTCGTCCTCGGTAATCGCGCGTGCTTCTGGTTTGTCTGATAGCTCGTCTGGTTCAAGTTCCTTAAATGCAGCCCTGACGTTGTCTATGTAAATCAACCAAGGGTAGTTTGGGACTTCGCTCTTTTTCATGTTCTCAAAATCAAGAAAGCCATTGTTGGTTGAGCTTGTGCGTACAAACTGTCTGATTGTCATATCAACAAGCGATTTGGCACCTCGTGCGTTTGATGTAGCAAATGAGTCAATATGTTCTGTAAAGAACTCTACCAGTTCCTCTTGTACAGTTTTGCCTTCTGTTGCCATAAGTTTGAATATGCCTCTCATAGGATTTGAGGTCGAGTATAATGTCAGGGCGAATATCTTGGCGAGTTCAACAGGTGTATAGGACTTGAACTCGATCTTGTTTGGGAATCTGCTCTTAAAACCAACATTGATAGTATAAAACCTATCCTCAATTTCGTGCTTATAACCAGCACCGATCACTCCCATTTTTGTTCCAAAAGCTGACATCTCCGCAAGCAAAGTGTTTGCTGCATCTTCTCCGTAATCCTTTTCGCCATTAGCACTCCCCAGTCTGTAAATCTCGTCTATGAAGAGCACTCTACCCAAGGCTTTACCGATGGTAGTTAATGTTTTTTGCTCAGTCCATCCTAGGTAGAGATCGGTAAGATCCTCTTTCTTCACATAAACCATGGCTGTTTCTTCTGGATTGTCTAATGGATCGACATAAGCAAGCATTTTAGCCTCTGCTTTTTTATCATCCTTTTTTTTTGATGATGAGAGACTCTTTTTGTTGTCCTTGTTCAAGTAATCGGTAATGCGAGCATTGATTTTTGCATAATCATCAGCTGTTGGTTTCTTGATGAGTCCCAAACATCCAAGTATGATTGACAATTTCTTACCAAACTCGGTTTTACCTAATGAAGTTTAAAACAAGGTTACCACATGAACTGTTTTTCTGTACCTGTTCCGGGTTCTCCATAAAACATAAAGTTGAAACTGACATCTCCAATACTATGAAGCCCTGTAATGTACTGGTGTAGGTAATCAGCCAATGCTAGCTTAGCTTGTGTCTGGCCAACAAATCTGTCTCTGATATACTCAATCTGTTCAACAAATATTTTGACTACGTTATCAGGGAGGTTATCAACGGCATTAAGTGGGTTTGTTCCATCGGGTAAGAAGAGCGTCCTCTGTTGCTTGGATTTAACCCACTCGATGATTTTGTCAAATGTTTGATTGGCCTTGGCATTACCCTCTGCATCTTCTTCTGTGACAGCATTCCAGGTCTTTAGGATGAGCTCTCTGTCTTTCTTTGCACGGTACTCGTGTATGAGTATGTCAAACTGACTTTCAAACTTTTTAAAGTCAGTTTCTGAACCGTCTATGCTTTTCCATAGCGACTTGAAATTTTGTTTGAAATGTGTAATAAAATGGCTGACAGTGATATCTTCGCTTTTGTCATATTGGAATAAAATTTTAATGACAGGCACAAGCTCGCCTTTGAGAATGGTAGGTGCAACCCTGGGAGCTCCCCTTACAGGTCTGAGTGTCCCTGTAACTGCCTTTGATCCTGTTCTGAAGCCTTCAAAGCGACGAAGCTGATATGAAAAGATGATCGCCATTTTACCCTTCAACGGAATTTGCATTTGCTCTGGTCCCTTAAAGTTTTTGTATGGGTCTTTCAGTTCATCCGGTGTTGTTTTATCGACGTCGGTATGTGTCACATCTTCGGTTTGTTTTGGTGTTTTTCTTCTTTTTGATACAGGTGTCGCTTTCTTCTCTGGTGTAGCTTTCTTCGGTGGTCTACCTCTTGTTTTCTTTTTTGGTTCATCTTTTGTTTCCTCTTCATTTCCAGGATTTATCATTGTTATTTGTATTGGTTTTATTGGCACGGATGTTGATGTGTTTGCAGGTGTTGAAGCCCTTCTTCGGTACGGTACCGTGAATATACGCCTTGGGGAAGGAGCAACGTCCATACTAGCTGAATTATCAGTTTCGGTACTATCCTGTTTACTGCTTTCTTCGCTTTGTGGGCTTTGTTCATTAACATTTGGTGATGGAACAATGGGTTGTTCATTAACATCTGGTTCTTTTTCCTCTTCGCTTTCACTTTCGCTTACGTGTCCTGGTTTGCCAGATGCCTTGGTTTTATTTGTTACTTTCTTTGGTGTCTTTGGTTTTCTCTTTTTCTTTTTCTTTTTCCCTGGTTTGTCTTCTGGTTCATCTGGCTCTGTCTCATATTCTGATACCTCTTTCTCTTGCTCTTCTTCTGATTCTGACTCTTCTTCATCCTCATCTACATCTTCATCATCATCATCTGATGAACCAGAATCGTCTATGTTAACTTCGAGTGGGACAGCTCCGGTTCCATTTGCTTTTGCTGCAATTGCACTAGGATCCAGTTGAATTTTTAAAGTCCTTTTGGGCTTCTTTTTTGGTGGGTCTTTTTTGACGGCCTCACACACATTGGGAATACCAGAGCGTTCTATGCTCTCTATTAAGCCACCGTCTTCCTTAATGACGTTGATACCGGTGCCGCTCATCAGGAGCCAAATACCCTGGAGTATGTTACCGATTAAGTCCTTCCTTGTCAGCGTCAATGTCCAGTCAATCTTTCTTTGTGGTACACCACGTTTTCTGACAATTTTGCTGTATTCGTTACGGAATATGTATTCAATGTCACGTCCGTTCGGGTGAATGTCTCTAGAGTATTCTTCTATGCACCGTACAACAAAATCTGCAAAGAATCGCTGATATGCTTTCTTAACAAAATCAATACGTTTGAGTGATCTGTTTCTCTTCAGCTTTGCCAGGTGATCAGCCCTGCCTGCCGGTTTCATACCACGGTTACAGGGTAGGTTAAGCACGTCAGCATATGCCTCGTACAGGTCATCATCAATGTTCCATGTATCAATAACTTCCATTTGGCACGTGCAAGTGGTAGTTTGTATCACATAAAAACGTTCAAAATCTAAATTTAGCTGACCAAGTTACAAATATTGTTATGAAATGAACGTACTTCTTAATATCAGTTTTATAGGCTGTTAGTTTATTTTATTCATTTCACAAAACAATACATTTTGCTAGCACAAAAAATGAGTGGATTCAGTGCAACAATCGATAACGCCCAAATACAAAAACTTGCCAAGATTATGCGTGAACAACAAAACAACGAAAATGTTACACTATGCTTTAAACCTGGTAGTAATCTGCTACTGGACTTTGTTTACCGAAGGTTTAACAAAGATCACAAACTTAGGCCATCACGTAGTATTGTTGTCAAGCTCGATTTTTTATGCACTGTACACGGCTTTGATGAAATTCTGGAAAATGGCCTAAACGAAGATCAAATTGCCACTCTAACCGGCCCTGTAGTTGACGAGTTTAAAAAAACTCGCCTCATCGACATTGACAAAGCATTTCCTAAAGGTAGCACCGTGGTGATTGTCTATACTATAGAAGTTTCGGTTAGTCAATTAACTATCAAATACTGACGGTCAAGTCAAGATGTGGGCCATGTCTAAACTTGTGTTTGGTATATTCGATTGCAGTATCGTGCCGAGTCTTCTTGATATGTGCTTGGAAACAGTAACGACAGCAATGTTTATAAACAAACCACTAGACATGCCGGTCCGCAAAATCAACCTGTATGAATATACATTGATATGTAATAGCATATGGGAATCATTATTAGAAGACATTCAAAAACTGTTCAGACTATACTGGAATAAACGAATTGATGCTGGACTCATCAGGGCTTCGGATGACAAACAATGGTTGCTATTCAAAACCAAATACAGAGTGCCATCTAACGGAGAGTCAAACTGGAGGAGTCTGTTACACGAAGATTGGCAAATGTTAGCACCGTTGAAATTGCATTCACCTAACGCGTTTTTAACCAATCGTTTCAGCTACAGAAACATAATACGAGGATCATCAGATTGTATATGTGATAACTTAAACAAAAATGATGTTCACTATTTTTTATGTTTTCTATTAGTCCGTCGATCATTCATTTCAATGTCATCTTCTTCTTCGTCCTCTTCACCTTTTTCCATATCAACATTCATGAGCTTCTTGTATGACTTCATTGTTTTCTGGTTATGCTTATTCTGATTTTTGCGGCGCCTGTTTCCTGCATACTCTGAATCCAGATCATCATCTGTATCATCTTCACAGGCCCTGCAGAGACAAATACAGCAATACCGTCTCACAATCTTGCTTGTGCAATTGAACACACCAACCAGTATCGCCCTTATAATGACCAACAGACAGAAGAGTAAAAGCACTCCTACACATCCAAACACCCAGAAAGACAGGTCAGGTATGTAAAAGTTTGGATCAGTAACAACTTCTGATACGTCAACGCCTTCCTGTCCACTGTACAGGTATATACCCTTGCCAATGTAGCCAAACAAAACAACAAAGATTAAACAGCAACATATCCCTGCTGCAAACTCGAAAATCTTACATGGATTGAGACACTCTAAACACATTGTATTGTTTGTTATTGACTCACGTCAGTTATTGGTTAAAAAAGATCTGATCATTTATTGTATAATCACTCATATCTGATTTCTTTTTCACACCACACATTTTCATCAATATAATCTTATGTCAGGATCTACAAAACTACATAGCGTAGCCAAACATTTAAATTTGGTGAGCTTGGTGCCCTTTAACATGTTGGTTACATCAATGTGATAGAAGTCTCCAGCGTAACTGACAGATTCACGAGCACGTAGATTCGTGGGGGATATCAATGTTCTCAGAAACTTGACAAATTCTCGGTCTAAATCAAGCTGTGCATTAACCCATCGTGGTTCCTTTGTTATTCCAATACACAACCCATTCGATTCAACGGTGTCCTTGAAATCATTGTATATCTTTATTATCCCGTTGCATAACGCATCCATGCCAAGAGCGTTGGCCTCGAATAATGTGTAACTACACTTGTGCTGGTAGTTAGCGAGTTTCACATGTTTATAAGCTGTGTGTTGTTCCTGTACTTTTCCGAAAAGGTGTTCAATTGCTCTATCTTTGGTGTCACCAGCGAGCGTGTCTCCATTTTGCTCTTTAAATTCCACAGTTGTGGTCTTGTCCTTATTGTGTCTGATCCTTATTTCGCGTCCGTTCTCGGCTTTAAATCCAATATAGTATATGACCCGCATTCTTATCAGTTGCGCTATGCACCAACCCAACGATTTGCTGTTAAATATGTCGTTCGTAATTACTCTGAACTTTTTGCATGTCCTCTGTATTCGACAAAAGGGCCAAAAGTTGTATTCCATGCTAGACAGGACATACTCTAAAATGATTTTCCATATTTCATTTGGTATCCCGCACAGTGCACCTTCCCTAGCTTTGTCATTCAGATAGACAAATCTTTTGACCCTTTTGCTTGGTTGTTCTTGTTTCTGCTCATGATGTTCTTCTTGTTCTTGTTCTTGTTCTTTATCTTGATCCATTATTTAATGTTTTTTACCGTCCTTTTCTTTGCATAGCTAATTATAGATATTTGTCTGTGTTATACTTTTTTTGACCAACTGAATATGTGGTCAGTATGCAAGGCAATACACAACTGTGCTATCATTGTGAAAAATACATAAACTTGGATACAGATGGTTTTGAACAATGCCATAGGTGTTCTCGATATTACCATTCAGATATAACATATCACATATGTAACAACATTGGATGTGACATAGATTGCATTTGTGCCAATTGGATATCGCATTATTCGAAGAAATGTGAAGGCTGTGATAGGTTATCCTATATACGAGGGTCTTACAAAAGCATGCTTAGGTTTATATCAACAGCTGTTTTGGGTAGCGTTTTGGAGCTTAATGGAAAAGTTAAAACACTATTTGATACTTGTGTAATACACATACTTGCCAACAACGTACAAAGCGAGTTTCTGAAAAAGTATCAGAATGTACTTCCAACTGAAGTTATAGACAAAATACGAGGTTCTTATACAAAACTTGCTGCCTTAATATCAACGGACAATGATGCTTTGCGTTACATGAACCATCACGATTAACGAAATAAAAATGTAAAACGCAAACTAGTACCCCCATATAAATTGATATCATATATATCATATGTTAAGGAATAAGTGACTGACCAAAAGTTGAGACCCGCATAAAAATGCACTCCTCATGGTAACGAGATATATCTCCAGGAAAATTCTCGTAAGTTTCAGTCAACATTACTAGGTTGACTTCCCGATAAATACCCGTGGTCAACTTAACAACTTGACCGAAAAGTATATGAATTTTCCTGGAGATATATCTCGTTGCTATGCCAACTGCATTTTTATGCGGGTCTCAACTTTTGGTCAGTCACTTATTCCTTAACATATGATATATATGATATCAATTTATATGGGGGTAGACGAGCTGATTACATACACACTATCTGAATGTGAACCACTCAACTACTACATAACAAAAAGACTTGTGAAAAAGTTGAAACAATATAATGATTTACATTGTATTATCATATGGTTTATATGTGATACCCTCTTCCAGGGGATAGCCACTTTGGATGAACGCGCAGTATTCTAAAAGTCTTTTTGTTGTTTTCCGTTTTCGTGTTGTAACGGCGTAGAATATCATAAGCGGCACAAAGTTGAATAGTATCAGCACAACCAAAGCAACGCCAATGACGTATGCAATACTGATAGTTAGGCCATAAACTTCTTCTACGTCATTTGTCGAAAAGTATGCAAGAGCTAGAGCAATTGGAGCTAACATGTTTACCAAGCCATAAACGAAAGCAGTGATGAACGTGCTTTGTGATGGATTCATGAAGAAAAACACCGTAAAGGCAATCTTGTCACGTCTGAGGAATATGTAGAACAGTATCATTACGGCAGGTAGCACATGGAATACTCTGTCCATGTCAAGTATGAATCCGAGCGAGTGTGTACCAGTCCCTCTATCACTGACATCGATAAGCAGATCCGGATTGTTGCCCAATACAATGAATATCAGCCAAAACACACTCCAAGTCACCCCATTGACAAGCCAAAAGAATATCGAGACAAGGTAGAATGTCAAACTCCCGTTTTTGTTCAGTAAGAATATCAGATCAAACGTGAAGAACAGAGCCTGTAACGTCCATGACCAGTTTGTAAAGTGAATCAGGTAACCCGTTGTTCCATCAGACACTAATTTGCCTATGCCAAATAACCACACAACTATTGCCCATACAAAAAACAGCACTATGGCTATCCATTTCTCGGTTTTAGTGATTATAAACATTTCTTGATGTTAACAGAGTAACACAACATTAGCAGGTATTATATAACGGCAAAAGCTATACACCTGTCGAACAAAAAAACATGCGAAATTAAACTTGCATATATCACTCCTTTTTAGTTCATTATCGTTTCAGATGCTACACAAACTGTTTGAGCATTTGAGGCAAGTATAGCAACCCTCTGCTGCTATCATGGGTATCTTACACTCGTGGCACATTTGTTGTCGGTTGTTGGTATGTTCTGTTTGTACATTTTTACGCTTTTCCATATACGGTGACTCACCAGCAGCGCCTATGTCTTCAGCAGAAGTCGTTACAACAATCTGATTTTTCTTTGGTTCTTCTTTCCTTCCGACATTTAAAACTTGTTCAGATCTGCATTTATCCCTGTACACAGTTACACCTTTGCATCCATTCTCCCATGCCAGCATATACCCGCGCTTGATATCCTCAACTGTACACGAACTTGGAAAATTGATTGTCTGTTAGCACGTTAGATTTGTGTTTGTGTTGTTTTTCATTTACCTTACTGATTGCGTTATCACAGTGTTTCTGAAACGTTGCTTGCATCTTTATGTGGCTATCAGGATCCATGTCCATTGCTGTCACAAAGACTTCCTTGATCCAATCAGGTAGAGCTTTGATATGCTTTACTGTGCCGGTCTCAGAAACCTCGTTAATGATTTCGTCTGTTGCTAGTCCATGTTTTTCAAGCGTGTCAATGAGTAAACTGTTTAGATAGTATAGCTTCTCTTTCCGCATAACAGACGCATAATGTGACATGGCAAAGTATGGCTCGATACCAGATGACGTATTAACTAACATGGCTGTGCTACCAGTTGGAGGTACGTTTGTCATATTGCAGTTGCGCGGCTGTTCTCCATCAGCATTGAATACACTTAGATGAACGTTTGGGAATGTTCCCTTGAGTTTACCAAGAGCATACGACGTTTTCCATGCTTCGGTTTGTCTGGTATGGGAGATCTGTTCAGCTTCTTTGATTCCTGCATCAGTTGCATAACCGATGTGCATACGGACGAGATACTCTGCAAATCCCATAGTTCCTAACCCAACTCGTCTGTTGGCTTTGCACATTTCAGCGACCTTTTCAACTGGTATGCTTGCAATGTCTATAACTGTGTCTAACATTCTGCATGCCAAACTCACAACGTATCTGTAACGCTCGCTGAGTCTCCTGTGATCACTCGTTGCAAACTGCGATTCGTTTACAGACCCAAGGTTGCATTGATCCCCACTATGCAAGAACTGCTCTCCGCATGGCTTACAACATTAATATCGTTCATGTGATGGTTCTTACATTGCTAGTCTTTAATGGACCAAGTCCAGGAAGCGGATTTGCTCTGTTTACAGTGTCAATAAATACAACACCAGGGTCACCAGATGTGTGTGCTGATTTAGCTATCTCATCAAACAGCTCTCTCGGTGTCATGTTAACTTCTTCAATGGAAGTATAACGGAAGCGTGAGTCTCTCTTGATAATCCTTGGCTTATACTGCTTATTTTTCCATTTGCACATCCATGGATTTGGATCATTTGTTCTCACCTTTTCCATAAACTCATCTGTCAAAGCAACGGATATGTTGAAGTTCTCAAGATGAGAATCCTCAGCAACGATTGCTTCAACTTTTTCACCGGGCGAATGCTTGAGTTCAACAACCTTATCTACATATCTTTTATCCTTTATGTGTATCCACTCCAAGATGTCTGGATGATCAACGCTCATAACTCCCATATTAGCGCCTAATGTATATTACATATCAATATGTTTCATATTACCGTGTCTGTTCTGCTGTTGGATAATGTTAAACACTCCATTGTATGCAACAAAGAATGAACAAGGTCCAGAGGCTGTACCGTGTGTTCTCTTTGTAACGAATCCGGCAGGTCTCAAATTATCGAAAGGAAAACCAATGCCACTTCCATGCTGCTGTAATATCGCAGCTTCGTGAAGTGTCTGAAGAATGTCGCTTAGGTCGTCTTCAAAATGCAACACCACACAATTCGGTACTGTTGGTGTATCTGAACCTGTATTGGCTAATGTTCTCCCAGCTGGAATGAACTCAAAGTTGCTCATTATGTCATAATACTGGTCTGCTAGAAACTCAACCTCGTCATGAGTTGCCCCAAATTCAAATTCCTTTGCAGCGAGTGTAGCAGCAACTCTTCTGAACATTTCTTCAGGTGTTTCAATAACCTCTCCGCTATGTTTCTTGCGCAGATACCTCTTTGAAAGAACTTTAAGTCCGTTGGCATCAAATGGCAGTTTTGTTGTCAATCCAATGCTATCAGGTATTGGCTTACTAGTCCATTTACTGTCCAAGCTTTCGAGTTCTCTGAGTGATTCCGGAACAACTGGGTTAAGTGGATCAGCAAAGTGAAAGTTCAGTCGCGGTGACTTGAGCACTTCAGGTTTGTATGTCTTTCCCATTCTCGTCTGAAATGAAAAACAATTAGAATTACGCAATGTAATGAATATTGAATTTGTTTACACACTTTGTGGTATCTTCCTAGATTTCTAATTGAATTGGACATTTGTCAAGTATCAAATATTTTAAAAATATGTTATGCGTATTGACGTATCGACCGTACACTGCGCAACGAAAACTATACCTAAGTATATACTTTGGTTATGTCTTATCCTTTTCACAGTGTGTCTGCGTGGGTATTCCTTACTAATGTAATACAATTTATATTACAAAACTACTAGAAAAACAACACAGTGTTTCTTGCGTTATTGTGAAACTAAGATCTTTGTTCTCATGAACGGTCACGAGATAAATATTGACCTGTCCGGAATCGTCATCCGACACCCACACGGGTTCAAAATATTATGTTGTAGTTTATTGTATTTGAGCGTGTAGATCTTAAATCTCATCTAGACTGATCTTAGGATTGGTTATGTAAATTGTGTTTTATTGATGTTCAACACAGTATTGTTTGTGTATCTTCCAGTCTCGTTTTTGACATTCCTTTCCGCAGTAATGCACATCCTTGCATCTTGCACATACATCCATTTTGATGTCAACCTTTCCACATTTCATACATTTCACTGTTATTGTTGCATTGTTCATGTCAACCAGTTCGATATTGGTAGGCATATCTGATGGTTTGTTCTCAATCTTGTCCTGTGCATCGCGTTTGATTGTTGCATATCGACAATGTCTTTTTCCGTTATTCATGCGTATCAGAACGGCAAACACGAATGCCTTGACCGGGTCGTGACTGTCTACATTTGATAGAACTTCGATCCAATCAGAGTCAACTATATTGTCCCTTGTCAAATATCCATATGTCGGTTTCTTGGTAAGTACACTGGTATCACCAGATTCACAGTTCACGCATATTATGCCTCTTTTTTTGTTTTCTTGAATGAATGTTTTCTTTGCAAGGTCATGAAGTGCTACCGAGTTGCATTTCGCCTGGTCAAACATAAAGCGAATAATATTGTCATCAGTTTTGTTAAAATCTAAACCAACATTGTCATCGGTCATTGCTTGAGTTTTAGGTGGTAAAGGTGCAAACTTTGTGTACCACATCCTTTTTGATAATGCATAAGGTCACATCAAATATTACATAAATAGATATAGGCACTACATAATTATACGCTAACAAAACACACAGGCATTTCAAAACAAAGTGAAAAATGGATGAATATTATAATTGCAGTGTATGTGGAACAAAAGGCTTGTTCAGAGAGAATTTGTACAGATGTCGTTGGTGCAACTCTGTTTATTTCTGTGGACATTGCTTAGACCACCAATCCTACCGTTTTAATGAACATATATCGACCTGTGAAAAATTCCAAGCAAACAAAAATAATGGATATGATAATTGCATTGTGTGTGAAGCAAAAAACATGTTCAGAAAGGACTTTTACAGATGTAGTACGTGCAAGTCTGTTTATTTCTGTCAACGTTGCGTGGACAACCAGAGCGACCATTGGCGTAAACATGTATCAACCTGTCAAAAATTACAAGTTAAAACAACGTAATGTCAACCAATTAGAACATTTACCTGCTGTAAGTTAACAAACACATAAAACGATAATCCATAAGTCTCTTTATAGAATACAAGCAATGGCTGTGACAAAGTTTTTCGAGTTGCGGATTGTAATCTTTTTATCATCGTCATTGAATTCCAGTTTTGCATTTTCTTCCTTCAGTATAGCAGTATAGCGTGATACCATCATCTTTAGGTTGATCCATGACGTTCCATTGATGCTGACTTCGATATCTTTATCAGATATCAGCGCCAAACTAACTACGATCATTTGTACTGTCGTGCTTCTACCAGTTAGCCTACCGTTGATATCACGTGACATGTTATAAATGCGTTTGAATAAAATATTCTTTTTATTACAAATTAAAGAAAGGGTACTTAAGACCACCACTATTTGCTGCAATAGGATTTAATCCGTCTGGTCCATATCTTTTTTTGACTTCCTTGGACCATTTTTGCCAATCCTTAAATCCCTCTTTTATTACGCGTGTCTGTAGTTCTATGTTGTTTTCGTTGTCAGCTGTCCATGCCCATGTCTCGAAGTCCTTATATAAAGCCTTTGCAGATGGCCATTTATTTTTGGGTATTGTGGTTGCTGGCTCACACTTGTACCGTTTTGTAAGAAACTCGACCATTGTGGAATCATCTGTTAAATCTATTGATTTTTCTTTTTGCTTTGACTCTGATTCAAGTTTGCGTTTGTGTGATTTGACAGCTATTTCAAGTGGGTCACTGGTAACTTGTGTATCGTTGCACTCGCTCTTCTGTCTGTTTTTTAAACCAGCTTTAAATAACTTTGCATCGTCTCGATAACTTTCTAAAAGCCTTTTTTCGCTAAGCAAAGTCATTCAATAATATATTATATAATATACGTATATTCTTGCAGCGATAGTTTGTTACTCATTAGATATTGTTTGTCCATTGATCTAAATAATTTACGGCTGAGTGAATAAAAAATAAACACGAAAAATGTTTATGTTTACATGACACATTTTGACACCGTATCGCGTTGAACTTAAAAAACAAAACTTTGTAAAATATTGTGAAAATGAACAAAGACGAATGTAAACTCGACTTTGCACGTCGGAGCGAGGAACAAAATAAAAACGATATCCCATATATATATTATAAGGATCGTAATAACAATATAAACGAAAAGCAACTATGCGTAAAGACTATCAAATTGTGGGCAAAGACAAAGGACATATCAAAGAGTGAACAGGACACTATAGGATGCCAAACAGAGATTTGCATGTTCACCAAATTCATCAAGAGGGATGCTGAATCGATGCGTTACTCATATGCATGTCCCGCATATGTATCAATGGAAAATATCGTTGCCGCACAAAATCCAAAGAACAAAAAACCAAGAGTTTGTGGAGTATTCTGCATCGAAAAGTTTTGCCACGGTTCTCTAATAGACTTTACATGCTTCTTTATGGGATTCATTGCTCCAAACAATATCGGCATCAAGTTGGCGAGTGTGATTCCTGCAGGTTCTGATATCTACAACGGGAAAGTGAAATCTGATCATGCTCTCGTCCAACAACGGTTCTTAACAACAAACTTCTCAGCTGCACTAGCACATGCATCCAGACTTCAAAGTAATGACAACAGTTACGAAGAACAAATGGAAAAACATGAAGAGGTTGACGTGATCAGTGGGAAAACGATTCACCAAACATTACCTGAACCACAACGCAATAATCCAACAATTTGGATCTACGTGTACGGGAAGGATATACCAACTGAATCAAAACAAGACAAGAAGATCTTTGGAACGTTCAATTTGGAGACAGAAGTCATGAAAAGACTCACGGTTCTTTGTGCAGTTCATAACGGAACCCAGAGTGGCAAACAGGACATTGATCAACAACTGATACGGGAACTTCCAATATACGGGAAACGCGATATGGAGATTGCAAGGATGTGCATGCACTTTCTCATTGCTGCTACCGCTTACGATGATGTACTATCTACTTGGTACATTTCGACTGAATCGCAAGTCCTGGCTGTATACTTGAAGATGCTGATAGACGTAGATGACAAACTTTTAACACTTCGCAATAACGGAATAAGTCTCAGTGACATCAACGCTGACGACACAATCAACATTTGGAACAACTTGGATTCATATATATGTGATATACAGGAATATAGAATGGGCAAAGTAGCAGCAAGTGCAAAGACATACCTATCTGGAATACAGAACAGGCGACAAGTAGATGACAGAACAACTGGAAAGGACGAGTTACAAATTGCTCTAGATCTTGTTCAGCGTTGCAGACGATACCTTGCAGATAACTTGAACCTTGTCATCGATGAGGAAACATTTGAGGATCCAGATGACGAGACGCCAATCGATGACACTGCTGAGCCTGATCAAGATGACGAAGCAAACATAAACGACACTGAAGACATACCAGTCGATGATAACACTGACGATATTGATGAAAGCGAAAGTGAGGATGAAGATAGCGAACAAAGCAGTGAAGAAAAATCAATACCAGTGTTTGGACTAGACACAAATGCTATCAAACGTAGAATCATGGAAAATGCACAAAAGATACAAAAGGAAAAAGAGCTGAGAGAAATAAACACAGAAGACAACTATGACGACGAGGATGAGGCTTTTAACATATCAGACTGGTTATAAAAAAGTGATACAAAGTACAAATTTTACTGGTTTTTTTGATTCGCTTTTATTTTGGTTTTTCATACACAGGCTTGTTCTGCATAAGTGCCAATGCGCTCAGCTGCTTTTTAAACAGTTCGATCTGGTCGCTCCGTTGTTTGAGACTTGTTTCCATGGATGTTATTTGTGAAAGCAATTTGGCATTCTCGCTCTGCTGAGTTGATAATTTGCTAGCCACGTCAATAAGTTTTTTGTTTAGGTCACGCTTTTCATTATTCAAGTTTGCAATCTCGTTGTCTTTTTGTTTGGCTACAGTGTCTATACTTGAGCTAGCCTTTGTTGCATCAACCAATTGACTTCTGAGTTCATCGACTATTTTGATCTTATCCTGTTTTTCAGTCTCAATCTGCTTAGAGAGTGCAGTTTTTTCAGCATTTAATTTTTGTATCTTATCCTGGATCTCGGCGTCCTTCTTGGTAATTTGATTCTTAAGATCATTGATGCTGTTTTGCAGGGTTTCGTTGTTTGATCTAACGGTTTTCAGTGATGAAAGCTCCTTTACTGTGCTGGCATGTTCGGTCTTCAGAGCTGACAGTTCTGCAGTTGTTTCCGATAGTAGAGCTTCAATTCTCTTATTTTCTACAAACAGGCTGTTCAGATCATCGTTGATACATGCATCGAGTTTTTGTGTTAACTCTGTAATTTTGTTTGTATCTTCTTGATTTTTGTTGTAAAGGCTCACAAGAGCTTCTTCATATTCAGTGACCTTTGCCTGAAGCTCGTTACGCTCTGTAGTTAAAGCAGTTGCTTTTGCAGATATCTCATTGTAATCAGAAATGTTCTTCGCTTGTTCAGTTAGCACCTCAAGATTACGTTTTAAGTCTTCTAGTCTTTCCTTTTCCTTTTGAAGCACGTTCTTCTCTTTGAAGAGTGCATCTTGTCCGTCTCTGAGAGCATCGGAATCGGCATCCACAACTTCCTGTTTTTCTGTCAATTGTTTAAGAAGAGCTTTGTCTTGTTCAATTTTAATGTTCAGCTCCCTTAGTTTTGCGTCAGCTTTGCTCTCCCGGTCTGATGATTCAGCTACAAGTTCTGTATTTTTCTTTATCTTTTTGTTTAAGTCATCGCGCGCTGCTATTATGTTCCTAAGTTCAGCCTCGTTGTTTTTTCTTGTCTCGGCTAGTTCAGCTTTTTCCTTTTCCATTTGTGTTTTGGCATTCTCAAATTTTCTTGTTTCTTCAGCCAGCTTGAGTTCGCGATCTCGGATTTGTTTCTCTTTTCCTTCGTTCTCCAATTTTTGTTGTTTGACCTCGGCATCGAGAAGAGTGAGGGCTGTCAATTCCTCTCTAGCTTTGTTTTCTATGGCACGAATCTCTGTTTCTTTGGTTCTGATCATGATATTGTTCTTTTCTATCTCATCAAATGTTTCATTCTTGATCTTTGCATTCTCTTCCTTGAGCTGCACAAGTTGTTCTGCTGGTATTTTACCATTTTCCTCACATGCGTTAAGGGCTTCACTCAGTGAAGTTATCTGTGCATTTAAAAGGCCTATCTCCTGAGCATGAGCTTCGTCATTTACTCTGGTTAATTCAGCCATGTCAGCGTTGCATTTTGCTATTGTTTTCTGGTTCAGATCAGTGAGACTACTGATGGTTGCATTCAGACTGCTTTCGGTTGCTTGACATTTCACCCTGGCATCGTTGATGTCCCTATTTAGTTGTACAATAGTTGCATCAGTTTGTGCCTTTTCGTTGGCTTTGTCTTGTTCCAGTGATCTGTACTTTGCTTCCTGAATACGTAGCTCAGCTTCCAATTTGTTTATCTTATCAGTTGCTGCTTTACGTTCACTGTCTGATATTTGAGACACTTTGGCGATATTGGCCTGTTCACCGCTGAGTATCTTTTCAATATCACTTTTTTGCTTGAGCAAAAGTGTATTACTGGTATTGAGTGCAGTAATTTGACTCTGAGCAGCATTATAAAGCGACTGTAGTTTAGCTAGTTCATCGCGTTTAGATTCGATGTCAACTCTCATTAGATTTACATTTTCTATAAACTTGTTCCTTTCATTCTCACACTCGTGAGTAAGAGTTTCAATGTCCTGTTTGCGTTTCAGATCACACTCTCGGAGTCTCTGTTGTTCTTGTGCATATCTCAGTGATTCGTCGTTCAACAGTGCCTGTATTCTTGTGATCTCGTCTGCCAGTTTGCGTAAGCTTTCAGGTGTTTCAGACGAAACTACGGTATGAGCCGTTACTGGTAATCGTTTCTGTACACGGTTTGGTGGTGGAACCTTTGCAAATGGGTTTGGCTGGAAGAAACCAGGGACGTTTTTGTAACCCTCTACAACACCGAGTATCTTCTTCAGATTTGATAAGTCAAAGATGCTTGCAAACTCGCCTGACATCTTGTAAGCTATGTACTTGTGAGATGGGCCGTCAGCTATTGCATACAGCCAAAGATTCAGCGAAACCGGTATGCTTTCCTTCAAGTTACCACTCTTGTCAAACTCTGCAATGACAACGATTATGTTATCGATCGTCGATAGTGTGTTCATCCAATGTCTAATGTCGCCATACACATCTTCCATTTTCGTTTGGTTTTGATATATATGCTTTATGATGATCAGCATATCAACTCTTGTCGAGTCACTAATATTGTGTTTAGCACTGTCTGAATTAAATGAACCATGTGCATTGTACAAAGCAACACATATCACATCGATGAGGTATGTAATGTCGATGCTACCGAGTTTGTGCCTGTACTCCCATACTTTGACAGCTTCATCAGTGATACTCGGAACAACTATGAAATTGTACCCACGGTATGGAACGATATCAGTGGCATATATTGACCAAGTTTTGTTGGTCCTGATAAATGACTCGTATACTTCGCTTGTTACAGCAATGTTGTGCTTTGTCTTGTCGTTCGTTTGCTGCATCTTAAGATGTGTTAATTGTTTCACAACATGCATACCAGAATATAGCTGTTTTTGTGGCAATATTTTACATAATCACTTTGCACAACATATCTAACATTGTACTGTATTAAAATTTAGTATCTATTATCAAAAGTAAAAACAACACACAGACCCATGTCGATATTCGGTAATGAAACCGAGATAGAAACTAAAGAAGACAAAAGGGCAAAACTTTCAGATGAAGACCGTGACAGACTATCTGATATCGAAGCAGGACCAGCGGACATGTCACTTGAGATACTCAAAAATGTCGATTACAAGACACTGTTAATGTACTGCCAAGTAAGCCAAACAGTGCGCAGGCTGTGCAAGACTGAACCAATGCGTAAACTGAAAGCCAAACTTGGAGCACAAGTTGTATTGGAGAGGTTTATAAAGTATATCATTGTAGATGCACCGTACCTCACAGAGTTAATCATTAACTTCATTCCTGAACATAAGGAACAAATGATTGGTGCACAGTACACGGCATTCCATACCGAGGAAATTGTCAAAACTTGGATCTCCAGCAGTTTGGATATGAAGAAAGCTATCAATGCAAAATATGGCACCAGCGGACACAAGCTCCTTAAGACACTATTACAAGCAAAAGAAAACCCCAGAGCACGGATAGTTGAAAAAGAAGCTGATAGATTCGCTCTCATGGTCAAAATACCAGACCATTCCCTAGTTTTGAATGTGCTTCGAACACTCTCACTTGTTCCTGGACACCCAGACGTGAAAGTAAGAATGGAGTGGCCAAGTAAATCAGATGTAAAAACACCAAACGAAATGCTTGACGTTTGTCTATCAAAATTCAAACACCTGCATTTAATCAAAGACAAATTTGAAGACTGGGATATAGAAAATAAATCAGTAACATTTAAGATTAACCTGGACACATGGGCTGACAACTTTATTTCTACTTGATAGAACAAACTTAATAAAACAATGTAATACTGAATTCACACATCATAAAAACATGTTTTTTGTATAACAACTTTAACCACTAATGTCTGTATTCGGTAACGATACCGAGGAAGAAACTAAACAAGACAAGAGATCAAAACTATCGATTGATGACCGTGCTAGGCTATCTGATATTGAATCAGAACCAGATGAGATAGCGCTTGAGATACTTCAAAATGTCGATTACAAAACCCTGTTAATGTATTGTCAAGTGAGCAGAACCGTGCGTAGACTATGCAAGACAGAGCCAATGCGAAAACTGAAGGTAGAACTGGGAGCACAAGCTGTGCTGAAGAGTTTTATCAAAAGCATTGTCTTGGATACACCTAAAAGCACCTGGATACATATCGATTTCCTGGACAAACATGATGGACAAGAGATACGAGTGTTTTACAAGATAGAACGCGGTGCTAATATCAAAGAAAGTTGGACCTGTGAATGTACTGATATGGCTAAAGCGATATATGATCAATATGGATATGGCGGCAGTAAACTTCTTGCAAAAATGATCAAATTGCAGTCTAGTAGCCTTGCTAGGTATCGAGGAGAATCTGATGTTCAGTTCTTCACAAAACCCACTATCATAGAACGACATAACATTGTGTCGGAAATATTTAGGGTTCTATCTCTTGTTTCTGTGCCTCCCAACATCAAAGTTGAAGTACACAAAATACATGGCACTAAGCACATATGGCCAAGAGAAATACTTGATGAGTGTCTATCAAGATTCAAGCACCTGCGCCTAATCAATGACAAGTTTCATGACTTACACCTCGACGGGAGCGATATGACATTTACAATTGATGTGAAGGGATGGTCCAAAGACTTTAGTTCTACTTGACAATACAAAATCAATAAAACAATGTAACTGTTCTCAAGACCCCCATATAAAAGTATATCTTATATATCATAGTTAAGGAATAAGTGACTGACCAAAAGTTGAGACCCGCATAAAAATGCAGTCGTTATGGAAACATTGAACTTTCTTAGAAGTTTCAGTCTTACTACGTTGACCGAAATTTCTAAGAAAGTTCAATGTTTCCATAACGACTGCATTTTTATGCGGGTCTCAACTTTTGGTCAGTCACTTATTCCTTAACATATGATATATAAGATATCTTTTCATATGAGGGTTAGGTTAGTGTTTTACAAACACCCAGTTTGGTTTGTTTTACACACTTGTCTGTAACCCCCATATAACGACATAACTTATATACCATATGTTAAGGAATAAGTGACTGACCAAAAGTTGAGACCCGCATAAAAATGCAGTTGTCATGGTAATTTGGAAAATTCTTAGAAGTTTCAGTCAACGTTGTCAAGTTGACTTACCCGTTTATTATCCGTAGTCAACCTAGTTACGTTGACCGAAAAGTTTTTGAATTTTCCAAATTACCATAGCAACTGCATTTTTATGCGGGTCTCAACTTTTGGTCAGTCACTTATTCCTTAACATATCATATATATCAGATCAGTTTATATGGGGGTCTCGATAATCATTTCACACAAGTTGTTAATATACAAACAAGTTACTTGGTAAGACAAACAAAAACTTTACTCAATATATAATTCAATAATGATTCATGTTGAATATACTTTATGTTTTTTGACGTTTGTTTGTCGTAGGCTTATTGACAATGTTAATTATCTTTTGTTTGAGTTTCAAGTTAAACGTCTGTTCCTCAGCAGGTGTGTCGTCGTCGTCGTCATCATCATCATCAGATGTCTTAACATAAACTCTGACAAATGACATTGGATAGAGCGGTGCATCACTCAACCATTTTGTAAAATCACAGAGTACAGGATTGTAAAACTCGCAGATGCCACCTTCAGCAAGAGACATGATTATTTCGTTAGTAGTGTTAACTACTCTGTCGTGTGTAAAACCCTGGAAATCACACAGTCCAACAGTAAACGTAAGATCAGGATAATATGCCCACTGGAACCTTAGAGGAAAGTTGTGTTTCAGGAACTGTTTCACTATTGAATTGAGTTCATCGTTGTTTGCACCATCATCCAGTCCATCGTAACCAATCTTATTTACAACGGTTGTAAGTCCAGTTGCTATACTTTGTAACTGTTTCTTGGCTTGGGCGTCGGTCTCTGTGTTTATGTTTGCCTTGAGCTTGCTATTCAATTTGTCCATACTTGTATCTTTGACACGTATTGTCAAAAAATACAACAAGTGCCACGTGTCATTCTATTTTTCAATTTAGCAAAAACAGACATTTTTCATCTGTACCACCAAACTAACAAGTATTATGGCTCAATTTGCATTTCCCTTTATAGTCGGTGCAGCATGGGGTGCTAGCGCAGTATTGTCAATCAAAAAACACTATGACGAAGACAATGAAATCAAGCAAGAACATGCCAACCGCATACGAAAACATATAAAGACCCAGATTAAAGAACTTAAAAAAGTTTATGATGAACATCCAGAAGCAAAGTATAAAATTCACTTGGGACTACTTGAGCTACAGCGAGGTGTAGAAAGAGATTGTAGTGATTTTAATATTCCATCACAACGAGCTGATCAACTGAAAGAGATGGCGAGATCAAATGTTGAAATTGCGTTGTTACGCATGGGAAGTTTATAAGTAAATGGCAAAAATACAATTGAGTCGGTCTTTTATTTTGTATATTTCAATATCGTCAGCCTAAACAAACCCAAAACAAATGAAGTGTAAAAAATGTGGAGAAAAAAACGTTCCCGAAACATGGAGACAACTTAACGGATGTCCAAGCTGTTACACACCCGACCAACCTCTGGTATCAAATGGAGCTGTTGTCAATGCACCTGTTAATGTTGTGCATACTACAACCGGACCAAAGCTATCAGGCAATGTTGATCAGATTCTAGCTCAACTCCAACAACAGAAGAAGGTCTAATAAAGCTAATTATTTAACATCTCTGACAATAATACTGTACATCATCATAGTGTTTTTCATGTTATTAACTACTTGGAGCATCTAACAAACATGTTCCGCTTTCGTTCATTTTTTTTATTATTTGTTGTTCCATTTTGTATTTATGCTGTGCCGACAGAGCGGACAGTATTAGTCATATTAGCTAATACAAATTTCACCATATCTGGCACACCAACATTCGTTGCAGTACCATGTACCAGTAATCAAGTCAATGAAACATTATGGCTAAACGGAACAAGCAACGTTGACGAATGGATGGACACTGCTACACTTGATAACGTGCGTTTATCAGATCCCACAGACAGAACTAAAAGCTTTATTGCTGGACCATATACAATCATTCAAGCAGGAACAGCATGTAATATTGCATTATGGAAACAAGAACTGATAGCTGACACAGTTGCTGAACATGGATCTTGGATGCCGCTGATAGATGGAGTGTCACCAAACTATGATCACATAATCATAGTCATGCCGAATCAAACAGTTTCTGGAGGCGACTGTGTAGGAAACGTTCTAGCACCGGTACCTGGGAACTGGTCGTTTGTGTTTGATTGTGAATCACCAGCAGCATATGCGCATGTTCTTATGCACAACCTTGGCCTGGGACATTCAGGAAACATAGTGTGCCCCTGCGATGTGTTCCCGAATGCAACATGTAACGAAACATTTGTATCAAATGAAGAAGAAGGAAATTGTGCTGAGCTTGGTGGATCAACTGATATCATGGGTGGATACGAAATTCCATCGGTTTACCAATACCTGACAAGAACACTGAGCATTGAACATTTACTTGCAAGTGGTTGGATATCACCAAGCATGGTCATTGACATGTACGATCCTATGACGTTTATGGGTATCTACAATTACAACTTATCCTTGGATAATACAGTCGCGGGAGTGCGGGTTTACTCACCCGTAAATGAGACATACTACTACATCTATTGTATACAGCCTTCGTCTCCATACGTAGTTCCGTTCTTAAACCCAATACCTGCATTACTTCAGGTTGATTCATATGCAAATGTGACAAGTGAATTTCCAAACAATGATCTCACTGGAACAACAACAGCCGTACTGGCAACTCAGTTGATAGACATTGAACCCGGTTTTGGATTCACATTCCAGCTACTGGATGATGTAAGGTTATCGCTTTTCCGTAGTAATTCAGATAATTCAACTGGACAATGCAACGTTGAAATAACAATTGAACAGTTTGGTATCATAGACATGTTTCTTGGACTGAGCCTTGCTGAGAGAGGAGATCCAGACAAGGGTGTTGAATACTTTTGGCTTGCAAGCTATCTGGACACCAACAACGCCACCGTGACATACGACCTTGTATTCACTGACATAGTCCCTCTTCCAACACCGGGACTGCTATACACTGTGTTCTTCAATTCAGTGCCACGCGACCCATTAAAATACTATCCATTTCCGACACTGGGAGTGATACAAGCATATGCTTTTGCTGGTCCTCTGAATCTGAACATAACTACGTACATGCTGAACCTTACAAACAACGGTACTGTTGCTGACATAACGCTAAATGGCACATGGACGCTTTTGACTGACAGTAGCGGGGATTACTACCAGACAGATGTCTTAAACTCCACAATGAGATTTAGAAACATCGAGCCATTCTTTGGAAGTGTCAACTGTGACATAAACTTTTATTGGGTAAACGATCAAATCACCGAACTGAATGCTGCGCTGCTTATCATCCAAGCTGCTGATAACCTGGAAATATTTACAGTATACGAAAATGCATCTGGAGATCCGACTGTTGGAAATCAGTTTGTGCTCAACATTGGTAACTTTTTCACGGATGATGGTTTTATCACCATTTACGTTACTCCAATCAACAATACCAACACGTCACTGACCATGACCTCGCAAGCGGTTGAATACATATGCACAAAGGAACGTGACACACAGACTGGGGACCGTTCAACAATCATGATTGTTGTCAATACCATAAACGATGGTGCATTCAGTGCTAGTTTGTCTCCTTCATGTAACGACACTGTGATAAGTGACATATACAACAACACTGTATCGCCTGGGTACTCACAAGCATCATACGGCAAATTCAACTTACCTTTAAACATTTCGTTTGTTGCAAACATACCAAATGTGACAGTGACCAACCACACTGCTTGCGAGATTGGAGATTGGGCAGTGTCAATATTCCAAGCCATGTCTCTAATTTACCCAGAGATCATATTCAGACTGATTGTTACACCGCCGTTCGCATTTGATTTCGTACCTGCATACGATCACATAATATTTGTACTACCAGATGCAGGGTGTCCATGGTCTACGTTAGGAACTGTATTTCATCCATTGTCAATCATGACAGATTGCTCATCCATAAGCGCTCCGCAAATGTATCATGGCATAGGTAGAAACTTGGGCTTGTCAAACGCTGGAACTTTTGATTGTGGATGTTACTTGGGTGGAAACTGCACAGGATGCTTCACTTTCGGAGATGATACAGACATGATGGGTTGGCCTGATGCTGTGCACAATGATCTAAACAGTATATTCAGCGGTGCACAACGATCTGGCATTGGTTGGTTAAACCCGTTGAGAGGCCTTGATGCTGGATTTCCAGACTTTGCACTTAACCGACCGTTTTATGCTTGTATGTCACACTTGGATATGCCTGATGATGATGATCCACCTGTTAACATATCGTCTGTCATATTCACAAACGGTACTTCTGATGTTGCTGAATCACAGTACACATACTACTATTTCACATGCAGAAATGACATCTTTAATGGAGACAATAGTACCGTGCTACAAATCCATGTGTCACCTGGAGTTTTCAAGTTCCAATTAGCACAACCTGCTGAAACCATACATCTGTATGATACACTGATCAACTATGGTGATTCAGTTAACATCACAATCAACGACACATTCACAATGATGATAACACTTTTCAATACTACGTCTTCGTACGGGTGCCTAGCACTGTTTCAAAATGCACACCCCAATATAACGGCAAACCAAACCCTGATAACAAACTTATCAAGGCCAGCATATGACATTTGCTCAATGTTCCCTGTACCGCCAATCATAACAACTGGAAGTACAGCAACGACAGGCACAACCGGCACTACTGGAACAACGGGCACAACTGGTACGACCGGTACAACGGGCAGTACAGGCACAACTGGTACTACTGGAACGACAGGAACTACAGGGACAACGGGGACAACTGGAACAACAGCTACCACTGCTACTGTAACAACTACAACTTCGTCTTCTGTTACGACAGCTACAATATCAACTGAATCATCAACTAGTAGCACAACCGCACCAGTCACAGCATCATCATATGGAAGAGAAGCCGTTATGTGGTCACTATACTTTGCATTACCGCTGTCCATACTTGTAGCGCTTTTGTTTTTGGTGATATGCATTGGCACATCATCAACTGGTGGTTCATCACGGACAGCAGACCAGTTTATGTCATATTACGACGATTACAACGACAACGGACCACCATCGACATCTGTATCATTGCGTGGTATTAACCTCATACAGCGGGGGCAAGCACATTATTTCAGACAACATGATTAGTTAAACAAAACGTGTTTTTTTGATTTGGTTCATTTTTGAATACTGTTACAAACAAAATCCATTTTGTTTTAGTCATGATTCACATCTGTCTTCACCAAGTTTGAGAGAATATTTATAATGTCCGTCGCATAGTTATGTTCCACACCAACGATTTGTGTGACGCATTTTCCCTTAATGAGCTCATGTTGCAAAGCGTTGCGATGCTCTCTTGTCAAACTATCTAGGTACTTCTTTTCCAATAGAGATTCATTTGATCTACTTCTCTTCTTTATGTTTTCCATACAGCGATCACCTGATGCATCCAGCAAAATTATGTAATCGGGTACAGGGTGTCCAATATCTAGAAGAACTTGTTGGAATGTTTGCATGTGTGCTTTGAAGTATGCTTCTGACATGTATTCCATGGAGAAGTTTGCAGCACTAAACGCGATCTCACGTACAATGCCAGTATCAATAAAGATAACAGAATCTCCTTGTGATTTGAGTCCTTCCATGGCATCTGCATTTTTGAGACGTCCAATCTTCATTACTTCTTGGAACATAGACGAGTATTTACGTGGGTTCTCGTTGAACTTTTTCAGCATTTCCGTATCTATGCTTTCTCCCAAGCAGGTTATGTTAATGTGATTCGACAACACGGCCTTACAGTTTTCGATAAACTTGGTCTTTCCAACTCCAATATTTCCTTCTATGCATATCGTTTTTCCGCGAAGTTTGTCGACTAGCTTTTGAATATTGGCGTCTGAACGAAATGAAGGAAGGGTTGTAATGAGCATAGGTTTTTGTGCCGCAGAATTAAATGATGTTCCATCACGTCCTTGTACAACTTTTCTTCCTGTTGATGGGGATTTTGGTAAAACAAAAGTTTGAACTTCTAGTGTGTCGCACATTTTTTTGTTTTTTTTTAGTGTCGTATTGAATTTTGGAGTCTAAAGTCTGTTAACTTGAAACTATTTAATATGTCAATACTAACCTTATTATGAAAAGTCACAATGAAATATTAAAATCCTATATCCTAGATCTCACGCTATGCTAGATTTTAATAGCACGCGCAGTTGGCTTTAATATGTCGATGAATTAAAAAAATATAAACCGGGTTGAGTCAACTCTCCCGTGCTCCGGTCAAATATAAAATATTAGAGACCAGTGTTTGACTACGATTCATTAAAGTTCTCATTCCATTGGGATAAGACGAAACACGTGTTATCGATCTTGACATCTGAACGCCGTTTCTTATGTAGGTATACCCATGCAGAGACATATCAAACATCCGTTGTTATATCAGACTGTCAATTAGTCTCATAAACATACTCGTTTAATTACCGTGGTGTTTCCGAATAATAGGGAAACATTGTGGTGGTTAAACAAGTCAATGAAGCAACGTTAAACACACAATAATGAAAAATGACGCAAATGTATGTCATATGCTCGTTGCTATTTTTCTTCCAAAGAATACACCCGATACAATCGACGGTCCAGCTGTAAGCACATATATTGACAGGTATTCATTAAATCGGTTCGTGTCTATTGCAATATTTGAAAATGCAACCGGTATCATAATTATCATCGAAATGATCGCATGCAAGCATGTGAACGTTATGTACACCAGAAATATACGTTTGATTGTTTCGTCGCTCTTGATTTCGTTATTATGCCTATATGGTATTAATACATTATGAATTCATATATAATCATACATTACAGCAAATATGATGATCCAGGCAATGGATAAGCAGGACATTGCGATCATTATGTATGCCCATATCGACCGGTCTATCATTTCAGGTACAGCAACAACTTGCACAACATTGAGCACAATTACAACAGGCTGCGTTATGATTGATAACACAAGCACAGACAATAGAATATCCTTGAGCTGAACATTAGCTTGTTCTTCATCAATGTACTTCTCTCCAGACGAGTTTTTTCCAGATCTGCCTCGCATCGGGAACAGTATACCAGTTTTCACGTGTTTATCTTCAGTTATAAGTATTTCATCTTCTCCATACTTTGATTTTTCTCTGTAGCCAGTCTCCGTGTTTTCATTTGGATAATCCATATGGGGGGTTGACAGTGACTTTGATTAACAAATTAGATGAACGACATTATGACAACTAAAAATACTCTTTTAAAACAAACTTGTCCCAATGTGAAATACAAACAAAACATATGGTTTACTATGTCAAGGGTTTATTTTCGCTTTCATTTATCTTTTTTTTTCACTTGGTGCGTTGAACAGGTGCGGAGTTGAGGCCTTGTTGGAGTCTACTAATGAGACCAGAAGAGAGACCAAGGTTGCCATTGAGGTGTGCATAATGATCAGGGTTCTTCATGGCAAAATCGTGTGCTGCAGTTCCTTCTTGTGGCATTTCAATTCTTCTTTCGCTTGTTACCTTGGTTGTTGTTGTCTCCATACCAACATTGTCTCTTTGTTGTTCGTAACCGGTGTTTACGCTCTTCTTTTCAGCTTGGTTTACAGCGAACGGATGGAATCGGGATTGAGTCAATGCCATTGATGATTTTTCCTTGTATGAGCTTGCTGGGTTTCGGAGCTCCATTTGTTGTCTCATCAACTTTTCGTAAAGTTGTTCAGAAGGGTTTTGGGCACCCTTTTGTGTTGCAGACAAGTTTTGAGCGTACACAAGTTCTTCTTGAAGTCTCTTTACTTCAGCTTTGTACTTTTCATTTTCTTCCAAGAACGAGTTACTGTATGCAAGAATAGTATGAAGTCCTTCTCCATTTTCAATGAGTGACGTCAGAGGTAGGTTAGCAGTGTCTGGGTTTGTGAATGGGTTAAGTTTGTTAACCATCGCAGCTGCTTTGTTGTCATCCTTTTCAATGGCTTTTGCTGCCTTGAAGAGGTTGTCTTGAAGTTTCTTGTTCAATTCACTGGCCTGTCGCTTAGCAAAGTCTTCACTCGCACGTAATGCATCATTTTGTTGTTTTGTTTGACTGAGATTAAATTGGGATTGGATAATGAGTGCAACCAGTTTTTCTGAAGGAAGTGCTTTCAGTTGTTCTGGATCGTAGCCCATCTTGATAACTTGTTGAAGTTGCTCGTTTGTTAGGCCTAATGCAACATCTGTGGTTTGTTGTTGTTGATTTGGTTGAGTATTTGGTTGTTGTTGTTGAGTTTGATTTACAGGAACTGTATTGGCAACGGTACCAGGTTGAGCAACTTGCTGTGTTGGTACAGCGGTTGTTTGTTGTTGAGTTTGGTCAGACATGCGGACTGGTGCACTTGGTAGTATCTTGTTACTGTAAGGTAGACCAGTGAAGGTAACAGGTTTAATATTGGGGTCAGGTTTGGTGACGTTCAGAGGTAATCCTAGGGGGTTTGCTATATAGCTAGTGGCTCCTCTTTTAAGTTGTGATTCAGGCATGGTATATAGAATCATGCAATTTTCTTGACCAGGAGTGTCAACTAATCCAACCGCAATCGGTTTCTTGTAAACATCAAATATACGGGGGTTACCTGGCCTCGGCTTTGACTCAGTGGAGAATGCAATCGATAATGCTTTTAATCCACCAGGTTTTCCAACACCGTTTTGGATGATTTTTTTCCCACCATCGGTACTAGCATCAACATAGCCAACAATGTGCTTGTCATTTTTCTTGCCACCCCATGAGCTTACGATTTTACCCACTTTATCGTTCATATTATGAACGCCTGTAAGAGGCAAGCCAGTTAGGTCCATTTTCTCAAGGTCTGTCGATGTCGCATCATCAAATGGGTCCTTGATGCTGTTAATGTCATCAGTGTATCCTTGTCTTCTCGCTATACCAGCAAACCAAACATTTTCCAAATCCGATGTCAATCTATCACTCATGTTCGCGTTTTTCAACAGGGTGTGTATATCAGTAACAAATATAGGTTAGGCATATACACCTGTTTCTTTTTATCCACAAACTTTGTAATTTTGGTAAAGCACAGCATCATTATGAGGGGTTGTTATCTCTCTCTTTTCGTTTATAATCAAACACAAAATCAATGGATGATTACGAAGACAGTAATGGCAGCTGGCAAGACAATTCTTATAGTCGTGCACCATCTCAGGATGCATACGTTGCTAAGGTAGAACGCTTAAAGAGATGGGATTCACTTGCGTGCATGGCACATTCATACATGATCCAGAAAGAGCGTGACTGGAATGAGGATTTTAGTAACAAATCACATAGCGAGCGTGCTTGGGACGATATCGTTGAAGGAAAGGGTTTCTTAGGTGAAGCGTTGACAATGATGCTCGACGAAAAGGTTAAAAGCACAAAGAACAGTGCCAGTACAAACACAAGTGAACCTAAACAGCAACAGCAAACCCCGGTCAACAACCTTATGAATTTTGGTGTGCCACTGCGGCATGAAGCACCACCAATACCAATTAGCAAAACGACACCAACTAAAAAGACTAGCGGACGCAAACTGGTATCAGAAGAGGACTTTAAAATTTACGAAAAACCACCCAAAACAAAAACACCAGATAGTGCGCCTACCAAACAAGAAGCTAAAAGCCAAACGGCAGAAAAAAAGAAACACAAACACCCAAACCGAACAAAGCAATAAACTATGTTGAGCAAAAGAACATCTACTGACATTTCGTGTGTCAAATATTGTCATTTGTAAAAGTTTTCGTTTTTGTTAAGTATTCAGATTCAAAAACGTAATGCAAGTCAGTGTACGTACTTTTGTTATATGAATTAATATATGAAGGGCGTATTTCCTAAAGAGATATATAATCTTATATTGTGTCGGCTTGACAAACATGGAGATTGGTTTAGAGTATCACTCGTATGCAAGCTATTCTACAACATAATGAAAGGAGTGATTGATATCAATTCACCGAACGCTTATGGATTCAACGCAGTTGGATATAGTATTCTCAGCAAGAACACAGAACGTTTGTTGATACACTTGTCAAACCCAAAGTTCAAATTGGATATGGCAAATCCATTGGACTTTCACATACATGATGGCATTATGATATATATTAGACGTTACGTGACTGCAATACACACGCAGTTACGTACCGCACAATACGTGGCAGAGATAGACGGACAGCCTGGCCCCAGAACTTCCAAATCATTTCCTTTTCTTGAAAGCCTACTTGACAATGAGGGGATACACGAGTTAGCAAAACATGGTCTACCTTTGCTTTTGATCGCTTACTTGAAGACAAGAGACATAGACCTGATTCGCAAACTGTTAACAATGTTCCCATGTAGACCGCTGCTAGCAAGATTTTTCGTCAACAAATCGGATTACGAAGACACCATAAAAGACATTGTAGAATGTCATTTGCCCTTGTTGGGTAGCGCTTATCTTGCCCATCTGTTTTGCGGGACACCTGTGACGAAAGCCAGTTACGCTGAACTGAACAAAAAATATCCAAACTACAAAAATTCGGATATGAAACCATGGCTAACATACAGAGAACTAGTAACGTTCTCTAAAGGATCATTTTATGAAGTACCTTGCCCTGAAGATGACTCTCACGATGTCTCTTACTCAAAAACTACAAACTTTTCATTTAGAAAGCTATCAACAGGCCTAGTTAAATGTAAAACCTCTGACAATGAAGTTGGATGGATTTCTGGCTTCGAAAGTCAAATGATGATGCAACTTCTGGATAGATCTGTATTTCATCACAGTTTCGAGATAATCAAGGCTATCTTCCTAAAGTTAATAGAGCTAGCAGAAAAGTATTATGACAGCATTGTCAGTAATCACAATATTGGATCTCTTGTGCATCAACACTACTTGTATGGTGCCGTCTGCAGCAAACACGATTGTCAACTTGCTAAAACTATGTTTCCGTTGCTTCAAGAAATTACAGAAGAACAAAAGCGCAGATTGGCCAAGCTAGTGCTCGGTAATCCAAGAAACCCTGAAACTTTAGAGTTTGTTCTCAAGTGGATTGGAAACAAATCCAAACTCAGCGCCGAGTGGAAATCAGATTACACAAATGGGACTGATGGTGAAAAATTTAGTCTTCTGTTGGATCTACTCATAGATAACATCAACCCATCCACAGCCATACAAAAGGATGATACATCAAAATCATCCTCGGAAAAGAAACATGAGCGACAAAATGAAGACAAACCCAAGAAGAAGAAAACCAAGAAACAGAAAACCAAATAGACGCTTTGTACCAGCTGAACACCACATTAAAATAACTTGTCACAGGAATCTGTGCCGTTTCACATTTTTGTGCCAAAACACAAAGTTTGGAAGTTCACATGTCAACATTTGTCATGCCGAAATTTTTTATTCACATTTGCGTATTTCGTTAAACAAATCAAATTCGTGATACAAACACATCATTATGCAAGTCACAGTACGTAAAAAACAATATATGATTTTGTATTAATATATGGAAGGGTTATTTCCCTAAAGATATATACATCCTAATATTGCGTCAACTCGACGAAAACCATGACAGAGCGAAAGCAGCACGGGTATGCAAATTATTCTATGAAACGGTGAGGGACTTGATCGATATCAACTGCCCAAACGACGAAGGATTTAATGCAGTTGGACACGACATTGAGACCGATGATTATAAAAGGTTGTTGATTCACATGTCGCATCCAAAATTCAAATTGGACATGGAACAAATGAGTGGAATTTACATGCTCGACAATATTATGAGTTTTCTCAGACAACTTGCGGAACCAGTTCCTGTACCGAGTGGCAAGGATTCTACCAACGCTATAGACTGTCTCGATCAACTATTAGACAACAAAGTAATACATGTGCTAGCAAAGTATGGATTACCTTTGCTTCTGGTCGTGTACTTGAAGACACGCAATATTGAATGGATCCGCAAGTTACTGACGATGTTCCCGTGCAGGCCACTGTTAGCTCGCTTTTTCACCACAAAAAAAAGCCTAATGAGGGCCACAAATTACACAATACTTGACGATTTACTCACATTCGACAAACCTGATCTTATTGAGCTATTTTGTGGTTCACCGGTTACAGAAGAGAGCTACGCTGAACTGAACAAAGCATACCCATCATACCGAGAGTTTGAACTGAAGCCATGGTTGACAGAGGAAGAGTTAGATAAGTTCTCACGTTCTTATATCGAACATGCCAATAGTTCCGACTCCTCTTCAGAAGAAGAAGAGACAGATTCTGAGTCCGCTAAGCCTCAAAGACCAAGATCAGAATCGTTTCGAACCATATCGGATTGCTATGTTGAATACACAACTGCTGATCTGGAAGCTGGATGGCTTGCCGACATCGAAGGTGACATAAAGAGGCGCCTCATGGATAGGTCGGTATTTACACATCGTACCGAAATTGTAAAGGCACTCCTTCTTAAGCAGATAACGATAGCTCAAGACAATGACTATTCCGTCACAAGGATCATAGAGAGACACGGCAGCTGCAAAAAGATTAGCTGTATGCTTATGCCAACAATACTCCCATTCCTAACTGAGGCCACTGAAAAACAAAAGTATGCCTGGGCCATGAGGGTGTTACTTAGTCCGCCAAATGTGGAGACGATGGATTTTATTCTCAAGTGGATTGGAAAAGACTACCCAATCGACACTGACTGGGCAGCAAACTATGTGCTATCGGATGATAGAACCGACAGAACTGTGCTTCTACTGGATGCGCTCGTAAAGTGCAATAAGTTTGCTGCTGCCGAACCCAAAGCTGACGACACAGAATCCAAACAAACGAAAAAGAAACATAAACGGTCTGCTTCAAAACAAAAGGACGAGGAAAAGGAGACAAAGAAAAGCAAGAAACAAAAAACCAAGTAATGGAACACTTTGTAAAACAGAAATAACCTTTATTAAAATTTTACACAAAAAAACTTTTGCATGTCTTTACTTCTTTGTATGTCAAATAATGTCATACTTTGCTTTTTATTTTCTTATTTAGTTGTTAAACATAGTTAAATTCCACGTATTTTTGGGGGTTAAATGACAATAACTAATATCGTATAATGTCAGACAATGTACGTATTACAATATATTATATAATATTATAGATTCCTAAACTTGTTACCGATGTCTATGCGATTATACTGAGTCATCTTAAGACTCATGGAGCTTGGTTTAACGCCACATTGACCTGTAAATTGTTCCACAATATTATGAAGAATGTCATTGACATAAACTTGCCAAACTCAAAAGGTCTGACAGCTGCTGACTATTACGCAAAAAAGGGTGATGCAAGTGTACTGATTAAACACATTTCCAATCCTGAATTCAAATTGCATATGCGTGACGCTGATGATATCGACACACTTGATAACATTCTGATATGCCTCAGAGGTGCAGTGGACAACCTAGCAGAATTTCCTGGTAGAGCAATTTACGACCTACTTAATGGCGGACTTGATAGTAGAGGCATAGACGAAATTGCAAACCGTGGGTTTCCAATGCTTTTCATAGTGTATTTGAATACCCGTGATGTTGCCTTAATCCACCGCTTTGTGAAAAAGTTCCCGTGTATCATTCTCATGATGCAGTATTTCAAATACTATAACGAGCTCAGTGAATCTATGTGCTATATTTTTTCTCGGCTTCTCGCATTTGATAACCCCGAGCTTATCAATGATTTCTTTCTCATGCCATCTATTAGCCAAGACTCCATCGAAACACACAAAAATCATATCCGGAATGTGCCGTACCATATAGGACACTATTTGCTGCACTCTGAGATTATAAACTTTGAGTTTGGACGAACTCAAACAACATCTGATGAAGACAGTGAAGACAGCGAAGATGAAGATGAAAATAAGCCTAAATCTAGTTCTGATTCTGAATCTGGGTCCAGCTCTGATTCAGATAACAATTATGAACAATTTAGCAAGTTTGGTAGTTATCCACTCGCAGAGTTTGGAAATGACCCCCTTGCACAGTTTGATGATATGCTCAAACAATATACTAAGACAAAATCTAGAAAAACTAAAGCTAGCAAACTACCACCAAAGAAAAGGAGAAACCCACCCCCGGATTCATTCAGATACAAGATTGTATTTGGATTAGATGATGCCAATGATAGGTATAAAAAAACAGAAGGATGGTTCAATGGCATACACAACACGCTTGTGGGAATGACCCTGTCAAAGTCTGTAACGGGACATTACATCAACATCCTGAAGGCACTGCCATACGCAAAAGATGATCCTTACAAAGGCCTACCCATGTGCAGCATTGAGAAGATATTACAGGAGCATACAAAGATAGGTAATCATGATTGCACACTTGTGCCATCTATGCTCGATACGATACCAAAAGACGGACCCAAAAAAGTTTGTGGCCCCAGACGAAGATTGGAGCTAGCATCGATAGTGCTGCAAGACCCACAAAATGAAGAAACTGCAGAGTTTATAATGAACTGGATCGGCAATGACTATGCAATCGACCACGACTGGCTCAAGGGCTATACAAAAGCCAAACCCAGTGACAAGCGCAAGATGCTGATAAAGGCACTCATAACAAGTCTCGCGTTTGCGAAGGCTGATTCTGCTAAACCAAAGAAGCAAAAAAAACCCAGCACTAAATCCAAATCTGATAGCAAAGATAAAGAAGACAAGAAAAACGCAAAGAAACGCAAAAAGACCGATCAAAAACAAGATAACACGAAAAAACAAAAAACGGAAGACAATACGTTGTAATAAAAACCAGCTTACCACTCAACGTCTTTATTGTCATACTAGTGACATTGATTTTTTTTTGTCGTCTCATGTCAATTAGAAGCAACAATTACACAACGACTTTAACTAAGGTGCGTATCAGTACAACCAAGTAGTTGTGTCATTATTGCTTCCTGTTAACACGCAGCATAGCGATTTGTCCCGTGCGTTACGTTTTACCGTTAGAATGCAGTAAGCAAGTGTAAATGCGATACCGTTCCGGGGAATTTACTCTGCTCACATAAGAAAATACTTAGAGAGACAAATTTTGATTGATGACTTCAGGTTCAAACGTTATATGTACAGCTTTTTGAAGGTCAAAGCGGTCAAATTTATAGACCATGGTCTGGTGGATAAGGAATGTTACTTTGACTTGGTCAAACGCAGACATCATTGGTTCGAAACCAGTATAGTGTCGTATTATTTTTTATTTTTCTGGCAAGTGATATGATGATAAGAATGTGTAAATCAAACACAGTACAAAAGCGTTAGTACATGTTGTTGTTTTATTCGTGTTTGTTGTTAACATTCACAAGTTCAAGTTTGGCTCTGAGATCATTGCACGGCCGCGCCACTGTGTCAGGCTTGATATCATAAGTGTAAACTCCTTCCTTCATGAAAATCTTTAGCTCACTTGTTGCAAATTTTGTGGCACAAGCCAAGTCCCTGCGTGTTGTACTAGTTGATGCCACAAAGAGAACACCCTGTGCTGGGTAACTGGCAAATTTGCGTATCACATGTACATCGGCGTGTTCGATTGTGTATTCTGCACTTCGGTACTGAGCACCACAAACTCTGAGAAGAAAGCGGCTTTGCAAGGTGTTGATAACTGTTTTCCCTTTGATTATGTCGTACTGTTCATCTTCGGGATCTCCAGTGATCCGCCATGCCTTCTCAATCGGTCCTATCAGATCCTTTTCCAGTATGTGCACTTTCTGTCCAACGTAGAATAGATGTTTCTCATAGTTTGTCTCGTTGCTGGGTCGCTTCTTGTGTATGAGCTTCATGACCTCTTCTTTGTCGCTTTCAGTTGACACAAAGATGTGATACTGTAAGCTCTTGTTCTTCAGTAGTCTATCCAAGCTTTTTACATGTTCGATAAATGTCTTTTCATCGAACGGTACAAATAGAGACATGTCGTGTGCTATCTTTTGAGATTCAGAGAATATCGAATGGATCTTCTGAAGTGGATCGGCGTTGCTCCAGCCATCCCAATCAATGACTTTGATATTTCGCACTTTGGCTGTTGAAAAGGCTCCCATCAGATCACCTCCACCACGTCGAGAATGCACTGGATAGTCTTCCATATCACCAACCAGATACAGGTATGCACCTCCCGTTACAACTCCGTCCTTGATCACAATAGGGGCAATCAGCTTCATGAGTCTACTGAACCACTGCAACTCAACTTTATGGAATCTATCAATGAGGATGTAAAGTGTCTTGTTCGGTGTGTAATCGATTTTGAGTCGGTTTGTGTCGATTTGTAAAAACTTTCCAACATTGAGGCTCATATAGGAAGCGGTCATGTGGTTAGCTGACAATCTAAGTATATGCTTGGCCAAAGCGCCGTGGTGATGTGCTGTCGAAGCAAGCCATTCATGCATTTGTCGCACATAGCTACCGTTGTAGTATTTGCATCTTATTACATGGATCTCGTGTATCTTCTTCTCAATGTTCAACGCAATACTGATTTCCTTATCCTCTTGTTGTAACGAAGTGATGAGATTGTGTCCACCTCTATCTGACAGAGACCACTTCATAATGCCGTTTGCAACAAGGAACTCTAGTGAATCCGAACTTGGCTTCGTTTTTGTGTAGAGATCGGAAATGGGGAATGCAGTGTTTCCTGACATGTATGCGTTCTTGTTAAGGTCCATGTAGACAATCAGTGCTTCTCTGATAACTTCAATCGTTGCTGGTAGTTCAACGTCAAGTAGTTGTGCAGCATCTCTCAGTCTAGTTATGGGCCACATTGGTATGTTGTTTGAGAATGACGTATTAGCAGCGATGTTGATCATGTGCTCGTAAACCTTACCGTGCCTCAGTAAGGTGTAGTTGTGTGGCATATTGAAACCGTCTAGCTCAACGTTGAACATTGGGTTCCCAGTGTCGTCTTTGATTCTCATAAGTATATCCTTCAAGTGTGTCCAGAAGCAGAACGCGAATGGTCTATTGATGACTATGCAGTACAGTGCACGAATCTTCGGTTTGGTCATCCTGACAAGCATGGCTCCATCAAAGAAACGTAACAAGCTCAAGAATATGGGTCCTCTAAAGCAAAATCGTAGGAGAAACTGTATTTTTTTGCGTGTACTCTTGGCTCTTGCAGGTGTATACTCTCCAAGCCTGTCCTTGTATGCTTTACTGCCAAGTTGGTTGACTTCTTTTTCGCTCTTGATCACATCCGGGAGACATCCCATTACACTGGTAAGGTATTTCATATATTCCTTGTAAGAGTCACTTTCTGAACCACCGTCTCCTGCCGTTTGAAATGCCCTATCAGCAAGTAGCGTGTTCTTTAAATCCTTCTTGGTAATTTCCCTGTACTCACAGAGGCGGATTGTGACAACATCAAATATGCTCCCTGTTTCGCGCTTCTTGACAATGATTGTATACTGAATCCATGGCGTAGTTGTTGGCAAAGAGTAGAGAGGCAAACTGATAGCTTCGACACCAAGCAAGTTCTTGACAACAACGATGAAATTGAGACATTTCTCTTCGATACTCGAACTCATAGCACTGACATATCCGGTGAGCAAATACATTCCATCAGGGAGTTGTTCCTGTTCGCTATCCTGATCGGTTTTGTCTTTTGTCTCTTTCTCTTCTTCCTCTTTTCCAGAGTTGTGATGATCAGATGTTTCATTGTCTTCATCAGCAGCGGGTTTGGGCTGTTCACTAGCTGATTCTCCATCGTCGTCAGGTTCTTCCTCAGTGATTTGTTTTCTCTTTTTGGACTTCTTTTTTTTCTTGTGGGCTTTATCATCTTCAGGTTCGCTTGCTGGGTCTTCATCCTGTTTATCTGTGTAATCATTACTTGGATCATCAACGCTTTCGGTTGTTTCTACTATCTCTTCAGTGTTATCTTGTAATGTATCTATATAATGCATGAATATATTAATATAATAATTTTACCTTGGTCGTCCATATTGTCAGTTTTGTCGACTTCAACCGTTGGTCCGATGATTGCTTCAAGTTCACTATCAAGTGATTCTATTTGACGTCTAACATATGTTGATTATGCGTATGTCATGAAATCGTACTCTTTTTTCTTCAACCCCATAATACTTGTTTAAAATGGAAACAATGCAATATTGTCGTTTAGTGTGTTGTAATGCAGAATTAAAACAAAAACCTAAAAGACGACACGGACTGACACTTTTATGGCACGAAGAATGAATCGCTCTTTTCTTCGTCTTTCAATGAGAAAAAGAAACTCATTGATGGTTGGAGAAAAGAATACGAATAGCCACACTGTACTTGTTGTTGTTTGGTTAATAAATCTACATTATACATATTCCATATATGTTAGTTTTTTTTCTTACGTCCAAACGAGGTTATAGCTATACAACGATACAACAAATGTAACGTTGTTATAAAACATAAGTCGAGACCCCCATATGTAAACATATCTTATATACCATATGTTAAGGAATAAGTGACTGACCAAAAGTTGAGACCCGCATAAAAATGCAGTTGTCATGGTAATTTGGAAAATTCCTATAAATTTCGGTCAACGTAACCAAGCTAACCACGGATATTTACCGGGTAAGTCAACCTAGTTACGTTGACTGAAAGTTCCAAAGAAAGTTCAATGTTTCCATAACAACTGCATTTTTATGCGGGTCTCAACTTTTGGTCAGTCACTTATTCCTTAACATATGATATATAAGATATCAATTTATATGGGGGTTCCGAGTTGATGTTTAAACAACACTTAAGTTCACTTATGTATTCATGAACCTGACCCCCATATAACAACATAAGATATATATGATATGTTAAGGAATAAGTGACTGACCAAAAGTTGAGACCCGCATAAAAATGCAGTTGTCAAGGTTACTATGAAAATTCTTAGAACTTTCAGTCAACTTAGTAACGTTTACCAGGTATATTTTAGATTCAGTCAACCTAGTAACATTGACGGAAAGTTCTAAGAATTTTCATAGTAACCTTGACAACTGCATTTTTATGCGGGTCTCAACTTTTGGGTAGACAGTTGTTCCTTAACATATGGTATATAAGATATCAATTTATATGGGGGTCTAGAACAACAAGTTGGTAACTACATAGACGCTTGTTTTGTATAGCATTGTTTATAAGGGTTTATTTTTCATGGTTACAACTTGAGGTTTTTCACTGCGCTTGTTAATGATGTTTGTGGTTTCTTGGAGGAAGCTTGTCGTTTGCCTCTCTTTTGGTTTTGAATTTGTCCTTCTTCTTCCTCTTCAGGATCACCTCTCGGTAATGCAGGGAGGTTGTGTTTTCTACGTTCTACTGCTATCCTGAGTTTTTCCTCTTTGTCGCCTACATCTTCGATACCGTTGGCTTCGTTTATGATGAACATTCTCCAGTTTTCTAGACTGTCCTTGACTGCTGTAGCTTTAAGTTTTTCATATTTCGCATAAAGGTTTGTCATAAATGCTTTTTCTACGTCGTCATACGTCCAGGATTTGAGTGTAGCCATGTTCAAAGCCTTTTCTGGGACAGCATTGATGACTGCACTGGCAATATTTGCTGCATATCGTATTGTGTTTTTTGCTTTTCTGACTCTCTTTGCGCTGACATACTTCCTTGCTGATTTCACTATCATATCATTCAGCACGGGGGCATACATATCCTTATACATTTGGGCTGATTCCCAATACTCAGATCTGTTTAACACAGGTGTCTCCTCTATTTTCTTTGCAAGGTCTCTGTCTGGGTAATATTTGTTGTCGTCATTCCAGCAACCCTTTGTGCAATAGTACATCGTTGGTTTAGCGAGCATAGCGTCTGCACTGGCTGTTATATGCTCGTCTCGTGGAGGAAGTATTCCGTCTCTGACTTGTTGTTCATCCTTTTCCAGCTCGTGTTTCGATTGAGTCAGAGATTCATCTGTAAACTGCCCAGCCATTTGATCAGCATAATCCGGTTCAAGCTCGTAAACAACGTGTCTGAAGAAGCCATCCAAAACGTTATCAAAAAACTCTGAAGCCAAAGCCTTGATGGCTACACTGTATGCGATCTGTGTGAACTTTAAGAGTTTTTCTTCTTTGATAGGTTTAACTTCTTTTAGTTTCTCTATTGCATCTAACTCTGCTTGTATTTCTCTCTGCATTGCCGCATCAAATGTGTGAGATAGCTTGACTCTAAGATTTCTTTCTCTAGTGTAATTCTCAGAGATAACTTTTTTGACTTTTTTATCTGCTCTTTCTTTGAGCATTCTATCTAATTCATCCTTTGCTCTAGCTTCATATCTGTCTCTAATGTATGTAATACCATCCGCATAGTTATCAAACAACGTTGCAAGCATCATTCTCATGCATGGGCCAGTGGGGTCTTTTTGGTCTATGATTGATGTTCTATAGGCCGCGATTGAGTCATATTTTTTGTGAATATTCTCGCTGGTTACTCTGTAATCATTGAACATTCTAATGACGCTTCTCAGGTTGTTGTCTTCGTCTCTATAATACAACCTGTGGATGTGTCCTCTGGCAAATGAGTCTGATACCATGTGGACAATGTGTCCAAGGCAAAAGAGGTCAGGTATAAAGACCGTGTCAAACACACGATTCGGATGTGGGTGTCTTGAAAGCCACATTGGTCTGCATGAGTAAATGAACCATTCCTTTGCTTGCTTGATAATGATTTCGCGGAGTTCTCTGTTCGTAAATGTGTTGTAGAGACTTGGTGACATTGAGTGCCAATACACAAATTTGCCATGAAACGAGTCAAACAGCAATCCTGTCTTCTCATTGAAGGTGTTGAATCCTTTAGCTAACATGGCCACACGGGAGAACACAAATGCCCCAACCTCTGCATATATAGATATGTCATATCCAACCATGTCAACCGGGCCAACGGTGATGTCAACCCAAGTAAGCCCCATGTTGAGCCTATCGACCGACACAAATTGTTGATAGTATGGAAGAAGAGACGGATGTTTCTCGATCAGTTTGTCGCATACGCCCTCCATAAAATACCTTCCGTATGTCAGCATCGCTGCGCGAAGTGCATCATAAAGTATAACTTCATGCGCCGAACCACCAATATCTGCGTTTGCAACGGCAAGGTTGTTAGCTTCTGACACAAACGACCCGGCAAAATTTTTAATGTAATCAACAACATCTGCAAGGCCGCGCTCTCCTTTGGCTGTCAGTGCTGTGCTCATAGACCAAGCAGACTTTGTTGTTATTGATCCATTCTTCGCACTGGCCTTAGAGTTTTGTTCGTCATCACTGTCACTTGCATTGTCTTCTTCGTCGTTATCGGCTTCACTTTGGCTGTCTGATGAGGACGAAGACAATAGGAAATCTCTTCCGCTCACAGCATTATCTACCATGCGGCGCTCCCTGTTGATGTTGCTCGATATCTCATTGTCTTGTTTTTTCTCTTTTTTTTCAAGTTGTTTTTCCTGATATTCTATCTCATTTTTCAGTTCAGTGATATCGGAAAAAGAGTCGCGTGTGTCTTTGTTGTACTCCTCGGTTAGCTTCTTTTCAGCCCATAACGGTGTCATTGCTGGGTCGTGTATCACTCTTTCCGGTTTGTAGCTTGATACGTAAGTCTTGTTCTTGTATGCGTTAACGTTTTTTGAAATGGCATCAAAGTCATTAGACGCAATTCCACCGCCACCCCACTTTCGTAGCGGTACTTTTCCGCAGGTTTTGCTGTGCGATGGCCAGTCACGTCTTTGGCAGTCGTCTGTATCATACATTAACCCGCAGACGGGACATTCCTTGTCTGCTTTTTTGCCACACACGTAGCACTTGCGCTGTTCCTCTGATAGGTCAGCCTTGTATGGTGATCGTTTTTTATCCATACTGAACGAATGTCGAACCAAAAAGTTTAACGATTAAATGTTTGCTTGTGTGTGTGTCACTTTTATAATGCAAGGACTTGAAAATATATACAGAGGCAATGCCTTAATCTTAATACGTTTATTTAAACTATACAAATATGGTGTTATGCTTGCGGTTTTTCTCAGTCTTGTTTGGGGTGAGCAACAAAGACTTTGGCAAATCCATCCAGTACAACACAATACAGGCGGCTAACAGCAGATGTGATGTAATCCTTGTACGACTCTGTGAGAGTCTCCATGACAGCGGTTTGTTCTGCTCCCTCTTCGATGTCGTAAACAGGCTTGCATGTGTAACCCTCACCGCCAACAGCACATGCATCACTGTACACCAAAACCAAACTTGGGTTGATAGGGTTCTTGAACAACTCGTGATCTGCAAGCTCAGCCAAAGTAAATTTACCAGTGCCAACCAAGTCAATAAAATTGCTGACAGCCCTGTGTTCAGGTAAGAGCTTGAAGTTGTTGCAGGAAGTGCGAAGAGCGTCATCAACAAACATCTTGATGAATGTAGCAGTTGTGTCGGTTACTTGGCGTGGTTGTGCATTAGGAACAACTGATGCAGGTTCAAATGCGCTGGCCCAATCACTAACAAATAATCTAACATGTGGTTGTTGTTGGTGTGCTGATGGCTTGACCATCACATGGATTGCTGCGGTGTCAAAGTTTGGTATGTTGCTGTCGTCAGTTTCTTGGTGTGGGGTGACAGTTTCCTCGTAGTTACCACCATAAATGGATTTGACGTGAAGTCCACAGCGCATAGAGAGCAAGTTGAGAAACACAAGCACATTCTCAATGATCTTGACAGCGGTAGCAAGCACAATCGTGTTGTTTGTTGTGTAGTAATCACAGAGTGGCATGCAGGCTTCGAACTCGTCCGATTTGTAGGTGATTGCCATGTTCTTCGAGACATGTGTAGTTGGATCAACAAAGACTGCGGCAGGTCTCAGAACGTCAACAGGCGATGTGGCAGGTATGTTTTGCGCAGAGTTGTTGAGTATGCCAACGACCATTGCACAAGCATTTGCTTGATCCGGCATAACATGATGGGCATATCTCTTGGTTTCAATCGATTTGCTAATGTCGACACCAATATCAGCCAACACGATCGAGTGCAACTCTTGGATTTTGACATAAGTTGGAATGAGCAAATCAACCACTTGAGGCAACCAAGGCGAGATGTAGATACCATTCCACCAGTTTTGGCTGATAGCCTCGATAAATGCACCGGTCATCAATCCTTTGTTGCTTGCAGCAGATTGTGCAAGTCTCTCAGTCACTTTCTCTCGGTACTCGATAATGTACTTGATAAAGTTGATACCAGAAACTGCTCTCACCAACCTAGTGTATGAATCTTCACCATTTTCCTCACTTTGTTTGTCAATGGCACGCCACAATTCAGCTTCTTCGACAGGAAGATTGTTTGCTTGGTTCACGATGGCTTTCCAGAATGGTGTAGCAACGAGAACATCTTTTGTCATGCCATTCCATGCTTGTTGAAATGATTCAATAAACTGTGCTTTGAGAAGTTTCAGTTCATGTGACTTGGTGAGGTAGTTTTCCCAGACGGTGGATTCGGATTCAGTTTGTTCTATCACGTAATCACCAAACTTTTTCGGTTCAGCCTTCTTTGCTTTGTTGAGTGAAGCCAAACTAGTAAATCCAGAGGCTTGAGTGAGGTAGCATCTAACAGCGCAAATGTATTCGAGCACAGAAACCTCGACTCTGTCATTGATCCAGGCTTGAACTGTCTTGAACGTCTCATCGACCTTTGTCTGATGTTTCTTGACACTGGATTCAAGTTCGTGATACTCCATAATTGTTGATTGAAGTCCATTTGTCGATTGATCAATGATGGTTTGATCATTGACAACAGCTGTAATGAGCGGTGCAAGTTTTTCTTTGAATGTTGATTGCTTCTGTTCTTCGTCTTGCAATGCCTTGGTAAATTCATCTGCTTTTTTGTTTGTTATTTCAGCAGCTACCGACCAAGCGTTAAAGGCTTCAATGATGTCGTCGTTGCTGAAAACGTCCATATCAGCTTCTACTGGCACAAGGCTCGTCAACTCGTCAAATATGGCAGGTTGATCTGCGGAAATGATCTGCTTGCTAAAGTTGAGGAGTTTGTCAGTTTCGGTTTTGCACTGAGTGATTGGCTTGATGTATTGTGCTTGATCGATGAGTTTGCTCATTTTGTGGACCTCGTCAATTGCTTCACCGGTTTCTGTCAAAGCCAACAAAAGCTCACTAGTGTCCTGTGCATTCTCAACGGCATGGAGCTTTGTTCTGGTAGTAGCAGCAAGCGAAGGTATTTTGCCAATAATTTGATCTAGTTGAGCTTGGTAATCGAATACAAATCCAACGTCGATAACTTCCTCAACTTCTTCAATTGCGTCCTCGGAACTGTCAGCAATTGGCTTTGGTTTTCGTTGTGTAGTTGTTGCTAAAGAGGAAAAATGTGAGTACAAAAAACAAGCAATTAAAAAACTCTACCTTTTTTTTGTGCTTTGGTCATTTGCGTGATTGCATTGCGGTTCTTCTCATGGATTTGTGTCATGAGGTTAATAACTGGTGCGACAGCAGCTAATCTTCTGCCCGAAATGACATTTTCAACATGCTTCTGTATTCTGATAGAGGCAGAGAGTTTCTCCGTTTCAGCGTTGGTTGCTTCCAAGTCATATGAATCTTTCATCAGATCAACAGTTGGAATGGCAAAATTGTCGAGGTAGAGAACATTGGTGCAGATCTTGGGCTTTTTAGGTACATTCTCGTCATTCGAGGCTTGTGCTGCAGGTCTCTTGACACTCTTTGGAGCTTGAGTTGGTGCTGATGAACCTGCAGGTGTTGGTTTTGCAGCGGTTGCATCACCAAATGTCACACTCTTTTTTCCAGTTGCTGCTTGCACAAGTTTGTCTGCTTGGTTTGCGAGGTCACTATCTGTTGGTTTTGGCTTTGGAACTGTCTTCAATTTGGTTTGTTTTGGGTCCTTTGGCGTTGATCCAGCTTTTGCCTTTGTTCCAAGAGTGTAGTAACAGGACCTGCACAAGAAAACATCTTTGTTTGGTGCTTTCATGCCCTTTGGAAATGGATGCCACCTGTAATCTAGAAACGGAAATAAACAAAAAATGAAATCAAAGCGTTTTAGACTATACCTGCCGAGCCAATTTGATGTACATAAGGAAGTGGTGTGTTGGCTTGACAGTTGTAGCAAGGCCCACATCTGTCTTTGATTTGCACAGGCTTTGTGGCGTTGATTTTCTTGTGAATAGCTGGTTTTTTCTTATCATTTTTCTTAGGTTCAGGTTTGTTATCGTCCTCTGATTCAGATTCACTTTCAGAACGTTCCTTGCGTTTGGAAGATCCCTTGGTTTTCTTCTTGTTGGACTTGTCATTGTCGCTTTCACTTTCCTCATTGTCATTATTGTGTTCATTCTCGGAATCAGTGTCTCCCTTCTTTTCCTGTATAGGTGTGATCAGCATTAAACAAAAACATCTAAACAATGGCGTACATTGTCAGAAGATCCCGATTCATTGCTGGACTCATCGTCATTGGTTTTCTTCGACTTTCCATAGTTGTCAATTGTAACTTTGTCGTTTGCATCACAGTCGATACACATACTAATTACGTGTTACGTTAAACAAATAGAAACGTACCCGTTAGTAGGAATTCGTTTGTTGAGTTTGTTCATAGCTTCAGGAATAATGTTCCCACATTTTACACAGACTAATAAAACGTTATGTCGCACAAGTAGAAAAATAATATAAGTAATATTACGCTATCGCTAAATCTATAATATATAATAATTACGACAAAGTCTAAAAAAATATATTTTACGTACGTGTTGGAATTGTAGACATTCTGGGATAATTATTGTAGCGTTACGTAGTCACACAGAGTAAGTTTCGTGTTTGGATATACCAAGAAGGTAGTTTGGATATACAGAAATGAAACAAAAAAATAAATGAAATAAAATTTTGAACCCCGTGCCATGCGTAAATCGGCATAAGTGGGTGTGAGTGATGACGTATGTGAGAGAAATCTCGGAACATCGACATGAGATGTAGCTTCTCGGCATGTTCGCTGAACTTTTTGTCCTACATTCCATACTTGCATTTGCGTTATTGTATGGACGTCAATGCAAATATGGAACATAGGTCATGCTTATGTGTTTGTTTGTAGTCACTTGGGTCCTTTTGTATCAACCTGAGTGAATCCAAACAAACACATAATAAATTGTGATATTAACAAGTATATTATCTATCCAATGTTAGGTTCAACTTCGATGGTGACAGTTTCCGTCATTACATTTTCTGCTGTGATACATTTTATGAATTCTAGCCACTTTGTTTCTGCGTCTTTTGTGGTCATCCCTTTCACGCCGTCTGGGAAGTAACTTTGTAGTAGCTTCTTCGTGCCAATGGACTCAAATCCTTCGTTCAAAAAATATTTTATAATATCTCCTAAACAACCTAGAGCCCTTTCATCTTTTGTGAGAGAAGTATTTGATGCCCATTCGTTAATGATCTCGTCTATTTCTTCTTTTTTGTTGCGTGAATATTCACGACCTTGCGCCATAAAGAATGCAATAGTTGTTTTTTCCGTTCTTTTGCTTAACGTTTGTGAAATAAAAACTCAAGTAAGCAAGAAAAATGTTGTTTCATGGCTTGACGAGAACTGACGCGTGGCATAGGCTAGCATGCTTCAAGTCAAATTTTGTCGTTAGTTTAGATTTCATATTTTTTAAATTTCTCTATTTTTTTTATTTACCTTTACATTTACGATAAGCGTAATACGCTATACGTCAGGCAAATCGAACGCTAAGAAAATATCATTGATATATATCATAAACATTATATTGAAGCAAAGTAAGTTTAATTAACAAAATATTACATCGCTAATGAAACGCAACAATATGGAATAATTATTTCTGATTTTTCGAACAATTTTTTGTTACGAAATCATCATGTATTATATAATATATGATATTTTGCTATCAGCGAAATTTCTAAAATTATGATTGTGAAGTTTTCATAACGGTTGATTAACTTTGATCTTGTCGTTTATTAAATTTATCCGGCATCTTGTGTTAAAATATTTTGCAAAGTTAGTAGATCAGTTTGAAAAAACAAGTGAAGCGCGTCATGCTAAAACAGACTGACTCATGATTTTCTGTTCAGATGACATCCATTGAAGCTGATAAGAGAAAACGTGAACAAGAAGATACATTAACAGCATCATCCAAACGAAGCAAGAAGCAAACAAAAACAATACAATCTGATCCTGAACTTCAAGCTAAATTCCCTGAAAATGCTGACAAGTACATTGAAATCACAGACCGTGTTTTAGCACAAGCCAATCCAACAGTAAGTGTAAAAAACACAAACACCGTCTAAGTTTTTCTAGGGTGGTAAAGTTCGCCATTACGAGATAACAAAGAAGCTCGAAAATGGAGACATAACAAAGGACTTGATACTCTGTCAAGTTGTTGCTGTCTACCGTGAAGATCTCATTAAAGCCTTTCTTAAGAAGCAAGGTATGGATGTACAGACATGGGAGGATCCAGTGTCGTTCAACAAAACAACAATCGCTTCAATTAAGGCAATCAAAGAAAGCATGCAGAAACCTGCACAAACACAAGAACCTGCACCAGCTGCACCAAAACAAGCGGATACACAAACGCAACCAACACCAACTTCTGCTCCTCAGACAGTAAAAAAAACACAATCTGTAAGTGATCACTTGAAATTGGACAACAGAACTAACAGAAATTCAGATACTCGATTTTGACGACGATGAAGATGTAGATACAGAAAAAGCACCGGAAACTAAAAGCCTAACTAATGTCGCAAATGACAACAACAAAAAGGATCAAGTTAATGAACCTGTGCAGGCCGTTCGCTTACCAATAACGCAAGCCAAACAGGAACATATGCCTGCTATTGTGGAAGCAATATCAAACGCAGCACAGAACATGCACATTGAACACCAAGAACAAGAACCCCAGTATCAACAAGTACAACAACCAGTCGAGATGCCAAGAGGTAAGTGTTCGATGTCTTTTTAGTTCATGTTACTTACATTTCAGATGAGAATGGACTTGCTTTTCCGTTCATGTTTTTTGAACCTGGTTCATACCCAACTGAGCCAAACAATATGACAAACAGCGAATTCCAAACACTTGTAAATCAGATGAAGTCATTGGAAACACAGTTCAGAAACTCTGAAGCTCGCAAAGAAGCACAAATTAGGGAGCTTTCAACTGTCCTAGAACAAAAGGATACCGAAATCAAACAGCTTGCTAAGGAGATATCAAAAAAGGAAGGAACGATAAAAACACTCACAGCTGAAAAAGAGGTCATACAACAACAATTAACAAATGTGCTTGAACGGGCAAAGGACAAAGCACCAAAGGGATCACGCGAGGCAGAAGCAGATGCATACACACATGTTATATCGCGCATACTGGTAACGCTTCAACAAACGCACAAACCTGAGCTTACACACATGATGTCCCAATTCCTTAATGACGTGGCGCGTTTTACTACTGTATTCCAACACATTCATAACGGCCTGAGTGTTGTTGTGCAATCAATGCAACACATAGAAGGTGTCTCAAACATGTATGGAGTCAATCCAACACCAGAAGTAATCAAGGAATCGATGAAGGAAGCTATGAAGAAAAATGAGCACCGTGGGCTTGTACAGCAGCAACAACAGCCAATGAGAAATCAAGTATCAAACAAGCATGATATGGCACATGATCAAAACATGAGTGACGTTGCATCAATGGTCCTAAACACAGATGAGGCACTTTATTTTATGCTCAACAACGGACAAGTGGAGGATTACTCGATAGACCCTACACAAATGTAACACATCAGATGAGCCAAAGTGTGTATAATTTAGCGGAATAAAAGATATGTACTCGATACTGGTTTATTTATTATTTTCTTTCATCATGAGATGTATCTGTTGGATGAATATGTATACCCATTTGCAAGCATCAAAATGCCTTCTTCGTCAAAGTCACCAAGTTGATAATCATTATCAGGGTAGTCAGAGTTTAATACACCGATCCTTTTCAGCGTTTCGGCAAGTAACTCTGTACAAAAATAACCAGTTGTGTCTGGTTCGTTTGTTCTCCACACAGCTCCAATCAGTTCGCCAATATTCTCTTCATATGGCTTGTTTGAAACCTCTCTGGCAAAGTCCAAAATAATTCTTGTCATTTTCCTTCTCAGTTTTGATGCCTCTTTTTTGTCTTTGTGTGTGTGTAGGCGACGGTATGCAATTGGTAAACCACCATAAGTCTCGATCTTAGTGCGCAATGAAACGAGTTTTGGACCAGTTTTGAATGTGTTTGTCAACTCATCACGCGGTTCTTCTTCTTTTGTAGATTCAAACAAATAAGGATCTTTATGTCCATCCAGTTTTACAACGATTCCACAATGACTCCAATAAGCCATACTTGATGTTGCTCGTACAATGTCTGAGAACGTTCCCTCTCCAGAGAACAACATAATGTCACCGGTTCGTGCATCATCAAGGAACTCTTCAAACTTTACAACCTGTTTGAAATCTCTTGAGTGATCGTTACCCATGGTTTAAGCGTTGTTTTTTTTTCGTTTACTTATGGATCGTTATAATTTGTTTTTCCAATGTTTGATTCGCAAAACTGTGTCAAAATGGCGACAATTTGTCACTCATGCAGTTTATTTAACTTTGATGTTTGCTATTATGTCATCTGATTCGATATCATATCGCTTTGCTAACAGTAGTTCTATTTCCCTTGCAGCACGTAATGTTGCATTAGCAAATAATATACAGTCATCGGAAGAGAGATGGGGAGTGTTCGATGTACAATATGTGTTTTCAGCATGAGAGATATGTGGTCTGGCCCAGTTATCCTTGAAATTGTTCTTTTCTTCCAAGTCGTTTAACATATTGTGATATTTGGATATTTTGTCTTTTAGGTAAGGTGTTACTTTATCGTTGATCAGATCGTTGTTCAGTACATATTGAAGTGATAGCAGTGTTTTGTATGTATGTAAAATGTCTCTGCAGTCATTGCAGGCGAAGTTCTTGCAGGCCCTCTGTGATGTCCTAGGCAAAATCTGATATCCGTTTCCACATCGTATACATATAGTATACACTTCCGTGAGTTTATTAGGAGACTTAAACATGCTGGTTTGAATTCAGTTTTTGAATATCGTCTTATCAACAATAAAGACTTTAACTTTTAATTTAAAAACATTGATTGACAAAGTGTGTACCTTGGCATAGTATACACTGGCTTGTAACATTACACCCTCACAACCCCCATATAAATTGATATCATATATATCATATGTTAAGGAATAAGTGACTGACCAAAAGTTGAGACCCGCATAAAAATGCAGTTGCTATGGAAACATTGAAATTTCTTCGAACTTTCAGTCAACGTTACTAGGTTTACTTCGGATATTAAACGGATAAGTCAACCTAGTAACGTTGACTGAAAGTTCCGTGAATTTTCCAAATAACCATGGCAATTGCATTTTTATGCGGGTCTCAACTTTTGGTCAGTCACTTATTCCTTAACATATGATATATATGATATCAATTTATATGGGGGTCCAAGTAACAAAAACGACAGACACATAATCAAGCGATGGTTACTTTAAAGTTTTTGTTAGGGTTTGTTGAACCGAACAAAACACAACTATACATGTATATGTTTGGGGACACGACACAGTTTACCATAATCCAGCTCTATACGCTACAAGAACGTAATCTGTATTTTTTGGTACATTGATTGTTGACGATCAAAACATGTAAGTGCTAAACATCCATATTGGATAGACATAATGAAATACGTTTCAAAGAACATTTTTTTGATGGGGTAATTGTTGTAGACAAACAACAAGTATTTTGTATTTTTTTGTCTATTTAACTGTAGCACGTTGCGGTACACAGTATTACCTACCACACGTAACACAAACAACAAAAGTCTCCCTTTCTTGTTACCAGGGAAGGAGTGTGTTACTGTTTTTCTTTTAAGTCAACATACACTTATATTCAATTCACTAGTAACCCAGTGTAACAACCTTTTGTAACACGCACTAACTGGGTAGAAGACTTTTTTAAATTTCATATAGACGAAAGACCAAACTATAACACATATACAAAATGGCGATGATGCAACAACAACTCTCGGGATACCCAGATGCAAGAATGGAGCTAACAAAGGGCTCAATAGCTGATGAACTCGGCATCATAAGAGAGTTTTACGGACCACCCAAGTACCAAACATTCAGAGCGTCTGAAGGACGACCATTAGACTCGACCACATTGGCGTACGAGTACGAAGGCAACAACGAGCACATCACAGACATCTTCCATACAAACTTTGTTGATGGAACTGGTTGGTTCTTTGCTTTTGCTCCACTCAGACGCACTCTCGGAATGAACCAGAGTGTGTCAGTATACTCGTTTGATAGACACGCTATGGAACCTGCACCAGAAGACACAGTTCCAAGAGATGTCACACATAGAAGAGAAGACTTTGAGGAAGGTCTTACAAGATACAATGTAGGATCAACTGCAAGACACGACTGGTTCAAGAGACCAGAAGGAAGAAAGTTGATGGAAATGAACTACACCAGTATGATTTCTGGTGGTTGGATCACTGCCAAGATGATCATTCAACAAGCTGTTGCAAACGGCAAATCCCACTGGGCAACTTGGGAAATGATGCACGGAACAGCGTATGCAAACGTAATGGAAGCTATGCAAACTGAAATCGAGCAATTCGGTGCTCTTTCAAAGGACAACAAAGCCATCTACAAACTTTACGGTGCCGCACAAGAAGCAACACGCGATCAACCTGTCGACTTTAACATGATCGTCCTCGGAAAAGGATCACTCAACTTTTTGGCCTTCTCTTCAACATACGAAACCGAAGTTTACCGTCGCGGAGAAGCAGTTGTGCAAGAAAGACTTTCACTCGGAGCCAAATCAATGAAGAATCTGTTCCCTGGTGTCACCATCTGGGAAGATGATGTGTTCACACTTCAAAACGTTGGACCTGATCAAATTAACCAATTCGTGCGTACCGCAACCATCGGAAGATACATGGTTGTAGACGGATCAGACTTTGGAGAACACATGGAAACATACCCTGCAAGCAAGGTTCTCAGCATAAAGCATGCTTCTATGGACATTGACAACTGGAAGAAACTCAGCATTTACACATTGATTGACAAATGCTGCAGATGGAAACCTGGAACTGATGATCTTGAAGATTGGGTACAAGGTCTCATTGACAATCATGAAGCTGTTCTTCAAGGAGCTGGTGTCAAATTGCACCATGAAGATTTACTTGACCCTTACGTATGGAGAGATACTTCATACGTTTCAAAGAACAGTCCTACAAACAGTGGATATCATGTTATTGAACACTGGGGTGACATGGACAAGCACTACTTCACAATCAGACAGAATGCATTGTTTGGAGAACGAGCAGCAAAACTTGTCAGAAAGGAACTTAAAGAAACGGAACTTGAAGAAATCAGACAACTCAAGTCCCTGATCGACCAACTTTACAATGTCGAAGAGACAATCGATGAATCAGTTGAAGGATTCTTCTTTGCTGTTACAGCAAATCCTGAAAACAAACAAAAACCTGGATCTACCATGCTTAAGGCTAACAGACATGGATGTGTTCAACTTCCATCTGTCGATGCAAATGTTGGAATTGAATTGACCAAGTCTATTAGAGGTATGGAAACGGCTGGCTCCGCATTACCTAACGGTGCTCTTTACATTGTTGATCCTGCAACACAGAGACGTCATTATGTTTGGGCTGCTTATCCAGAAGCACCAATAGATAATAAGATTGTCGTCAACAGAGATGATCAAGTATTTGGAGGTGTACCTAGAGACATCCCTGTCACTGGAGTGACAATAACAGTGCAAAATGGACAAGCATTAGGTTTGCCTGGTCATCCAGCTTTCTATTTCCTTGCGCCTATCAATACCTTTGGATACATCACACCAACCGGTGAAGCACCAAGATGGTGGGCAGTTGATAATACAGATCCGAGATCACAAGATGATAGACCAGTGGAATCGCTTGCAGGATACAGATCTTTTGTCTCTAGAATTAAATTTAATGGTAGCACAAGCAACATTACTGAAGATGTTGGCAGTGACATGATGGGAATTAGATCTGTTAAGCTTGTTAATGCACCAGGAACACCTGTCGGTTATGGACTGATTACCGGTATGCGCACCCTTGCACAGATGTACAACGACAAGAACAGCAGAGGATGGGATATGGAAATGTGTAAAACTGCATCTGCTGGTATGGCATCTGCTGATAAGATGGCCAGAATATTGATCAGAATGACACCTGGATGTGAACTCCTCGATACAAGATACACACTTGCATACATGGAATCTCAAAATGAAGAAACAAACAAAATCAACAATTTACTCAGCAATTTGTTCGATCATGTCAAATACCCAGTTTGGTCCAGATTGCCAGGACCACTGTCCCAATTCGGTGACCTTGTTGGCATCCAAACAAGCGTTCACGGAGACAAAACTGTTAGACCAGAACAACACAAACCCCAGATAGAGAGATCTGTCCTGGAAGCGATTTTACACGGTATGGGATTTGGAGTTGAGGATGGACAATACGTTATTGGACCAACAAGAGTACCAGGAGCTACACTCCTTGAAACTCTCAGAGAAATATTGCATAATGTTTCGGTTGACGCAAAAATAAGAGAAGCTTGTATTGACTCTAGCAAAAGAAAGAGACTGTTTGCCAATTATGAGAGCAAAGTCGGCAAAGCCACCGCCGAGTACCTCTTAAAAATCGGAAAGGGAAAACACAGTGCCAAGTTCGCTAGCGCCTTTGCTTTACTTGTTTCGGCCGGAAAAGTTTTATCTCAACGTGTTGATTTGTTCAATGCACTCCTTGGTATGGCTGGATCAAACAATGTTGTAACAGCAGACGATGTATCACAAGTTGTACAACGTTCAAAGAACTTCCGCGAAGTCAAAAGCAAGACATACAGCGCTGCTGTTGACGATACATTATCTGAACTCAACGAAGCCAGCGAAAGATCAGGCACCGATTCAGATTATACTGGTTATTCATTCATCAACACACGCCTCACCTTATCCGATTCCGTGTGGCATTCAATAGCCGGAAGAGCTGAAGGAGCTGATGTCACAACACTCACAAGGCTTGCTAATCACACATTACGCCCATCTGATCCTGCAAATCCTTACTTCCCACTTGCAAGATTCATAAGTGGTAATGGAGGCAGTGATATGCACACCAGAGATCAACTCAGGACATTGCAACACGCAAGAGCTGGACAGAAAGGAAGACTCAGTGGAACAGTGTTTGCAAGCACACACATGTCAAGATACGGTGGTTTTGTAGACTCACACGATGTTGAAGCAGACGAAGACTTGGAACAAGACATAAGAAAACACAAGTACAGTCCATTCAAGCAACAACCTCAACACTTGCCACCAACACTTGTCAACGACATGACAAGCCCACTCTACAGCAAGACTATTACTGACAGAGAGTACAAAGGAACACTCGACCCTGACTCCATTCAATACAAGAAATGGTTGCTCTACAGATTCGAAAAGCTTTCTGAAAAGATGTCTGATGACATTGCAAGAATGGCTGCTTTGATGCTTTGCTTGGCTAAAGTGAAAAAGAGTGCACTCACAAACTGGGTTAAGGAAGGACTTCCAATTCCTGATTGCTGCTACATCTTTGCTCAACCATGGATCCGAATTCTCACTTCTGCTGCATTATTTGCCGAAGGTGGACCAAACACTGCTCAAACCGGATACAACTATGAAGATGCAGTGTTATCATTCAATGGCATGAACAAATTATGGCATTTACACTACACAATCTGGATGAATTGCATGTAAGTTTTTTATTTGCGTTAGTTATATTACCATATGACATTATTGAATTCAAAACATATGACTGATATGTCTTTAGGATCATTGATCACACCAAGTACCTGATAATGAGAGATGTCAAGTTTGAAGGATACGATGGTGGAATGGATGACACAATCAATGACAACCCAACCGACTGGGATATACAAAACATCGACTTTGGGCTTGTCAAGTCGTCGTTTGTGTTCTCATGTGGTGCCAACTGGAGCAGAGACACTGCACTCAAGACAGCAAATCCATTGTGTTTGTTTGGAAAATATGACCCACGTGGAATCCCTCACAACTTTGCAAACAGAAACAATGTCTTCTCACCTGACGGACCTTTGTGGCCATCATTCCCGTACTACGAGTTCGTATGGCACTTCAGCGCGCTCAATGCCCAGACTGAAATGGACTGGTCATCATTCTCAGCTGTCCGTTCAAGCACATACATCCCTGGCTTGATGCCGATGGCAAACCACCTGATATACGACGAGCAAACAAAGGACCTAACAAAGAAAGTACAAGGAACAGGTCATTTGGACTGCTTCGAGCCTCCATTCAAGAGCATCCTGAACGGCAGAGTCCCATTTTTGAACAACAAGAACGTGTAAAACTTTAAAAAAAACTTTATAAAATTCCAGTGTAAGATTAAAGACTGTGTTAGTATTATTTGTTTTGTCTCAAAAGGATAATGACGTCAAACAACGATGACAGAGAATATTGGACATGGGATAAAGCAAAATGGTGTATCGAACCATTAGTTGATAAAACATCATATCAACCCCGAGTACAATACGATGCAAGCGACCTGATTTTATTATCAAATATGAATAAGATCTTCGTTCGCTACCCTTTGTGGTTTATGAAAAATGGACGTGAACTGGTGATACATAGACGCATTGAGCTTACAAGAACCATTACTTCTTTACTTGGGTCAGATATAAAATAAAGATTTAACAAATGAAACATTAAAGTTGTTTTGTTGCCGTTTACGAATTAACCCAACTATGGAGAATGATGAATATCTAGAGAATGAAGAGAAAAAAAGAGCCAAGTTCGAGGACATTGCAAGTCTGCGAAGTGACACGAACGCCGAGATTTATAGGCAACTTTGCCTTCACTTTCACAAGACAGAGCCTGAAGAGCTGAAAAACAGGCTCTTTAACATCTTCCTGTCCCACATTGATCTCTCCATCAGCTTTGATGATTTGTTCATGCACAAAGTGTTCACCATTGAAGAAAAACGTGAAATGTGGATTAGGTTATACGGACCCATTACCGTCGAGTCCGTTTGTAACGCAGTGAAGAACCTGTTCATTAAGAAGCCATACCTCTTACAGGAAGACATATTCACAAACAAGCTCCCATCTGACGTGGTTGCAATGATACTTAACCACGCATACGATATTGGCGAAGATCCAAAGTCCATACTCACAATCAGCAAGAAAACATTAGAGTCTGCCAAACGCTCCGGTGAGCTGATAAACAAAATACGTGTTGGAACGATATTTACTACACCTCTTGGAAGAGCTAAACTTATGGCTGGTCTACTGCTTTACTACGCAGTTAGACCTTTTGCTAGAAACGTCCCAGCTATGATAATGCTGTATGAAAATAACTTTGGTGCTTCTGATAGAGTTGTGGGTGACTCCTTCATCATGGTTTCTAATCACAACGTAACCAAGATAGTGGATCAATTTGGTGAGATCCATCTTAGGATAAAATACGACGCGAAAATCAAAAACGATTTCCCTGATTTCACAGACGAAGTGCTGTTTCCACCAAGCATTCTTGCGAATTTTAGAAAACTTAAAATGAAATCCACAGAATATGGTATTCGGCCTGTTGTATCGGTTATCAAAGCACAAGAAGCATACGAATGGCTTGCCAAGTTTATTAGCACGGCCGAAATCTCGGCATCAAAGGCTGCCCCCGGTGAAAAAACACCATTTTATCCTGCCGTGGTTCGTTCAAATGTGAAAATTGGAGGGAAGAGTCACCCTTCTCTGTTTCCACTAGTTGACCCAAAGGAAGCGAGATTCATTCAGCAGATCAATGTATTGCTCAGTGAATCTCAAATTAAAGCAATCAGAGTACCGGACGAACTCAGAATGATACAATCCATGGTTGGGTATGATAACATATTCCAAAGAATACCGTATTTTGTTATGGCATTTGCATTTGTTCGCAGGATGCAATACAACATCATAAAGGAGATGAAAGCAAATACCTATCCATGGGCCATAGACAAACATGCGAGAGTGAAGCTTGCACCTAAATCGGGGTTAGAACTCACAGACATCGATCTGATAAATTACTTGGCGATACGTCAATTTCACAGTGAAGATAGGATTAAGGCAGCACATGAAAAACGTCCTAGTGATCCTAATTACGCACTTGACTATTTTGATTACACATTCACATCGGATGACCTTTGGTCTATAATCAAAGAATCAACTCAGGCACGTGTTGCAGCAGGAAATGCTTATCTGCACATATTGAACGAGCTTCACTTACATTGAATAAAAAGACATTACAAATGAAAAAAAACTGTGTCATAGTTTTATTTGATCACACAGATTGCCAGTTTTTCACATGACTCTACTAGATCCAGGTAATTTGTACTAAATTGTATCTTGTCAATGCCCTTCCAGAAATCAGTAATGATCAGGCGCACAAACGATGTTATTTCAAGTGTCCGTTCTTCTACCATCCATATCGGTCCCTCTTCTGTATTTGTTTCTGTGAATTGGAGAGAATCAGCTGTGAACTGCACAGATACCATAGATGCACCACCGTACATTATCTTTATTTCGAGATCATTATGAAATTCATTGTAATTACCACCACTGATTGGTAATATGTCAAATGTAATTGTTATGACTTGGTCAGGTTCGGTACCATGTATGCTGATCGAAGCAGCATTTGAGTTGCTATTGTTCCCATCTTCGTTATGGACAACCTTGCATGTCCACATGTCGGGGTTTGTAATGCTTTTATCTCGGCGGTTTGGTGCAAATGACACATTTCGTATGATATCCTGTATTTGTTCCATATTGCATTGCTTTCATGAAAACACCTAAAGAAAAAACGTACAAGGTTGCATATATCATTCTGTATCGTCATTTTAATTTTCATTACCGAAACAGCAACATATCAGATAAAGTCATAACACATGTCTGTCACAAACAAGTTTAGTCTACCACTGTTGGTTATACTGTGGCTTGGTGTTTGCTTATTTCTAATTGGATATACATATGTATTATATGATAGATATACAGAAGAGTTCCATCATGCAAAGGAGACACTTGTTAACTCTAAACGATTTTACGACGGAGTGTGTCAAAACGCAACAAACCGCGAAATATACCACAGTGTAAGTAACTTTAACAGTAAGTTTGTCTCATGTATTACCAGGTGGACTCTGGAACAGATCAGAAGTGCCATGACATAGAACATGTCCTCAATAAAGACCCAAGACAAATTGCACTGTCAAAAACGCTTGCCAATGCACTTGGAATATGCATAGATCAGACATGTACATCTGTCATGTCAGATATCAAATTTCTTCTGGAGCTTGTTATCATCCTTGTTGTGCTGGTTCTTATTGCTGTAGCAATGTGTGGCTTCCAACTTACGCGATATTCAAAACAAAAGATTGCAGAAACAGAGTTACCAACAGGCAACAGCAAGAAAATAAACTAAAAATCAAAAACATGTTTTGTGACATGGACTTTTTATTCCAAATGTTTTTTTGTGTGTTATGGAGTTAGCCCAAAGCTGAAACGTATGTTAAACGAGATGAACCCAAGTTAGCTGATTTTGTGAACGAAGTGTTTCTTTAATGTACATGTCACCGACCTCATTTTGTTGTTTTTCCTTCAATTCAACGTATCATGTGTGCATTAGACATACTTGGCTTCAGCGGTATTAGCCTTGATATAATGGCTGTTATGGCAGGGTCAATGATACTATTTATCTCCTCGGTTGGTATAGCAAGACCAGAAGCATAGAAAGCACTGTAAAGTTGCTGCATCAGCTCTGTTATCATTGCCATTGACGATGTTGAGTCATCGTTTTGTGTCATGGTCCTATGTACATCTGCTTCAAAAGACTTGACAAGTTGGCTCTTTAGGCTGGCGAGTGGTGCGTGATTGGTACACTTAATCGGAGTACGATTGTGTGGTACGTTCTGTTGAAATTCTTGAAAGCTGGCTGCGTATGTGGGTTTCATTTACGGTTATTTACAGTTGCGGTGTTTGAGTTTTTTGTACAAAGGCCTGTCCAAGTTAGATGAATCGTTGCGGCAATTATGTTAACTAGAAAAAACAATTTTCTTCAATTGATCATGTATGTTATTTAAAAAACATATGGACTTGTGTTTTTTCTAGCTTACAAAGAGTGTGAACATGTTCCCGGTACATACTTATTTTATATGTTATGGTTTTTTGGAACCAATGACATGTATGGGGGGGGATTGCACAGCAGAGGAAATGTTTGTGTTAAATAACACAGTTTATGTCGGAAATGACAAATGTTTTATTACTCCCTTTTATGTCAGGCGTGCTGCCATGTTGTATGAGCTTCTATTTTTGATTTGAGAAGGATTGTATGAGATGGCGTGCTATCTCCGTTCGATTGGGAATTGAGGTTTTATTATGTTGTCAGTATGCAAATAATCACGCATGTCGGACTTAACATGAAACGTCGCACTAATCATGTCAATTTCACTGGAAATAAGAATAGATAAAAACAGAAAAACTTCCAGTAAATCAACGTAGAAAAGCAACGACAAGACAATGGATGCAACAATAGTTGATAACTGGCTTCTCACTGGACGAAGCCAGGAAGAAATCAAACATGCACATTCTTGTGTGAAAGTTAAAGTGATTATCGATGCGGTTGTGTTCATGTTTGATATTATTCAACTTGTGATGTTGTTAATTGGTTTCGCGATTGAACACAACTCATATATCTCACTTATCACGGCAGAGATTGGCCAGCTCATATTCATGTTTAGGATTGGACTGATATGGGCGTATTCGAATTACCTTATCGTAAACACCAAGGACTTTGTCAATGAAGTAAACTACTTCAAAAAGATGATTGATATGGACATAAACCTGGACAGAATCAACGTTAATTTCACAATCGTGTTCTTTACGTTTTGGACACTTAAATGGGACGCTATCTGGGCTTGGAAGTTCTTGGTGTTTATAAGCATAATCATATGCCTGTTTAATATCGCATCTGGTCTGGCTGTGTTTCTGGTAGCAAAGCCCATGTTGGATAAATTATCTCGCCAATAAAACATGTAGATACTGATACGGAGTTTAATTATAAATGATTACATCCAAGATACAAACCTTCCGAACTAAATAATAGCACATACTGACATAAAAACATTACATATTCATTTTGAAATTTGATACAATAAATTAAACGTGAAGCATGACTGACGTGATTGATTCATGTCAAAAACGCATTAGAAAGACAGGCGGTAGATTCGACCGCGGATGGAAATTAAATAGACTTGGCACTGCAGAGGAGCGTGCAAACGATGGTTTGTTTACTAGTCAACTTGAGAATGCAAGGTTCATGTACGCTAACGAAAGACGTCTTGAACGCAAACTTGATGAGTATGCAGACAACTTTCAGTTCTACACAACCATGTCCAAATTGCCAGTTGATCCAATTGATCAAAAATACTCAGCCTTGTGCTTAAGCGAAGGCTCATGTGACGACCTCAGTGCATATCAAGCGCGAATGGAATCAGTTGGTTTGCTGGCATCCCATTACTTCACCCGTGAAGTCGATGAAAGAACTGGAAAAGAGTATGTGAGACAACATATCTTACCAAGCCACTACTCGACCAAGCCTTACAATGGTACATACAAGGGAAATCCACGCGATTATACTTCATTTGGCCCAAGACCCGAATCCATGTATTTGTACTACAAGTACAAAGCTCCTCGTGAGTTGCATGCTACTCCATACTATGTTAGCAGAAGAGAACCTTACAGAAATGGTATACAAGCAGCGTACAATTGTAAATGAAAAATAAACGAATCGTCTCTGCAACCCCCATATAATTTAATATCTTATATATCATATGTTAAGGAATAACTGTCTACCCAAAAGTTGAGACCCGCATAAAAATGCAGTTGTCATGGTAATTTGGAAAATTCTTGTAAAGTTCGGTCAACGTTGTTAAGCTGACTTATCCGTTTAATATCCGTAGTCAACCTAGTTACGTTGACTGAAAAGTTTTTGAATTTTCCAAATTACCATGACAACTGCATTTTTATGCGGGTCTCAACTTTTGGTCAGTCACTTATTCCTTAACATATCATATATAAGATATCTATTTATATGGGGGTAACATAAACGCTGTTCAGTAAACCGTTTTGATAACTTGTACAAAACATCTATGGAAGCCTTTTATGAACTGATTAAAAATACATATATGGACAATACGCTATATGATTATGAGAGAAGAAACAGAATATACAATCTGTGCATTTTGCAGTTTGGATCACAGGGGAGAGATAACGAACCCAACATTACACGGATCAATTCGGATGGATCCATGAAACCAGAACCTACCGCAGAGACAGAGAGAAAAACTGAAACAAAGAAACAAGCTAAACGAAAGAAATGAAATTAAGGCACATTTTCATTTGTTAATGTACATCTACATTTTGATCTTTGAGCATCTCCAATGCTTTCTTTTGTTTGATTTGGCTTTTGTTCCACCAATCTTTAAAACTTATTTTCTTCTTTGCTCCTTTGATGTTTGGTTTGGTGTTATGAATTGCATTCCAAAAGTCGTTCTGTTGCTTCCTATCAATATTTAAATGAGTTGTTTGTTATATTGATTACTTGGTCTTCAAAACAATCTCTTCTGAAAGCGATACTGGTTCGTTAGTCGGTTCATGGAAATGAGCGTCATCATCTATGTCTTCCAAACCAAATCCATAGTTCAAGTTAAAGAGTCTTTTGTCACCTTCATCAAGCTGTTCTGGTAGTTTCGTTTCGGTGCGCGGTATAACTATTATGTTTTTCATCCTTTTTGTTTTCGTCCATGATACATTATCAGACATATTATATGATAATTTGTAATATGGTTCTCTTTGTTTTGTTTTTCTATGTACAACAAAACTCGTATTTGGGTTGCAGGTAAACATAAGTTTAAAAAAACAAAACAAATGAAATAAAACAAAAAGTCTGAAATGATTGACTTGACTTTTTTATTTGTTATCTCTGACCAGCGGCGGCATGTCATCGGTAACAATGCCAGAAGCATGAGATTGTAGTTTCCGTCTCGCGTATACACGTTTTCGTTCTCTTATTTCTTGTTCAGTGTCTTTATCCTCATCTTCACTGCTACTCTCTTCTTGTGCGGGGACAATCAGAGTTGGTCTTGGGTGTAATGCTTTGATTTTGATGTCGTTATTGTTAAACACAAACCCTTCCATAAGAGCGTCTTAGTTATTTTGATGTCTCCTTAACAATATGTGTTATTTGTGCTACATAACTAATTTTATAAAAGTATGTATCAGACTTTAGTTTCTTGTTTATCAGCACCATGTCAGAAACATCTTATAACGGGATTACAACTTTGGTAGTCAATGATAACCTAAGCTATCACACCTTCAAGGCCAAAACAGCTACTACAATCAACTTTCAAAGCTCAGCCGACACTTATTTTTTCAATAATGCAGATGCACATCCAACCTCGCACATGGAACTAAACACCACAAACATATATTTCATCGAGTGTACAAAACTGCTCGGAACAGTAACAGTCGGACCAGATGTTAGACATGTCATATTAGATGATGCATCATGGCATATAACAGATAGAATCACAACCAAATCACAATATACAGTTATTGCACGTTTCAAGTCGATACCACCTGCAATTTTGGACATGTTGCCGGGACCATTTGCGAAAAAAGACACCTAAAGCGAAATAAAAATATTAAAACAGGCTTGGTGGAGTGAACACTGAACAAATGATGAGAACCAAGAAAAAGAAAATAATATGCATCATTCTCTTGATTCTAATCGTTCGTGTTAACATTTTAACAAAATTCGGCGATGCTAAGAGAACACTGACTTTTGCTAATTTTATTTTATTTGCTATGACTTTAATCAAAGTTTTGGAATACAGGTGTAAAATCGTCCGTGTTCGTGGTTCGCAGCCTAGCAGATCCGTAACCCGTGCTGAAATTTATATTTACAAAGTCTGGTTGAACTTGGGTGTTGTATAGTGGTACAGTTGATGATCCAACATTCCCCATTTGCTGCTTTATTTGCATCTTTTGTTTGCTTTGCACACCTTCATATGTATTGAATATGAAATCAATTGGATCCCATGTGGTATTGATTGGACGTAAATAATGCCAGTACAAGCACACACATATGACGCTTCCGAGGAAAAACACAGATATGATGAGTTGGATGACACCAGCAGCTGTTGACAGCAACCAAAAGTAATAGGTAAGCGCTATAGAAACACCCAATGTGATGATTTCGCATACCATTCCGACAATCATCCATGACAGTTGTAGGCCGATGTAGAAGAAAACGTATCCAAACCCTGCAGTGAATGCAAGTAAAATGAATAGAAGAACCATAGCAGCCATGAATGTCGCATTTGTAATTGTTGTTGTTAGCGGGTCAGCCACATATGCAGCCCTCCAGGCATACCATGCTGCCAAACCAATAAAGAGCACTGACAGAGTTCTTAAAAGTCCATAAATCTCTGGTATCAACCAAGCAGGATGTTTGGCTTCAACGCGCTTGTACCACTGTTTCCAATGAAATGCCTGGGCAAAGATAACGAACGATATTGAGCAAAGTGAACTTGCGGTAAAGAATGCAACTAGTGCAGCCCATTCGATGGGTGTAGGATTTGGTGTGAATGTCATGTGATATCGACTTAGTATCCAAGTGAGTTTAATATGTCAAAGTTATCATTTAGGTAAGCGGTTATGTGGATAATATACAAAAAACATTTAATTATACATGTTTACTAGGTAAAAACCAGAACACAGTTTTGAAACAAAAAGTGTGTTACCTTTTTTTATTCAGATTTTCCGTCTTGCTTGTTTTCACTCATGTTTACAAGTAGCTCAGAGTGTTTTTTAAGCGCTTCCGATTCGGCACGTTGTTTTATGCGTATCATCTCTTTTGCATGATCTATAAGTGTTTCAGTTGACCATATTTCTGCTATACAGTAAGCGTAGGTAATCACTTTTCCGCCTGTGGGGAACTTTTCATGGTAATATTTGTTCCATTCTGCCTTTGAACCCTCATACACTCCGTAAAGCAAATCAGCCAGGTCCATGATGTCTTGGTCATAGTATGTTCTTTCGTCAGTAGGTTTCTTTTTTGAAGTGGAAACTTTTTCAGGGACTTTATCTTTCACAAGTTTACTGTAACAGTCAATGTATCCGTTAATACGGTCTAACACTCCACGTTCGTCAGCTGTGATTACATTATTCGGTATCAGGTAGTAGAAAACTGTTCCAGAGTAACCCACATCGGTTATTAGCGTGTATGTACATGAATCAATTGGAAGTGAAACATCTGCTGTTTCAGTTTTGTGATCGGCTCTTTTTGATTTTTTAACTTCCTCTGTATCAGGTTGTTGAGTTGATGGTCTACCTCGTTTTCTTGGCATTTTGTACACAATTTGTTTCACACTCAATAATTAAACAATCAAATTAGCTCGAATCAAAGTTTTCTAATCGTAACTTTAAAAATAAAAAAAACATGAAATGTATGTCAAATGCAGCTTTATGTTGTGCATTTTTATGTATACATTACTTTACTGTAATAACGTTTTCTAATGTCATATTTGCATATTGGATATGTGCCAATATCCTTCATACGCATTAATATCTGATATATGTCAGCAGGCGACGTTTGCATAGGGTTGACTTCAGGACCAAATATGCCAGCCGACACAAGTGCCCCAGCCATGAGTCTGCTGCATACCCAAGAGCTTCCTGATATTGATGTACAACATTGCCGGAACGGGTAAAAGTATATTCCTTTGCTATCAAAGGGTTTACCAAGCTGTTTTTTACAGTAATTGAATGCTGCATAATACTGTTCCCTGGGTACCCATATCACGATCCCTTCCCATTTGTCCTTATCCTTGTATCTAGCTTTGTTTGTCGTGTCTCTTCGCATGTATACAGGATGTGATGAATCAACACTCACTGTTGTTTCATGTCTTGTGAAATAAAACTCTGAATGGATGATATCAGAGCCAGTAAGCCAGGAAGCCAGATTGTTCATCGTATGATCCCGTGTTTTCTCATCTTGTTTCCTGAAGTAACACACAATGCCATACTTTGTTGTTACTGGTATCTCACATATTTCGCTTTGGTCGCTTCCCGTTACATCATCAGTTCCGGGTCCTTCATCTTGCACCTCTGTATGTAGGTTGTCGTCTTCATAGAGCATGTATTGCTCATCTTCATCGACCACATTCTCGTAATACATGATTTCTTTATACAACTAAACTCTGTTTTGGGATAGCTTAAAGTTCCTCAGCACAAAAATCAAATATAACACCAAAGATATAAAACAGACAGTCAAAACACACTACCGTATCCATTAGCTATGTGGTTTTATTTAGGTTTGTATGACACAGATTGATATACACAAAAACTGAGATTGTGTAAACATGTTAATCAATAGGACATAGCATTCACTTAAAAGCTTAAATTAGCACAAGTGCAAAACAAAGGTGACTTTATGTTACACTTACCGTAAGTTGTTCGTACTACACTAAATGGCATCCCAATCCGCTCAAGGATATGTATACGCATATGTACCGTATGCAAGACTGGTTACGGGACAGCATAGTCGTACGTTTATCAAGGGTTTTTATTGTGTTATAACTTGCACAGTGACAGAAGATATGGAGCATCAGATAAGCAGACTAAAGTATCTGATGTGTGTAGGAATATGTGTTGGTATCATACCAATTGTCTTGAGTGTTGCAACAATGATTATGATGGCCATCTATTTAACAGACCGTGAGAATGCCTCTAACAATTTGGAGCAGATGATAAATACAGCACTTGCAAATGCCCTTGCTGGCTACACAAACACACAACGGTCACTAGTAAGTGACAGTTATCTAGAAAATGTATATGGATTACCCAACACAACTGACACATGGAAAATTTGTAGTTGTATCGAAATGGCAAAAACAAAGTAAAACATTATCAAAAAAAAACAAACATGTATTTATTTTTTGTTTGTCTAGTCATCATCTTCGGTTGGTAAGTGATCATCATGAGTTTGTTCATATCGCTTCATCATGAATCTTGCATAGTTTGCATTAAATTCCGCTGCATCTCCATCACGATAACCACCGTTATGTACAGCTATGCCGTATGGTATGTTGTTGTTGTAGTAACTATTACGTTCTAATGCATTATCTATATTGTCATATGCGATTCAAATATGTAATATACCTTGTAAGTTTGAAGAGCTGCCAGTATATGCTCTAGTTTGTCCTCTTGCAGAAGTGTTTGATTGAACACTTAATCCTGTACTTTGTATATCTTTGTCCAAAACCATATTCATGAGTAGTGAAACATTCTCTGATGAGTATTTGACAAGACTCAGACCGGTATGCAATGCAGCTAATTCACTTGGTGTTATTTTCTTATACTTAATTCCTTCAACAAGAATTTTCCACTTATCAGCGAGGGCTTTAAATTGTGATACCATAGCGACAATGTAATCGAGTTCATCCATGTTATAACGTGTGTACAAAAACGTATTTTGGATAAAATGTAAACAAGAAATGAGAACTAAGAAAAACGCACAAACTCTAAACTGAAAAGATGTGACACCGGCATACAAATTTGTGACTCGCATAATCTAACATGTTTGAGATTTTTTGAAACTATTAACAAAGGGTTGGACATGCGATACAGTGGACTTGGTTATACAAATGACCCTTTTATTTGTGTTTTTGGTTTGAACTTTACAAAAATAAATGAAATTATGTGACATTGATTGTAGTATAAATTTTGTGCCGGCACATTTTAGTTTGTACAAGTTTTTTATTTTACTACATTACACATCAATGGATGCGACAAATGGTAAACGTTCGCTTGTTATACTTACGGGACCTTGTGCTGCTGGAAAGGATACTTTATTAAAACTCCTTAACGAAGAGTTTGCTAGCGGTGTCTCTCAAGCTATATCGCATACAACACGCCCTCCAAGAGCAAATGAAAAGAATGGTGTAAACTATCATTTTGTCACCGTTGAAGACTTTAAACAAGGAGTCGCTAATGGAGAGTTTATCGAACACGTTCAATACAATGGTAACTACTATGGAGTAACCTATCGCGCTGTTCAAAGTGTATTGGATGCTGGAAAGACTTGCACTCTGATTGTCAATATCGACGGATGTACCTCGATCAGGAAAAATGCCAAGTTCCCAGTTGTGTACTTTTTTGTACATACAAGCAAATTTGAAGACCTTGAAACAAGAATCAGAAAACGAAGCATGACAACAAAAGAGAATGAGGAAACAATCAAGTCCAAATTGGAGATTGCCAAAGAGGAACTATCTTACTTTGAATCTCACAAAAACGAATGGGACTATGCACTCGTAAATGATGATCTTGACAAATGTTATGCTGAACTAAAGGCACACCTATCCGTACGCTGTATCAAGCTGGATTAGTGGAATTGTTTTAATGCTGTTTAAACACATTGATAAACCCGTTGTTACACAGAACATGTAATGTTGTCTCAAATTTTCATAAGCACAAATTTTTGTGTCACTAAAACAAGTCAGATACATAGTCAAAACGGTGGTATCGGGTGTGCATCGGTGGAGCCTCCATAAACATCGAAAACAGAACTTGACCAAAAATTTGACCATTGATAGTTTGGGGGGGAGTTTGTTACTCTGTTACTTTGGTACTTCGTTACTTGTCGAAAACAGAACTTGACCATTGCTAGGGGGTAAAGACAAATATCACGTGGCTGTTCTGAGAACACCGTGGGAACAGGAATCGGAACATTACGGAGATTTTATGTTACAGATTGTGAAAATCTCATTTCCGCTTAGCTTCGGCTCTTGCTTCGTGTTCCGGTTCGGGCTATTCGAAAACAGAACTTGACTTGCATCACCCCAATTGCACCGACACGAAGTTTTGTTCCTCAAGTTTTATTACATTAAATGTTTTGCTATGACAGTGTAAACATGCTTATTTGTTTTCATTATCGTCATCATCATCAGATTCTTCTACCTCTGCTACTGGTTCTTCATCTTTACCCATATCGACGATATACTCATTAGGACATTCAGTGTTGTTCTCAGCCATTTCCTTAGCCAGTGTGAATAGTTGGTCAGGTGTTGAGAATGCTCTGAGCTTTATACCAGCAGCGTTTTTGTGTCCACCACCACCAAAGCGCATACAGAGTTCATTTACGTTAGGAGCATTAACATCTGCTGCTCTTGATCTAGTTTTGTATTCGTATATTTTGTTGAATGCATCGTATGACCATATCACAGCTACTTGTATCTTTTCTCTTTTGGCAAGTATAGCTTCACCTATTTCAGACTGCAAATTGCGTGCTTCGACGAATGCAGTCGGGTATCCAAAAAAGTTAAACTCGACAAAGTATCTAGAAGCAAATTCGATCGTGATCTTTGCATTATCCCAGATTGGTTTCCCTTTTAACTTGAACTCTGCAAGCGTATTGTTGTTGGTAAGGTAATCACTCCACAATTTGATATTGTTATCATTGTCATCAAGTTTGAGATATGTGTACACAGCCATGCTAACTTCTCGACTATCAGGTATGTCCCATATCCAAAGATCGCGGGCTCTAGTATGAAGGATCTGTTCAGGTATTGGGGTGTTGTGTCCGTAAAAGTATCGAAAAGCCATCGATGCTCCGCATTGTTTTGTTTCAAAGTAACAATTGTCTTCGCCGCTGAGCAAAAGTATCGCTTTTTCGTGGTGATCGAGAAGAACAAAGCTCTTTGCAGTTTTTCTCATGTGTCTAATTACTGATTTGCTGTACGAGAAATCAACCATGAGCACGTTACGTCCTGTAACATCGGGTATGTTTTCTTTCTTGTCTTTGTGTGTTGCACCGTAACGCCAAATATCCTCATCCTTTTTACCCAACTTGAGAAGGAACATATACGCGATCATGAACGCAACCCACCCATCAGGACACCATTTGTGGTAAATGATAAAATCAATGTCTTCGGGTTTTGGTTCAGCACAGTATTTTGCTCGTTTCGATTCCATGTTTTTAGTTCGATCCTAACGCAAAATAAGCCAACAAAAACAATGTTACAAAAGTAATTAAACAACTTTTAAACGCACCTGATGATATGCAAAGTCACAAATAAAACGAATCTCTATATTACAATATATAATATATTAACTCGTTACAAAAATAATGTCGTGGGGTTTAGACGATTCAGACGAAGAGATGGAGTCGGAAATGTACGCCGTAAACTTCTTGAAGATTGATAAAAAAACAAATAAAGTCCTTCAAGAGATGACATGGCCTGTCATGTCTTCAGACCTACCAAAAGTCAAAAGAGACCGATGGGTTGCGTTCCTCAGCAAACTAAATTTTCTAGCTCTAAAGCCAAAACGGTATTACCAATACCCAGGCAAGACTGACTCAAAGTACATATACAGAGTTAGTGACAAAACAAAATACGCAGAAACTGACTCTGTACCAGTAACTGATAAAGGTGAAGCAATACGTGACATGGTCAAATACGCTCTCATGGATCAGGCTGATACCGACGAGCGTTATGAACAAAACCGGCCAGAGCTCTCCAAAGGTGCTAAAGCAATATTAGAGATAGCACAGTCAGGAGCAAAACAAACAAAAGACATAAGAGACATAAAATAAATCATGACATTCCCCTTTGTTATGATGAACTTTATGTTTGTGGTAAATGGCCTCCATTCGACAGCACGAAAAAAACGGAGCCAATTGCACAGATCGCTGATGAATCAGACCGCAAAGTCTTATCTGCAATGTTAGTTATTGAAAAAACAAGTAAAAAAATATAAACATATGTCTGTCTTTATCCATAACAACATCGATTACAGCTCACTTAGCGGTTCTTTTTCTCTTGTTAAAGACGCAAACAATGTCAACACTTGGTTTTAGTAGATTACCGGCCGAAGTTAAAGTAACAAAATACGCTGCGTTAACCAGGAACATCAAGGGAATGGTTACAATGGAAATGGCAACACAACGTGATGAAATGAAGAAAGCGTGGAGACAGTTCGCTGCTGCATCCGGTTTTACTGGTATTAAAGAAGGTGCAACCAAAACAATATCAGTGTCGGAAGAAACTGAAGAAGCTGCGTACTATGAAATAACAGACGGAAGCCGAACACTCAAAGTTGATGATACTTACGGAGAATCACAAATCAAGTCACCAGGATATTGTGCTGTAAAGTTTGCCAAGTTCGCGCTGAACGAAATCCCACACTATGAAAGTTAACATTAAACATTTCATTTTAACACAAACTGTTTTTTTTGTTTTTCTTGCGTTGTTTCACAGTTGTGCAATAAAATATTAAGATTTATCACAGGTTATATTTGCCCAGATGTCAAGATGTCAAAAAAGCGTGCTATCAGATGAAGTTTTCGTTTTCCTTTACACTTGACAGTGATGGACCGCCAGAGCCGACTGGCCCAGCCGACGTAATGACGCTGACATGGATATGTTGCAGCGTTGTTCTTATGATCGCTGTGGTAATACTTGTAAAGGTTCGGGCGCGCAAATTCTTTCCTCTTCGTTCCATATCGGCACTGGAAATGTCTGTCATAGTGATCTGTGGTACCGTTGATCCTATAAGCACGTTCATAGCAAATGACCAATTCGAATCACTACGCGAACTAAGGCACGATAACTGCCCATTATGGAGCTATTGGCTAGAGTACCCGGCTGGCATTGCGCCATTGTTTGTTTTGATCATCAGCAGAATGATCAGACACGCATGCATGTTCCACTTCACGATATCGACATACACAAGACAAGTAAAGAAAGTTATGCACAACTGGACAGTATTTGGCATATTCCTATCCATACTGGCAATATGTGGATGGATAACAGTGTCAGGAGCATCACACTTTGATGAAGAACTGCAAACTTGTGTTACAGAATACAGGGAAAAGATCACATTGTTCGTTTGGATATTCCTTTGTTCCGCATCTGGGATGATACTCGTTACTGTGCTACAACGTGGGATAAGCAAAGTCTTTATCGATGAGTGGATGCAAACAAAAAAGTTAATGATCTTCATATCCTGTGTCTTCATTCTTGATCTTGTCATTAACGTGCTTGGTCTAACGAGATACTCAATTGGTAGATCATTGTTTACCATCACTCGCACAACACTGTACCCGTCTTGCCTGTTAGCACTCACTGTTGAGAATATAATTATGTCATTCAAAAGCGAGACACAACGCTCACAAGCTGAAATACGAGGATATTTGGCTCACAGTGCATCAATTTGGTCCATCGTTGAGTTATCCAAGTTCAAGAAACCAATGGCTACATTTCTGGATTATTGTGTGACAATGATCGAGGAACGCGTTCCATCAAGCAACGCTGGTATCGCATCTGCAAGGTTACTGTGTCCACAAAGGATGGTAGAATGCTACAAGATGATTGAAACATGGCGTGAATCGCGTGGTGCAGTTGAAAAAGGCGATTCCATCGCACAAGCAAAGATGATAATCAATCTGACAAATGAAATGGACATACCTGAATCAATAAGACAGAATTTGATCAATAGAGAGATAGAACTCCCCGAGGACATCTTTTCTGAACTGCATAACCAACTCTTGGAAGATTTTCAAGTATGGGGTGATGGATACTTGAAGACAATGAATAACAGTATGTTGTCGTCTCGCCTGGAAGAGGAAAATGAACTATTAGAGGTGTCAAATGGGATGTACTTACCAGCAAGGTCTGTGAATAAGCTAAAGTACACAGGTGGATTACGTTTTGACCAAACACTCGAACTTGAGGATAATGATTGGATTAATTAATACATTTATATATAATATAATTTCATTGCGTTTTTGTCCAAGTCCAACCTTAACGGATATTCACTTTGGAGTATCTAAATGTTTTACGTAGTGAGACCCCCCATATAAAAAGATATCTTATATATCATATGTTAAGGAATAACTGTCTACCCAAAAGTTGAGACCCGCATAAAAATGCGGTTACCATGGAAATTTGGAAAATTCTTAGACTTTTCTTCATGGTAACGTTGACCGAACTTTCTATGAATTTTCCAAATTTCCATGGTAACCGCATTTTTATGCGGGTCTCAACTTTTGGTCAGTCACTTGTTCCTTAACATATGATATATAAGATATCTTTTTATATGAGGGTTACGAGTTGGTGTTTAAACAACACTTAAATGGACTTTTGATATGCACAAACCTTACCCCCATATAACGACATAACTTATATACCATATGTTAAGGAACAAGTGACTTACCAAAAGTTGAGACCCGCATAAAAATGCAGTTGCTATGGTAATTTGGAAAATTCCTATAAATTTCAGGCAACGTTGTCAAGTTGACTTCCCGGTTAATATCCAAAGTCATATGGTAACGTTGACCGAAAAGTATTTGAAATTTCCAAATTACCATAGCAACTGCATTTTTATGCGGGTCTCAACTTTTGGGTAGACAGTTATTCCTTAACATATGATATATAAGATATCTTTTTATATGGGGGTAGTCGAGCGAGTACACTACGAATCAATGTACGATGTGATGATAATCCAAGTGATTCGTTTGTTTGTCCTTATAATTTATTGTGATATATTATTATTATTTAAATCATATGCAATAAGTGGCGCAGACTCCATGTATATCGTGTCCATGTCTTTTATGTTTGCGTCGTCAGTTATTGCTGTGACTATTGTATCTTCATAGTATGGTGATTCAGGTATTGCGATATCACGTGTGATTCTCCAATCAAGACCCTTCTTTGTCGCTAGTGATATCGCTCTTTTACACCTTGATGGCCAACCACGTCCCTTCTTACAAGCACGAACAATGGATTTGGTACTGTAATTTCTGTACGGTGGTACAACAATGTACATTAGGACTTTCCAGTGTCCTGCTGCTTTCTTTGTAGCGAGTGGGCCGCCGTGTATTTCTCCATTATGTTGCGCAATACGCCGATAAAGGTTTGTAGTACAACCAACGTGAGCGTGCAGTGTACGGAAGTTGCAGTTATTAGCTAGTATGTAAACGTAAAGCCAACGCGCACGAAGTTTCCATTTGTTGGACTCCTTCCATATCTTATCAAAGTCCCATCTGTAGAACATTGATTTAGCATCCTTGTCATTGAACAAGTTTCCGGAAACATAGTTTTCAAACTTCCTTTTGATGACAGATTGGCCTATTGGACTGTGTGGCATTGTGTAAACTGTTTTGTAATACCGATTTTGATGAATACTCAACAGATGAATATATACCGTTTCGTACAACAAAAAAGTTAAACACATATTGTATCAAGCAGATTTTATGTTACATTTGTTTCATTCAACGACAGTGACACGTTCATATTGCATACCAATATACTGTACATTTGTAGCGGGTGGGTAATATGTTAGTTGTGCCACTCCTTTACCATTGCTATCAGTATTCGTTATGCGTTTAGACACACTTGCAGGTAAAGCACCATAAGGTAAAGCTGGAATGCTTGGTAGAGTTGGCACTGTTAAAGAAGCATGGCTGATCTCATAAGTGTTTGTAATAGCTTGGGGCACAGAACTGGTTATTGACATGAGCAAATCCTGTTTCTTGGCGGTCAACAATGCCGTGCTGTTGCCTCGATGATTTGTGTACTTGAACACTTCATCAGATGGATCTATGGCTTCATAATCAACAGTGGATAACCGAAGGCATTCAGGTGAAACTGAATCGTTGCGTACTGCGCTAGTTAAGGCTTCTTCTATACTCTTTCGTATTTTGTCATATTGGCTCTTTCGCCGTGTGTTGTTCATTTCATGCTTCGTTCTCAGTTTTGGTATTTGACTGGTGTAGTTATTCATCTTCCGTCTCTTTTTCTGTCCGGGTGAGCCTTGCGGTGTGTCATTCTGCGTGTTTGCATAGAAAGCAGAACTGTCGATATCAGGTGACTTGGCCTTGAACAGCTCATCTTCCTCTATGATAATTGCTCTAAATCCAAGATCCGTTTCTGGTATCTCAAATCCAGACTCAAAAAGTGAGATGGCCGGATAAACAAAGTCCTTGAATGGGAACAGATTCGGTCTTGTGATACCCAAATTCGTTTTAGTCCGCACTATGTACCAAAGCTTGATACACTGCTGTGCATACAAAGTTGCCAAATTGCGTTTTTGTTGGTCGCTCAAAGTGAATACAACAACGTCATCTTTGTTGTTTTGATGGTTCTCATGAAGTGTGAATATATCGGTGAGAACAATAAGGCTCTTGTACTGGGTTTTCCTGTTGATATACCGGTTCAGTTGGTTTTCCATATCCTGTTGGATTGTCTGTGCTTTCTCAGTATCCTTTGCCTTTTGTGAATCAGAGAAAAGCTTCATGATCTTGTCAATGGCGATAATCATCAACTCTTCTTTCTTGTTTGATGCATCAATCTTCTTCTTTGCTGTACCAATGCCTCGTCCATCAAATGGATCTACTCCGCCATTAAGATTGAACACAGATTCTTTATCAATGTGTGTTCCAGCCTGGAATGAACGCTTTTTACTGAAGAATGGAGTGAACTGTTCTTCTTGTCCACATGCAGAGTTATCTCTATCAGAGGTGATTTGTTTTCCGTTAACAACCCATGAGTCTCTGATGAGTGGATCTGCTAAACAACGGCCTGTAAGCATGCATACTGAAATACCGTCATGGTTTCTTACTGATTCTTTACAGTACGGACCACAGTAATGTGGTTTACCAGTTGCACGACAAACGTAGAGATCATCGACAGGTGTGGGTGTTGTAATATGTAAGTTGTCATTGAATTCACGGTCTTTGCAATGCATACCAAGACACACATGAAACTCTGTATCATTTGCTACACTGTAAACATAGGCGTTTATCTTGATTATCTGACATGAGCCATTATCTTTCATTGTGTTCAGTTTCTCGCTTGTTGTTTTCTGCTTCTTGTTTGGTATAGTTCCTTTCATGATGCGAGTTGTTTCATTGGCGTCATCTCTGCTCGGATGTGAATCACTATCCAGACTGATTTCTTCACCGGTTCTACATACATGAAGATTGTGATCAACGGGTGCCCAGTCTCTGCAAATTGCTCGCCATTTCTCGACTGCCGTTGTCATCCATTGCAGCATGCGCGCTTCGTCAACTTTTGCTGAGGCCACAGCATAGAACTCGTGAAAGCCATCACGTCTGGTTCGTATCCACATCCCAGTTATGGGACATTTTGTGGTTTCTGATTGACCAATCTTATTGATGTCGGTGTTGTCTTCATGGTTTTTGAATATTTCATCACAATGGACCCCGCATATGTGATATTTCCCGGTACGTTTGCATACCCAAAGATGCTCAACATGAAACATGCATTCTGTATGATCTTCCGGTCTGCCACCAAGCACGCATGTGGATGCTGTCTGCATGGCTTCTTTAAGGCAAATATGAAGTGCATTTGTTGGTGTCTTGAAAACGTAAAACTGTACATTTGTGTTCATGCATCTGAATGAACATGTATGTCTCCTCTGTGGTACAGAAGTTCCGTTTGATATGTTCCGCTGTTTATCAACACTCTTTTTGGCATGTCTGTTCATCCAAAGATTGGTTGCTTCATCACAAAAGGTTCCGATTTGGTCCCGGTGAGAAAGTTTGTGTTGGTTCGCAGTTTTTAGTTCAGCCACAGTCATCGATTTAATAGTTATGGTAACGAAGGCCAGTAGATATCAGTTTTTGCACAGGCACATGCGAAAATGAAATGGATCACCTACCTAAATAAGAAACAACAACTTGACAGGTGTAATCCATCACACATGGTTTCCCTTGGTTACGCACGGGAACTCCTGTTTGCAAAATCCAACAAAACAAGTCTTAAAACTCTTAAAAAACTGTATTTGTGTTCAGATCTCGTGTGGTGCTACATGTTGTATGTTTGTGTGATGTGGGTCTCCAAGAAATGGACCGAGAACATAGTATCTAAACTTCATCCAGTTAATAAACTCTGGGCATTGAAGCTTTTCGTCATCTGTCGCAGGTATAGGATGCTTCAAAAGCGGGTCAACAATGGACTTGTTGTTTTTGCGTATTTCAGAGTAGTCATTGTAGTGAACTTCCATTGTGCACCAGTCCTTGATTATGGCCAGTTGATCCGGTGTCAGATTAGAGAATGGATTGCGTTTTTCATCATCCTTGGTCGGTTCTCGACTGCGCTGGCTTGCTGTGGCAAGCGCAACTGTTCGGTATTGTCTCTGAAGGAATGCAGTGCGCTCGTCCTTTTTCCATAACTTTTGCTTTTTGGAAGCCGGTTTAGCCCCTGCTTCTTTTTCTTGTTTGTCGTTGTCAGCTTCCATGTTTTCATCCTCTTCATCTTCTTGATCTTTCTTGGATCGCTTTTTGGATTTTGATTTCTTTGGTTCTTCGGTGTTTGGATCTTCTTTTGGTTTCTTTCTACTCACTTTACTGTTTGAAGCTTGACTTGGCAATGGTATAACAACACTTGGAGCTGGTGGTTGTACAGCTGGTGCGGCTGTTTGAGGCTTTTCCTTCTTGGGTTTACTTGGTTGTTGTTGTACTGTTTTTGGTGCAGGTTCAGGTGATTGTTGTTGCGGTTGAGGAGCAGCTGGTTGTTGTACAGCAGGGCTTGTCTGTTGAAACGTGTCACAAAAAAACAGATTTCAATATTACCTTTTGTTGTTTGACAGGCTTCTTTTTCTTTGCAGGGTCTTCGGTTGGAGGTGGTGCCGCTTTAGTTCGCTTACCATTTTTGTTAGTTTGTTCTTCACTATCAGAACCAGAACCGCTGCTTGAACCAGAACCAGACTCGGATTCTGATCCACTTTGTGAATCAGAGTCAGATTCATCATCGTCATCTTCTGATTCGCTCTCCTGTTGTTTCTTTGATTTTCCCTTGCCTTTATTCTTGCTCGACTTGGGCTTTTTCTCAGTTTTGTCTTTCTTGTCCTTCTTTGATTTCTTACCAGATTTGTTTTTATCACTATCTTTGTGAGCTGTGTCAGCGACATGCTGTTGCTGTACAGGCTGTGGTACGGGTGTTGGAACTTGAGGTTGTTGAGCAGTCTTAGTCTTCTTTTTGGTATCACCGTTAACTGGTTGTGTAACCGGTGCAGGTTGAGGTGCTGCTTGTTGTTGTTTAGCAGGTGCTGGTTGCTGAGGTTGTGCTTTAGCAGCATGTTTCCCACCATTAGCTTGTTGTGCTTGAGGTAATGGTTGTAATTGTGGTTGAGGTTGTTGTTTAACGGGTTGTGATGGCTGTTGCACAGGGGCGATTTTATGCTGTTGTTGTACTGGTGCTTGTTTGGGTTCCTGATGTTCAGGGGCTGGAGTGTGAGGGTCAGCTTGTTCAGTTGTCTGTTCTTCATTGTCATCGTCGTCCTCATCTGGATTTGATCTTGGACTTGCGTCGACATCTTGTGATTGTTGTTTACTGTCCTGTTCTTGCTCTTCACTTCCAGATTGTTGCTGTTCTTCATCTTCTTCGTCAACTGGCATGTTTAATAATGCTTGTATTGGATTTGATGCTACTGCTGCCGCTGCCATATTTGTTTAATGTCTGATATGTATATATGAAATATATGATACAATTACAAAAACCGTTACTAACAGGTTTTTATGTCGCACAAATAAAAAAAGAGAAGATGACACTTGTTTATGTTGTACAAAAGTGATTTAATGCTTCAAGCACCATGCTCGTTATGTCGCTTTTTTTTAGAAGAAGGACCGGCTGTATCAGGAACCCCTGGTTGGCTAATCTGGACTTTTGCATGGTCACCGTCTCTTGGTGTCACAGCAACATCGACTTCCATAGCATGTTTATTGGATGTCTCCATACGTTTGTTGTAGTCATGCGGCGGCAGCGCAGGAACTATGCGACCATCAGCAGTCAGTTTCCTGTTTTTATCCCCTTTGAGTTTTGTGATTGATGCCTTTGGAGTAAGATTTGCGAGTACACTTTTAGATGGCTTGACAAATTTGCTTGCACCAACCCAAAGCGCATAGCACCACATGTCTTCTTTCAGGCATGCATCCAAATCCATGTTGATGATCTCGGCAGTCATTTCAGGCTTTACAAACAGGAACACATTCTCAACGCATAGCTTGCCGTTAGCAGACATTGTGTTGATATCACCACCAGGCATAGGCAGACCAGGATAATAGAGTTTCCATGTCGTTTTCACTGTTTGCTTCGATGTCACCTTTTCACCCTTATCATTAACAGTTTCCACATCCTCCAAACTCTCAATGACATGCATTTGCCCAATCAGGTCTTTTGCACCTGGATGTCCTAATAGTTTGGGATCAAAGAATATGTGATCGGTTATGTTCTTGTTCTTTTTCACATTGCCTGACGTGGTTGGCATAGCATTTGATGCTGATGTTGTCGTAGTGTTTACAGGTGCACTTGCTAATTTGCTGAACGGCTGCATTGGATTTATGTTTGTTATGTTGTTAAAGTTTGTTGTTACTGGCGTATCTGTATAATGTATATATTAATATTAACTATATTTATAATTTTGTAGTACCTTGCGTAGTAGTTTGCGTAACTTTGTCATGAACGATACGTCTGTGGTTATCATATTCGGATTGGAGACCTTCGATGATGGACAATTGTTTATCCATGTCTTTGATGTTGGCATCAATATCATTTTTCTTTGGTTCAGGTTCTATGAGTTCTTTTTGGTTCTTGGACAATATTTGATTACTCTCATTATTTCGATATATATGAAATTGGAGATCAGTAAGTTTTTTTGTTATGCTATCGGACATTTTTGTTGTACCGCGTCCGTTACGCTTAGTGTGAGACATTGTCGTAAAAGAAATAAAAAAGCAAACGAAACAAATAGTGAACTTGGTTATGTTTTTGCACACACATAGTATGCCATGTGGGTTCCTGTCAACATATGTCTAAATTTGACACATAGCAACGCATGATGCAGCTTCAAGTTTCAGTATGCATGTTGGTATAGCAAATGGACACTTGTGCTGTTCATAGCAGATCTAAGATCCACACACTAAAATCACACCAAAGCACACTTTTTTTGTATTTAACATGTGTGGGTGTCGGATGACGAGTTTCGACAGATTGAAATTTTCTCAGTTCCTCTCGAAGGGTTTTTGAAAACTATTAGGTTTTTGTTACATTTACTTATCTTGCAAATGAGTGATAAATCTTACACGATGTCTTTACAGCAACAAATAAAAAGGAACATGAGTGTCGGTAAGTTGGTGTACTTGGTACATTATCTAACTCACAAAGCTCGTGTATATCAGCAACGCCTTTATGTAATTGAGGATCCACTAGACCAAACACCATCAACAGTGCATGCTTATCCGGAATATTACGTCTGGAAGCCAAACACAAAATCACCAATTCTTACCAAGCTGTATGATGATCTGACGGAAAGTCTCAATGATGAGATGTATAAACTACTGGAAATGATAAAGAACTACTTGATACCACAGTGTTCGGAAGAAGATGACTACGGACCCAACGTTCCCATGCCAAGTGATGAACAACGAAAAGAGGCTGAGGAACATCTTAAAGGATTGTATGGGAACATGACTAACAAAGACGATTTTGGTGATTGGGCATTCTTATCGTATGCAGATAGGCATTTGCTACAGGATACTGCATACGTTACAACATTTGTCACAAGACCAGCCGATGATGATGACTGACATATTTTATTGTGCTGCAAATAAACACTATAGTAACTGAAATACGAACCTTTGTGTTTTTTGAAAATTAGAAATGACGGTTCAAACGCCATGCCATTATCGATCTATTAAATATCCCCGCAACTTGTACCTGCAGTGCGAACTATCGTACAAATCTTCAAAACGTGTCATAATCTGCCGCGTGTGAGATATTTTTATGCAGAAAAGATTATACGTCACATTGTGTCAACATAATATTTTTTACGTACGCAGCGTGATATTTTGTACAAGTTTTTTTAATTCATCTCTTGGATTGTGACCTGTTTAGAAAAAGGGTAATTATTAAAGGTAACATTTGTATATTAATTTTGCAGACGATCGAGTTTTCTAGCCGAACCTTGATAATTGAATAAAAATCAAGGTCGCTCTAAGTGAAAAACATATTTACGACACGAAATACACAAAGTACGTAATTTTGTTTCGTTGTGCGTATCAGGACTTATGTTATTTTGTAGATGACACACGTAAACAAGTGGTTTATATCAAGTTATACTTGCACTATTCCTGCACAAATAACCAACATAAGAGAAGTTATGTGTTTTTTGTTCAACAAAGACGGAACTAAGCCCAATGTTAGTCCAATGTACAACCAAGTTAGCACTACACTTTCGAGTTTTGCAAACAGCGATCATAGCCACCAGTATGACACGGCATTCTGTCATTACCTTGCGATGATAGAACAGTGTGCAAGTAAAGCGCAAGAAATAATGAATCCAAAACGCAAGAAGAAGAAAGGAAAGGGAGATAAAGGAAAAAAAAGACAACCAGGTCTTCAGGATGGACGAAGCGATAGAAATGCAGATGATGCAGTTGATGGAGAAGCAGCTGAATCAAACCAAGCAGACGATGACAACGAAACTGGAGCGCATATGGATCCAAGTGATGACGGGGAAGAAGTGAGTGACGAGATTGATCCTGATATGATGGACGAACAAACACTAGTTGATGCATTCTTTGAGACTATCCCAAAGCGTGTTTCGGCTGATGCAGCGGACAAGATACAATCGGATCCTCTTGAAGTCACTGATTATAAACTTTGGTTCGTAATTTACAACAACAAAGACACAAACAACCAAATACGCGCCAATGACGAAGGAGAGTATTTGAATACCCGTGCTATTGGGTTTGCTAAAACACAGGCTGAACGCACCAAAAAGGGATTGAAGACAGCACAAGCCAAACCATACGAGAAATGGCTGGAAGCTACAAAGAAGTCTGAAATTGCAATGATCGGCGATAACTACCTTGGGAAGCCATACATTAGTGATCAACTCAGATCCGTTGAAAGTCTACCTTTGAGCTCACGCAATAATCCCGCCTGCATAACAAATATGTATGCCCCGTTTTGGAGTTTTGAAGGGATGTCTCCCAACGCGGTGAAGCAATGCAAGAACATCAATACATATCTCAAGAAGGAACCAGATGGGACGATTTCACTAACATTCCCACTGCGCAAATGGGTATACAGGATACCACTATCTGATATGACTGCATCTTCACTCTACACAAAAATCATGCCGGACTATCAACAGAAAACGGTTAACAACTTTGAGAAACTTCTTCCAGCCATATTAGCTGATGCAGAGTTGCATGAGCGTGAAATAAAGGAAACTGAGATAGATGACCTGACAGTTGCCCGTGATGGGGTTGACGATAGAAAAACAACCAAGGGAAACATCAACAACAATTCAAAAACGGCGGACAACAAAAAGAATGACCCTGCTATGGATATCAGCGAAGAACAGGATCAAGAAGAGCGAGGCTTGCAAGGTGCCGCAGAAGCATTTGGTGTAATAGGATACAATCCATCAGCTGTGAAAAACCGTAGGGTTGCCACACTTGAAACAATCTACAGTAATCAAGCATCTCTTTTGAGCAAATTGATGACCATACCCGGTGTCCATGCGATATACGGCAGTGCATACACACCTATATCTCTAGCTGGAAAACGCAATATTGATCGTATCAGACAAGATATGAGCGGAAAAGCAACAAGCGACGGGCGTGGGAAAATATCGCCATGGGAAAAGGCATACGGCATTACAAACACAACCTTGGTTGCGCGTAAGTTTTACATCTACAATCAAGACATGGTATTTCGCGAATATGAAACCAATTGCAGGTCACCAAAGTCAGGTATTCATTTGTTAATGTGAGTCTAATACATGTTTAGCGTTGTCACCGTCTGGAAAGAAAATCATGGAATACATACAAACAACAAACTTATACAAGCATAGCGTCGTTCATACCAAGTTTGATCGGAGATTTACAACCTTCGTCAACAACGAGCTTAAGGTATGACATAATGAAATATTTATTGATTCATATATGTAATAGTTATATGATCAATGGGATCATGTATATCTGGTTAGCCATGCACACAAGTTTATGAGCCTTGCTTTCAAATATTCATTCGATGCATACTGTGTTGATTTTACACGTCCTCACCAAAACATGGCCACGCGTAGTGACAAGGGTGGTGACTCCAAATCTTATGTTTGGGGTGTGCTATCAAACCACATTCGTATCAACGGAACAACAGAAACTGTTACATATGCAACTGTCAAGTCTGGTGCAACCGATGATGTTGAAATGAATGATCAAATCATCATTTTCGATGAAATTGGTAAGTTTTACTATGTGTGATATTACTGACGCTTAACCAGAACGAGCAATTTTCGATAAAGACTCAAACAAAGGAGACGACAAGGAAAGATCATTCAAACTTGTGCTTTCAAACAACAAAGTGTGTGCTAAGCTCCTTCACATTGACGAAGATGGTAGAAGATCTACTAAAATCACATACAGTGAGTGCATCACTGTCTTCTTTGGCTCTACGAATTCCGACTTTAGCTGCATGAGCACTGCTATGAGAAGACGTTGGCACTTGGGGCATTTTGATGAGCGATTCGGCGTCAACAGAGCCATTATAGAGCTGGAACTTATGAGTCTTATACTCAACGATTCTGAAAAATCATTCAGAACCAAGCTCAACAGAGAACATCATTTACTACAAGCATTGGTTTTTGAAGTAGAGAAACTCATCCACTGCAGAGGTCTAACTAACGTTTCAATGCACGTGGCAATGGTGATCATACTATACCTTTCCAACGAAATGCACGTGAACAATATGCCAGAGCCTAACCCCAGTATGTTCACGCGCGTACTCATTCTAGCCCGGATCAATTGCATTTTGGATGCAATTGATAACACATTTTTCACAAAAGGAGCCAAGTTCGCAGGGAAGCCGATTGAAGTTTGGATGCTCAAACACCTTGATAGAAAGCTCTATTGTACAGCCCAGCACGTTGTTTCTGCACTTGGTGAAACCATAGAGCTGATGATAGATCCGTCAGAGTTGATAGTTAGGCGATGCTTAAAGTACATGCATCAGAACGGAGATAACGGTTCAAGACCATATCGACAACTTCGCCAATTCGTTGATGGTCCAGATAACGCAGCACAGCGCATAATTGACACGGGAACAGACAATAGTAATGATTACATTGCGGCTGTTATTAACAATGCTCCAGCCATTTCTGCAAGTACAAACTTTGGTGTAAAAGGTAACAACAAACACGCTGTGAGGACACCACCGGTCTGCAAACCTGATTACAACTACATTGCATTTCCAAAGAAGATGGACAAATGCAGCTTGAAAGTGTTGGCTACAAGAATATCCAGCGTTGCCGACAACTTGGATCCCAGACCTCCATACAGGCCTTCATCAGATGTTGTGCATGATATTTTAATTGCATGGAAACAACGCAAGATAGATTCTTACAACTGGGCAGAAACAACACCCGGATTCCCACCCGAAGAGATCATAGACGAAAGAGTTAAACCTGGTTCACATCACCTGATTATCGACAATGAGCAACGCTACCACGTTCACACTAAGTTCATTATGAGTTGTGACGATTCACACACGCCAAAGGACTTTATACAAAATGTTATCGTCGACCTCTTCAGTCGTAAACATCAGCTGCCACAGTCTTTCTGTTTCACACCCAACGAGTGTGACCCGCACATTCGTGACATGATCCATGTGCCTGGTGAGATAAACAACAAGATGATCACAATACCATCCGTTGTTCGGGTAACAAGCATCGAACGAAGTATGCTTAGCGGAGTCGGAGACTATGGGGACATCAACAGAACATACAAGAACTATTTTGTAGACTATGATCTTGATACATGGGGACTCATGCGCCGTAATGAAACTCTTTACATCAACACTCAAAGGGTTGACCCTGACATACTCAAACAGAACCCTCTTATGGAGATTGGAAAACCAGCATTCAAGGAAATATTGGAACAAATGAAAAACCAAACCAAGGAACCGAAAAAACCAGCCAAACCAAACACTCATTCTGATGATGAAGAGGATATGCAGAACGGCCTACAGGACAACCGTTACACTAATCAAACAAACACATCTCCATCTATGGACATTGACTCATACGAGAGAGAACAAGTAAATGCAGACGCTTCTGATGATGAACAGAACAACGTACGAGAAGCTGCAAGCGAAACAGAGCAAAACTCAGTTGATGACACGACAAACAAACACGTATAACTGATAAGAAAGTTCGTATTTTAATGTGTCATTTAGGTGAGCGAGCCTCAACAAGCGACACTGACCAGTGATTCATCAGTTTCTGAGCTTGTGAAAAAGGGTCTAACTGAGGATGTCATTGACAATATCTTTGGTGATTCCGATGATGAGAAGCCAAACGAAGAACATAGACGAACTCCATCTCCTAAAACATCGGAACCTGCTATGAATTCACTGTGCGCATCAGTTATGGCTTGTAAAATAACTGCCAAGCCTAAAGAAAAAGGGGGTTATGAAGAAAGCGATGAAGACAACGATGGAATCGACGACCTGGATAGAGAAGATTTCGAAACAGAGAAACATGCAAGAGTGGACGAATACGAAGACCACGAAAATGACGGCCTTCATGAAGGCCAAGAAGAGAATTTTATGGCCTCTGATGATTACAGTGACTATGGTATTTACAAGGTTCCTGCCACACCCAGGCTGCCACCCGGTGTAAAAAATCCAGGCTATGACACTGACCACGGCTCGGCAGATCCTAATGTTTATGATGCGCAAAAAGATGGTGGATATTTCCTTGGTGAACCGATAAACAAAATATTTGTCGACGACATACAAAGCATAGCAAAGCTCAGTTTTGACAGCATCAAATCTCTGTATCAATGGCTTGACATGTATGACGAAAAAACAGTTGAAGCAGACCTTGACTTTGATCCAAATGACTATTTGATAACGAAGCCAGACGAATATTTGAAATCACACCCAGGTTCTGATGAGACAATGTACCATTGGGAGTTGTTGTATATGGAAGAGTTTGTTTCACTAGCTGCCGAGCTTATCGAAAAACCCAAGGACGAAGATACATGGATAGACGACATCTTGAATGACAAAGGAATGGGTATGAACATCGTATTTCTTTATGTTAACTTCGCGATAGATCCGGTTACAAAATACGATGAAGTGATGGATTTGATCAGTGATGATGATTACCAAACTATTGTAAGTCAAATGAGCTGGTCAATACCCGGTCATGGGTCTCCAGGATATGAGGAAGCCGAGGAAAACAACAAGAGAATGTACAAGTTGATCTGTGTTCATCCGCTTATCATGGATCACCTGGAAAACTACAAGTTCTACAGAGACCCTGATGCAAAGCTTCCAAACGGTGTCAAGATACTTCATGAGTACCCAGGCGATATGCTACGCAATACAGAAGAAACCCGTGCCCAGCGGTGGCAGGCAGCTCAGGGTATAATCGAGTCTGCAAACGAAGTGGACAATAGTAAATACATAACAAAAATCGAGGCACTTTTACGGGGCAGTGGTGCGAAAGTCGATAGTGTATTGCATACTTATTCTCTCACTGAGAACGGGGTTACAAGAATCAATGCAAAGGAATGTACAGTTGTAGAGGCATCGCTACAGAGAATACTCAAAGGCACAATATCCAATAGAACTGAACTCGTCAAACCCGGACTAAAAAGAAAAACTGACGAACCAGTTATACCTAAACTGGACATCCAACCAACCAAGAACAAGCACCACAACAATAACAACAAACACAAAAAGAAGGGTGTTTTCCAAGACTCAAGTTCCTCACCTGACGATACAAACTCGGAACAAAGTGATGTTGGCCAAGTCAGTGGAGGTTATCTAACAGAACAAAGGCATATCGACGATAGGGTATACAGACCAGAACAGCGTAATACACGACCGCCAATAGCCAACTCGCTCAGCATGGCAAGTCTTGATGAATCAACAAATCAGGATGCAGACCAATACTATGAGTTCAATGCTGATGTCATGTCAGCCGATGAAACACCCAAAAACGAACGTAAACGACTAAAGAAACAAAGTGAAAATGAAGACAAGAAGCAAAAGAAAGAGAAGAAACACAAAAAGAAGAAAGACGAAGATACCATCATTGTAGACAGCAGTGATGAGCAGCAAGAATATGCCCAACAAGAGGACGTTTCAGATGACGATCAAGTTACCAACCCATACCTTGATAACATTGCCGGTGTTGATAAAGATGCTGACGATGATGAAGAAAATGAGAACGAATATGACTCTGATGACCCTTTTATTGACAACTCAGAGGTAAACGACATATACGCGATAGATGAAGAAGATCAACCCAAACCCAGCAAAAGCAAAACCAAAGGAAAGAGTAAAGGGAAAAAATGAATGTTGATCAAACATGTAATATAGATTGACAAAAAACACTGTGTTAAATATTTTTCGATTTTGGTTAGTTCTGACTTATGTCGATATCTGAATATATTGCATGTAATATATTATGAATTTCTCCAAGTCCAAAAGTGTGTAAACCAACCAAAGTATTACATTCGAACAACTGATAATAATGCAGTGAAACGACCCCCATATAAAACTATATCATATATATCATATGTTAAGGAATAAGTGACTGACCAAAAGTTGAGACCCGCATAAAAATGCAATCGTCATGGTA